TCGAATAACGATATCATAGCAGATCGACGTATACCTCCTGATAGAACTGCATCTGCTATAAAACAACAAATATCATGTACTTCCAGAGAAGTTAAATTTTCACCGTTTTCTTTACGATCAAAAATCTTTTGGATATTATGTAAACAATCTTTAAGTGGTTCTGGACCAGGAGCTTTTCCACCGGCAGTAATTAACATTGCTCCTTTGACCCGAATATCATTAAAATCGAATAAAGGCATAGGATTTCCGGACAAATAAGCCTTGACCAGAACTTTAACGGCATCTGCCCAACCTTCAATGCTATCTCCAATTAAATAGCGTCGAGTTTTGGTTGGCTTCGTTATCGAAGGTAATTTTTCTATGTGGTGATTTTGAACAGAATACCCAACACCAGTTCCAGATAATAAAAGAAACATAATCTCGCTAAATGCAGCGTAATGATCCACTGGAAGAAAACAACAATTATAAAGTCTAGTATTATTTAATTCTATGGGTTTACCCGCAAATTGAATGGAACGCATTGAAGGAAGTATTTTCTTATCATATACGAATTGGTACGCTTCAGAAATTTCTTCAGATAAATGAGGAAATTTTGTAATATGCATTAGCTTATTACGATCAATAAGTTCTTTCCAATTTTCTCGTCTTTGTATATGCGGTAAAAACTTAGCATATTTCATATATACTGTTATATCAGAAAGAATTGATTGAGAGATTTCCATAGATATTGCCTTATAATTGAGTAGGGGAGAGATTATTTAGTAAGCTTAAAATAGTTTCAAACCGGTCTTTATATTTTATTTGACGGTATAAATTATGTTTTTTGAGAATAGTTTTTGTTCGAAAAATTCCATGAATTAAGTATGACAAATTTTGTTTTTGGTATGTTTGAAACGATACCATAATCATAGTTAAGTAGTTTGTCACCGTCAATTTCTAAGATCAATTTTTGATCAGAAATATCATAATCCCGCATCATTTTCACAATCAACCGCGCAGTCTCCCAACCGCTTAATCGTAAAGTGAAATCCATGCCAACAGCGATTGAATTTCGACACCATTTATTAGCGTTCATCATTTCCCATGGCGATGGATATAAATCCAATCTTTCTGGATCATAAGCAATATTAAGCAAAGGAGCCTGAGCCCAATACTTAGCTACAGCATTTAACTGATCAATTTCAACTAAATCTTTGAGAGAATCCCGCAATTTTTTCCATTCAGATAAACGCGGTTTAGGAGGAAGTAAAAAAGGATTCATGTTTGTATTTATCTCCTATTTCTGAAGAAACTAGAGAAAAAATATCCAAATCTTCTATTGGAAGAATTTCTACCAGAAAAGGCAAGACATATGAGGAATTCTATGGAGTTGACAAGGCGAAAGATTTAAGGTCAAAATTAAAAAATAGAAAGCAACCAACGAAAGGTAAAACATATGAAGAAATTTACGGAGTAGAGAAGGCGCGCGAACTTTTAGAAAAAGAAGATTAGCTAAACTTGCTTATTGGAAAGAAAAATTTCTAAGCGAGTAAGAAATTGAAATTTATGATGTTTAAACTCTTTACCCTCAATTACAAAAGTTTTATAGTTTAAAGCTCTATCAACCATAAAAATTACACCAGTTTCAATATTAGTATTATATAAATAATCATGAAAAATAGAATAAGCTGCTATCTGGGTGTAGTAATCCTGTATTTGTTCTCTGGTTTTCATTTTTCTTGTAGATTTATAATCAAAAATAGCACCATTTCCACGATATTTTCCTACCATATCACAAGTTCCAGCCGCAAGACCACTATAATATAATGGAATCTCAAATCCCCATACCTCACTTACATCCTTCAACCCTTTTTCTATAATTACGTCAGCCATCCTCGATGCCATCTGACGAATAAGATTATTTCCTTTGGGTCGTTCTATCTCTTGTATATGACACTCTAAATGAGTGTGCATCAACGTTCCAAGGGCAGCGGCTTCGTCTCTGATAGCATCAGCTTTCTTTAAACCTACCCTATCTTGCCACTCTTTGAGGAATTTTTTATCGGCTGTTGCACTCAAAATCGTCGTGACCGAAGGTAACGGTTCCTTCGATACAGGATCAATATAAAATCTTGTTCCATCTTCATGAGTAGTTCTATCCAATGAAATATATTCGTATAAATTTTTAATTAACACTTGATATTATAACCTTAATATGATCAGCCAACATACCAAAAACTGGCGTGATTTTCTATTTCTTTCTCGGAGCACTAAATGGACTTCTATATTTTGAATGGTCATGAGCCTGTTAAAATAACGAGAGCCAATGGTTAAAATCTTACCAAGATTATAGGCAGGTAAATCTGACAATTTTTTATTTATTCGATTTTGCAAATGTAGTTACTGTGTCTACGGTTTTTCTTGGTATGGATCATGGTTTTAGAGTTGGTAAACCAATATTATTTGAAACCATGACTTTTGGTTTAGATATTGAAATATGTGAGCGATATACTACTTGGGAAGAAGCCGAACAAGGGCATGCCGAAATTGTCTCGCGTTTATTCAGATGGTGCAAATAACAAACCGTTTGTCTACATAGGCGGCTTGTTTTTATTACTTAAATCTTTTGATGCTTGTTTTTTAGCCATATCTTCTACATGCTCTTCTTCTTGTTCTTCGTCATCTTTGCCTAAACTTCTATCAGGAGATTGTTCATTCGTTAGATAAACTCTATCGCCCTCAATTTTATCGATGATTTTAATTTGATCGGGATCAAGTAAATTCATTATAAAACTTCGGTCGATAGAGATACCCATATTGAACTGATTCATCTTGTCAATTATTTGTTGAATAGTCACAAATGGGACATGCGCCGCCACCATAGGTGTCAGGATATCCATGAGATTCTGCTTGATGTCGTTTTCAACATCAAGAGAACCATCGTCAAATAATTCTTTAAGCAACATTTTTACGCTTATTCAGTTTCGTTGTTATAGTAGTTGTCTTTCATATATAGGTCATGTCCACTCAAACATTTTTTACATGTTATATCGTTTATTTCGGTGGATGCCGTGCCATCATCCTGCGAAGCTTTTGCTCCGCATTCTGTTCTGCATGTTCCGCCTCTTGCTACATCTAAATGAACGAGTCTGTTAGATTCAGATACTTTTTTCTTGGCATCAGCCATAGCACTAAATCCCTTAGCTCTACGAGCATCAGCACTTTTTTCCTTTGAAGCCAAACGTTGCTTAATAGGATCAGTCAAAGCTTCATCAGTTTCTTCGCGACGACGATTCTTTTCTTCTCTTCCTTTAGCTTGGAAATAACCTTTTTTCTTTTGTGTGTTTCCACGATTAGCATCATCTTTCCAAGTTTTACCTTCGGCTATTTCTCCGTCAATTATATCTAATATTTCATCAACTACGCCCGGTTGAGTCAGTTCTCGTGATCTTTCAAGAGCAGCTTTGAGTGTTTTTATAGGAATATAATTCAATGAATTTATATCAACATTTGGTACACGAGCATGTCTACAAACTTTTACTAAAAATTCTTTTTGTTCACGATTTAATTCATTAACACTTTCATCTAAAATATCGCGATCCTTTGATTTTTTCTTTTCTTTGCGATCCTTTTCCCAAGGTTTTTTGGTATAACCATTCCCACGTTTCTCATTGTCCTTCCAAGTATTACCTTCAGAAAGAGAAGACTTGCGAGTTTTCAATTCAGCTACTTTTGCAGCACAAGCTTTCTTTGAACCTCTAATATAGCAATACTTAGAATTGTTTCCAATTACGCAAAAAACACCTTCTTCATCATCACAAGGCTTTATAGTAAAACTTGTGTCTTTGCTGATAGCATTATTTTCTTTGAACTCGCGAATAATTCCAACAACATCAGAATAATCAATAGCAAAGGCGCGTGCTACGGCTTTAGCCGATTCAACTACTTTCTTGCTTTCTTTTAGAGTTCTACGGAAAGTTTCAAAAATTAAACGATCTGGATTTCTTGATTCTTTCAAAGCTTTTATGTTGGCCATTTGAACGCTTTCTTTCCGAGCACGTCCAGCCGAAGTCGAATCTGCCGCAGGAGAATCAAATGCTGCATCTAAATCCGCAGCCATGTCATTTCCGGTATCCATGTCATTTGGCTGATCGCCCATTCCCATATCACTCATTCCCATGCTGTCATCGTCCATATCTCCATCACCCATATCCGGTAAATCTTCTTCTGGTTCCATACCCATGCTGAGATCATCGGTTGGTTCACCATTGACAGAACTTTCCAAACGACCAACTTCAGTAGTAATCGCTTGCTTAGCTTCTTGAACTACGTCCATAGTCGCACGAATTTTTGCGGTCGCTACTTCATTGAAACGATCAGTAATTTGTGGGCCAAAAGTCAAACGCATGCTGTCAAGCATTGGCATAATATCATCGGCTTCAACTTTAGAAAGGCTTTCTGCCATCTTCTGAAGTTTGTCTAAGATACCTTTAGCCGCAATGACAACTTGAGCTTTTTCAAGTTCATTTTCTACAAGAATAGCCAAACCAGAAACAGCTTTGTTTTCTTTAACAACTTTTTTAGCTAATTTTTTTATGACGGTGCATTTGCCTTTGCCAGTTTTATCAACATCTTCCACTGTTACTTCAAAGACATTGCAATCTGGTGATTTGCAAGCGTTATGAGCTTCTTTAGCAGTATCATATGGACGCAAATTGAATACTTTGCCAATTTTTTCGTCTGGTTTCTTTGAAGTGATAGTGACATATTTCTTCATTTTTATTTTTCCTTTTTTGTTCTGCGAGATAATCTTTTTGGAGCAATCTCTCGCAGAAATAGACGCACCGTCTCTGATATTAGAACTGCCTTGCAGTAGTTCGGATTTTTAATTGCGTTGGCCTCACCCTGAGTGTTCAGCATTAGTTCGCGTTTGGCGACATAATGCTCAAGCACAGAACGAAGATGATCGTTGTCAGCCCTCAAATTAAGGGTAAGCCCATATTGACGAGATAGTCTCTCGGTCAAAGGCATAACCTTCTTAATGGCTTGTTCTCGATCCTCTCGGATATTCATGGATACTCCGCAACAATGATATTAGTTATTTATCCAGATCAGCTTGCATCATGTTTTTGGTTGACAAGGATTATTTTCGTGCTATTTTGTTTACATAACTCGGGCAATTAGGAGAAAAATTATGCATATGCGGCTCCAAGGTATTCCAGAATTCATTTTTTCTCCGACTCAAGCGCATATTGACATTCTTAAGCTTTTGAGTGGTCGTCATTATGATGGAGTGTGTAAGCAAGCCTCTCGTAATAATGATAAGATGATGGGATTTCTAATTATCTGGGAAGGCCAACTGCAAAATTTTAATAAGTATGCCGACGAGGGCGACGTGTTCAGGATTATCGCTAAAAACAATGAGATTCAAATTTGCTGCAAGATTATGGAAATGTCTCGTAGCTATTTTGATGTAGATTCAGAAGAACTTTCGCTCATTGGGGACATGCAGAATACGTTTAGTCGGGCTCTTCGTCATTCGAACGAACTTTATTCGACATGGTATTTTGAATTTGAAGGTGGAGACCGATTTTCTGCATAGTCGGTTTTGCCTTTAGCGTAATACATTTTATTCAAAAGTTTTGGTGAAATCTTGTTTGGATATTGGAAAAATAAACCGCCGGTAGTAGAAACCTATTCCTTGGTTTCTACTACCCCACGAAGTGAACAAAAACTCATTTATAATGGGGAAAATACGATTGGAATGATTCGTCGGGCTCGGCGCGGTGGAGTTGATGGTTGGACCATTACAGTTCAAGGATACATCTTTAATACAACATCAGAAGATTTCCTCAAAATTCCTACAACATCATGTAAATTTTTTCGTAAGAGAAAAGATATGTATGATGCATTAGAAGAAATATTTACAAAGTGATTGACAGATTATAGATGTATGCTATCTTAAATTTATAAAAATTAGGTATTATTAAAGAAGGAAATAATCACATGACCGAACTTATGAAGTTTACGACCGTAAACGGTTTCACCGATTCAGTGGAAATAACCGTTTCCACCATTCTCCAACTTCTTTCTGTTGAAGAAACATTTCGTTATCGCGGAGAGCGGGTTCCTGGATTTTATCGAACCACAATGATTCAACTCGAAGAAGAACTTATGCATCTTTACGATCTTTTTTCGAGAATCACATGTCTACCGGTTTTTGACCGCAAGGGGCGCGGCGAATTCAATGTCGATTTTGGTGCATCTGGCCAGCGCAATTTTGTTCGAAATAATATGAAATTCGTGCTCGGCGCCGTCCATGATCCTTATCTTTATTCTGGTATGCACCAAGATTTTCAGCAAGGAGCCGTTCTCAATCTGCGTAAGGCCAGGGAAATTATTGGCGGTATTCTTAATTAAGGAGAAAAAACATCATGCTTGATATGACCGCTTGTATCGATTGCGAAACTGGTGTTTGCGAACGTCAAATCGTGGTCCATAAGTTTCCCTATGGAAGTGGGGAAACTGCGGTTGAACTTGAGGCCACAATTCCTGTATATGTTTGCAATTCATGCGGTGCTGGATATTATGACTACGAAGCCGAAGAAATTTTGGATGCCGTAGTCACCAACCCCCACACCGAACCCAGGAGGGAACCATGACCGACGATGAAGCAATCGCGAGGGCGGAGGAACGCCTGGCCTTCGCCGACCGCGCCCTCCTAACCCTCGCCAAGTCCGCCGCCTCCCTCCGCGCCGAACTCGCTGCGGCGAGGGAGTGGCGGCCGATTGAGAGCGCGCCGGATTTGGTGAAGGCAAGTGGCGTCGATGTTCTGCTTTGTATTGAATGCAAACCCTACGCGCGGGACATTTTTTTCAAACTTGTGGTGGGTAAGTGGGTTTCGTTTGATTATGGCAGCCGTGGCAGGTGGCATTACGAGGAGCCCTTTTCTGGTTACGGGGATCATGCCCCCACCCACTGGCGCCCCCTCCCCGCCCCACCTTCCGAGGCGACTCCCCGGAAAGATTGTTGAGGATTTCCAATCTCGTTATTACAACGCTTTCCCCGCCATTCGTCGCTGGCATGACTGGGTCAAAGCCCAACTCCTAACCCACCAATACCTCGACACCCCCTCGGCCGCCGCCGCTGGTTCTTTGGCCGCCCCAACGAAGACTCCACCCTCCGCGAGGCTATAGCCTACACGCCCCAGTCCACCGTGGGCGAACTCCTCAACCCTCCGAGGAGTTTGTTGTTTGGGTCCACGGCGCTCATCCGATTCAATATCATTTTGCTACGGCAATGGAATTAGATCAAGAGTATTCCTGTTATTTCATGATGTGTTATGGCATAGAAAAATTGCTTGAAGCATCACCAGATGAAGCTATCCAAATTTTGAAGAGAAAGTTCGCAAATTAATTAGCCTTTAACTAATTTCTCAATTCGGGATCGAGCCATTTTTGCTCGTGAAAGAGCATCAGAATAGCGAGATTTTGCTAATTCAAGTTTATTTTCTACGCCTTCGTTCAATACATTTTTGGAATATTGTTTAACGCGATCTCTAAAATTTGCTGCGTTTTGACGCATACGAGCATATTCCGCCTCGGTCACGAGAATATCTCGCACCTTCGGGCTATTGATCGCGCCACCTTCGTTAAGGGTTCGAACTATACCAAAAGCTGCATCATACAGGCTGAGATCAGTAGCAATGGCTTCGTTGGTGTGAACGTTAACGATATCAAAACTTTTTAAGCCATTGTCATCTTGTTGAGTAACAATTTCCCAACTCCCCATTTTAGTGCCATTTGTAGTTGCTTCGGTAATCAATGCTTCTCGTAATTCACGATCAACCGTAGCACGCTGTTTTAAATTATCAGATGGACTACCTTGGCCATAGAATGTTTCCAGGATACGTTTCATATCGGCTTTTGCATCAACTTCCGGACCAGACATTAATCCAGGTCCCATAGAAGGAGCTTGACGCATTGCTGGCGCCTTTTCTGGAGAATTACTTGATCCAGCATTGATAATGCGTATCAAGTCCGCCATTTGATCTTTTTCTAATTGAGATGTGTTACCCATTATATCCTCCAAATATCTTCCATAGAATTACACCTTAATACAATATTACCATCACTATCGCGGCTTCTTAATAGCAGACCCCGAGTTACCATTAGACGAGCAACTTCTTGTTGCCGTTCGTCTAATTTTGATTTTTGAATGCCTTCATCAGAAATTATATCTAAGACAGATTGCTCTTCTTCTGAAATTGGAATTCTTAATCCACCTGATATTTCATAAAACCTCATGTCGTCTCACTTTTCAATATATTTACCATAGTGAATTATCTTGGTCAGGATCATATCCTTCAGAAGACATTAAATCAGGAGAAAGAAATGAGGCAAGACGACGGTTTATAGATTGGAATTTGGTACTTATTCTAGCCTGATGAAAATTTTGATTATTAACCATAAAATGCCGCATATTACTTCTGCTACGTTGCTGTTTACTATTTTGGCTATCTTCGGCACTCATAGTAGTAAGAGCCGCCTCACGCAACAGTGGTACTTCATTAGAAATAGTTTTAATCAAATAAGCACCGTCTTGATTCTTAGTGATGATACCTTTTTTAGCTAATTCCCAAAAGGTTTTTTCGGCAAGATGACGCAAAGTCATAGGGCCAAGTCGCTCTTGTAAGCGATTTATGGCCTCTCTTCTCGTTTCACCCAGTAGAATTTTGTCATCATCCATTTTCTTATCGTGGCTTAATTGTTTGAATTGGACCTTGATTGATTTGATTCATGTCCGTACCTAAATTTGTTGGGCCATTAGACATACCAGAATTATTTGGAGTATTTGTATTAGGAGCCATAGAAGTTTTTAGTGCATCATCGCTCATAGTTGGCATTTTAAATGCTGGTCCATCTTGTTTTACTGTACCAGCTTTCATCATACCATCAAATGCCGCACTGGCTTGTTGATCAGAAATATTTGGTCCCATTCTCATCTTTAATGCTTTTATGGCATCATTGCGATTAGCTCCAATAGTCTGCATACCATCGTCATCAGCTTCAAAAACATAGTCCATCAAAGTCTTACGGGTTCCAGTTGGTTCATCACTACGAGGCTTGTCCTTTTTAGGAGCATCCTTTGGAAGAATTCGATCTTCTTTTTTAGGTTCTAGTTTTTTTACCGCATTGGCCGCATCCTTTCGTGACTCTGAATCTACTTTCAGCGCCCGTGAAGGCTGAGTCGTCTTTGACCCGCTATCCCATGCCACGGTGATCTGATCACCTTCGACCTTCGTCACGCGGCCTGTGTCATAGTCTTCAGTGCCCTTTTTCCCAGCCTCAATGCGCTGTCCTACCTTGAATTTCCCAGACCTTTGTAGACGATCACTTTCATCTACATTCTTAACAAGACTGAATTTTCCATTATTACTTCTGCTCATAATAACGACTTTATCATCCTTAGATTTTGGACTGAATTTGGATAGATCGGCATCAGAACTTTCAACTGTTCCTAAGCGATAATATTTGTTTTTAGGTGTTTTACCAACAACTACATATTCTACTTCATCACTATTATCACCGCCACCGTTTGGTTCAACCCAAACGCCATTTTCGAAACCTTCTCTTAAACGTCTACCCTTTTTTTTAGCGGCTTCAGCCAACGCCGAACGACCCGCACCTTCAGCCATAGACAGCAATGCCTTTAAACGCGCTACAAGGGCCTTGTATTCGCTTATTTTAATATTTGGGATCATATCCTCAATTTCAGTGATAGCCCCTTCTATGGACGCGTAGTCGCCTTCTTCCGCGCCAATAGTTTCGGATGGCATAGGAATAGGAATCGTAGGGGTTTCAGCCGATACGGGTTCATGATAATCATCGCCAAAAGTATCAAAATTGCCTTCATCTTCTTCGTAATTATCAAAATCCATATTATGAAATGGAAGACGCTCGTCAGGATGGGCTTCCATACTTGGAGGAACCATAGGAGGTTGTCCTGGCATTTCAGCCGGAACTTCATCGCGAACACCAGCCAATTCTTTCATACGACGAATATCATCGTTTTGAGAATCATCTTGCATTCCATTTAATCCAGGTAAAGGAGACATTCCAAGAATGGCTTCTTTAACCTTTTTAACATCTTTACTTTTAGCCATTTGTAATTCTCCATCAATTAAAACTCCAACAGTATCATTCGGCGCCTGTGGATATTTTATAGTTGCTTCTTTTCCATTAACTGAAACAGGATCACCAATATTTCTAGAAACTTCTTCTTCAATTTCTTCTTCTTTATGGTGATGTTTACGAGATTTTTTTCGCGGAATTTCCTTTTCATCCACGTTTAAGTTATCAATAATTTCACGAGCTACCTGCTTATTTTTCTTCAAACATGCATCAATAAGATCAGATAACTCATCTACCGATAGTTTTTCAATAATTTCTTCAACTTCGTTGTCTTCTATGCCAAGCATAGTTTTAAGAGAAGCAGCAAAATCAAAACCACCTTCTAATTTTTGTTCAACTTCATTAATAAAATTTCTCATAGGTGTATTTAGCATAACATGGTTGACTTTTAATTTTTATCAGTTATAAGTGAAATATGTCTTATGAACCCTATTTCAATGCTGATAGCACATGGATAATTGTTTATCCATGTGGAAACCGGAAACGCTGGCTACGGTTGAAATCTGCCAAGGTATGGGATACGAAATTAGCGAATACGATGTGGCCTCAAGACACAGATTCTATGTGATCCACACGTCGCGTTCAAATATGCAAAAGAACTTGCCTCTGAAAATGGATTGATATTGGAAAACGATACGGCATATTTGGACTAAAAAAGGGGGATTGTTAGTCCCCCTTTTCGTTAATTTACTCAGTTTTTATTTGTTTTATCTGTAATGTTTTTCTTGTATTTTCTATCTCAGGAACATGCACTGGAATTGTTAATATTCCATTTTCGAAACTTATAGTTCCAATGTCTGCCCCAGGATGAAGACAAAAGTCTCTTGAAAATGCTTGTGTAGTTATACCTTTATACGCATATTTATTACTTACTTCTTTATTTTTACCAGTAATAGTAAGAACATCATTTTCAAGCTCAACTTTGATATCATCAACAGAATATCCTGCCAAAGCTACTTCTATATTATAATTTCGCTCATTAACACGAGCTATATTATAATGAGGGAAACCTTTGACAGAATAAGTTTCCCAGGTATTTTGAGGTTCCAAGGCATAGTGTTCTTGAAATCCCCAATTGAAAAAATCATCAATTAAACGTCTTGCGATAATACTCATTTCGTTTTTCCTTTATAAGCAAAAAAGTTAATGTGACCCTGAAAAGGCATCACATTGACAATTTATAAATGAACAAAAACGATTAAGTCAATATTTAATTGCAAAATTCATCTTCCCAAATATAAATTAATTTGTAACCAGAGACTTCAATATCTCTGATTTTTTGTAAGGTCTCCTCATATAATTGACCGAATGTTTTCTTTAATTTTTTATTCATAGCCTCTGGGTCTTTTCCGCGAGTTCGTGGATTACCATGAAAATAATCTCCCCAGAATTCATACACTGTATTTGTAGACGGATCATATCCATCTACTTTATATTTTCTTCCGCTATGAAACGGCAATTTTACTTGGCGATGCTGTTTATCATCTGGAACTCCAACAAAATCAAGCCATGCCAATTCTTTCTTGCTTATTCTTCCAGCACATTTTGGACAACCAGCGTTTTGCATATGAGCATTTGGTTTTTGCCAAAATTTGCCATGTTGAGAACAAATTATTTCTATTTTAGTATAACTATCAATATAAATAGAATTTGTATAGCTATATTTATTATTATGAATAGCATTGGCTTTTAGAATAAACTCATCTATATTTGAAGTTTTTAGTTCAGATATCAATTGATTGCCACATTTAGGACATCCCTCTCCTTGAAGATGAGAGTTTGGTTTTTGTAAAAATATACCATGTATAGAACATTTTATCTTTACATAAGTAGAAGAATTCTTATATGATACAAAATCATAATTATATCTATTTCTATGAATATTAATAGATAATTCAACAAATTTGTTAGTATCTAACGGTCTATTATGAGCACAATCTTTACATCCATGACCGCCTAAATGATCCGAAACTAGCTGAAAAAATGATCCATGAGTTGGACAAATAATTTTTATTTTTTGTCGAGAATTGATATATTTTTCTGGATATTGATATTTTCCAGGATGTATGAGATTTATTTTTTCGATAAATTCTTCATTTGACAGTCTTTTCATAACAAATTATACTAAAGATCGAGATAAATTTTCAATAAAAAACCCTGTCCAACGGACAGGGTTTTTGTATTTTCGATAAATGTGAGTAAAATTACTCGATAAAAACCGGATATGCTGGAAACAGAGACGATGAAACAACTACGTTCGCTGCTGGGATAGCGAAACCATAATCAACGCCGCCTGCATTTAGAGCCGCCGCCAAATCAACCGCAGAGTTATCAACAGTGAAAGAACCAGTCAGTGACCATGAACCATTGTGCTCGGACATCAGAGACAGAGTATAGCCAGTAGCCGACGCGAACGTGATTGGAGCCATGATTACTGGTTGACCACGTAGAGAGAAAATTTCGATCAGTTTATCCAAAGCAGTTGCGCCATTAACATATGCAAGCGCATTATTAGCTAATGCCGCTGGAAGCAAGGCAACTGTAGCGACAGCATTTGTGGCCAAAGTGTTAGCCAAATCAACTGAAGTATTGATAGTAAAAAATTGAACATTAGAAGTCAGATGCTCAGCGGGACTTATTGCAAATCCGTTTACACGATTAGAAGACAAAGACATTTTATATTTCCTTTTTATTTAAGGAGTGATAAAGTTATTTATCTTAATTCTAAATATTATGAAAATAACATATGAAAAGTCTAACAACAGAAGAATTTATAGAGCGTGCTCGGAAAATTCACTCAAATCAGTATGATTATACAAGAGTGCAATATTTTACGGCTAAGAAAAAAATAGAAATTGGTTGTAAAAAACATGGTTATTTCTGGCAAGAAGCTTACAGTCATATTTCTGGATGTGGTTGCAATGATTGCGGTCGTCAAAAAACTACTAATAAACAAAGAAGGTCATTACAAGATTTTGTAGAAAAAGCATTTTCTATACATGGAAATATTTATAGATATGATTTTTATGTAAACAGCATTACACCGATAGAAATATTTTGTAAAAAACATAATGATTATTTTACGCAGATGCCCAGAGAGCATCTTCAAGGATACGGTTGTAATGTATGTGGTGGCACGTTAAAATCCAATTTCAATAATTTTGTAAAAAAATCTTCCATTATTCATAAAAATAAATATTCATATTCAAATTTTGATTATCTGTCAAACAAACAAAAAATAGAAATAATATGCCCAATCCATAAAATCTTTAATCAAACCATAGATAATCATTTGGCAAATCATGGTTGTCCAAAATGTTCGAAAATTATCAGTAAAGGCGAAACAAAATGGCTTAACTCTCTTGGTCTTCCGGATGATAAAGAACATCGACAATTAAAACTTAAACTGCATACAGGGAAGTATGTTAAAGTTGATGGTTTTAATCCACTCACTAATACTGCGTATGAATTTTGGGGTGATTATTGGCACGGTAATCCAAATAAGTTTGATCAAGCCGCTATTCATCCAGTAATTAAAAAATCTTATGGTTATCTTTATTCGCGGACTATTCAGAAAATCAAAGATATTGAATCTTCTGGATATAATTTAGTTCAAATATGGGAAAGCGATTTCAAACTACCTTAGATTTATTGAGGCGATCAACAAGACGGTTTTATTGGAGTGGTCATAAAACTTTGATAGGTCGTCTACTGGATCGCCTTTTCGTCCGTTTATATAAGGTCTCACTGTATATTTTTGAGCAAGTTTTTGCCAAATTTTTTGACTAAATCTGGTTTGTTTCTTATCAGAAATTATAGAAATGCCTTTATCCAGTAAGTATTCATAGAATTTGAAACCATAACCTTTACCTCTAATAGATGGATCAAACAGTATGTTCGACACCTTGTATCCTCCAACTAATTTAGCAATAGTAGCTTTACCCATGGTCTTTTTCGTATCATCAACTATAAAATAATTATCATTGTCCTTGAAAATATCGAGATCACCGATTTTACCAACTTTTTTAGCACCGCTTGGTAAAGCCCACATAATTTCTCTATAAGTGCTGTCATCACTCAATATGTCATCATCAAAATCACCAATGATGTTGATTTCTTCAATTTTATGAGATTCCTTCATTGGTTTTTTAGTGGCGATCAAAAGTTTGGCAGTTCCGTAAATCGATGAAGTATCTTTTATTGGGGTGTATAATTTACCACTGAATTTATCGAACGGTCTCACTGTATATTTTTGAGCAAGTTTTTGCCAAACACCTTTACTAAATCTAGTTTGATCGTAATCAGATACTAATGAAATACCAGTATTCAATAGATATTCATAGAACTTGAATCCATATCCTTTGCCTCTAATAGACGGATCAAACCAAATGTGAGATATTTTATAAAAATCACCATTTGTCTTTATTACATTTGCCTTACCCATAGGAAATTTCTTTTTGTCTAGTAGATAGTAAGTATCTGTATCATAGGCATGATTTTTGTAGAGATTGAATTCTCCTATTACCCCAATCTTTTTGGCGGTTTTAGGGATAGCCCATTCCGCGTATCTATTTTCTCTACGAAAAGAATTCAAATTGTCATCGAAATCTGGAATGAGTGTAATTTCATCTAGAATATCTTCGGAAACTCGTTTGATTATCAAGGGTTTCTTTGCTTTGGGCTGTTTTCCGTAAATACTTTTGCTATAGTCGTTGTCAAACCCAGCCCCTAAACCTCCAACGGCTGTTGCAACGCTTGCTGAACCTGTTGCGCCTCCAGAAGCATTTTCAAATATATCGTCTTCCAATGCTTTGAGTATAGCATCAATCTCACCCGGATCGTATTTTCTAGCCGGTTTAGGAGTCAATCGTTCGATAACTTCCTTATATTTGTCGTCATAATCATCAACTGGTCCCGACCAGCGTCCATCATTATAGAATACACAATATACATATTCTATACCAAGCTTCATTATCATAGTCGAATGAACAGCCGCCGCTGCATTCCAAAGCCAAATATTCTTACCATTGTAAGAAAGTAATCCACGAATAGCACGGTATTTTTCAGCAAAATTGAAGAACTGTTCACGAGTAGGATTTTTCAATACTATAACCGGATGACCATCAACGGCTACTTTTTCTACTGCTTCTGAAACCGACTGTTTAGCAATAGTCCTATGATCAATGATCGGAATATTATGTTTTTTTGCCAGTTCAATAATTTTTGCATAGCTTGAATGTATAGCGTGTGTCAAATCAGTCGCATGATATAGTGGGGCATCTCTACCTTCAAATAAGTCTTGGACAAGCATTACTTCTTATCCTTATGACTAATCATGTTAGATACAGCTACACCAGCGGCAACCGAAGCCAAAGCAATGAGGAAACTACTTTTCTTTTTCTCTGGTTCTTTAACCACAATTTTAGCTATATTTCCACAACCTATACCTGTCTCTGGATCACAAACATCGCCCAAAATTAAGTCTTTATCCCTGGCCATGTTTATAAAGTTGGCCAAGATTTCACTTTTAGGTGCCCGCGCTCGTAGCAATTGAAGCAAACGAGTAGTCGCCAATCCCTTCTCATGCTGGGAAAGGTTCTTCCAATCCATGACCAAACGTCGAATTGCTTTGATTGAAGAATTGTTGATCTTGAAATTGAAGTCCAAACGAACAAAGAACGCGCGGTGATCTGAATCACGCAGCTTATCACTGGCAATGCCTCTCAGCCACTTTATCAGTAAATTATGACCAAAAGGTAGGTTCTTAAGGAACTTTTCACTGTCTGGGTCGTCAAGCTCATTTGACGTGAGACCATATAAAATTACGTAGAGATCAGTTGAAGAATTAAGCCATTTGTTGAAATTTACACCATATTGGATGGTTCTTTTCGCATAGTTCTCGGCAAAATCATGAGTTCTATTGGTTTCATACATTATATACAATGCACAAAAGTATAGAACTGCCAGATCAGCAAGTTCCATAGCAGAGTAGCGAAGAAGATTTCCTTTAGATGCTATCAGCCTACTTTCGGACAAAGTATTAATGAAATCAAACAAATTATGCCTTTGTGATAGCTTGTGCTACGGCATAAGCTATATCGCAGATCATTTCTGCTTTTGATGAGCTACCCTTTAATATTTTTTCCATTTCTAATATGGCTTTATTTCTGTCTTTGTCTGTATCACGTTTAATTATTTCTAATACTTTGAAATTGCCGTACAAATGATCTGATAAACTTTTTACTAATATTGACATATCTATTGTATTGCCACTAGCTGTAATATTTTTTGTTGAGTCTATCTTGTTAGACCATGATTTCGATAAAGAATATACTAATCCTATAACAGTGTTTGTTACGACTGAATCGATTCTGGTTTTTTTGTAAATAATCCGCAAATCAGTATTTTTTATAAAGTCAATATTTTTAGAAGTTAAATGAAATGTTTCAAGATTCTTTTTCATTTCTTGAGCATTAACGCCAAATGTGGCATTGTTGCCTCCACCAGTAGAACCACCCTTACCATCACCAAGATCAACCGTCATCGTACCATTTTTGATTAAAATATTAGCTATTTTCGGAAATAATGTTCTAGGATCAAATTCTGCTTTTTCCATTAATACTACATCTTCGTATAAAGCATTAGAATTAAACATGTTTTTGAAATATTCGAATTCTCTGCGAGATATACTTTCGTTAGTACTTGGATGATTATTATCTATAATAATGTCATATGATCCTTTACCATTATCCTTCAAAAACCCTTCATCTATAAATTTCTGTAGAATTTGTTTGATATTTTCTATATCTATATTTGTTTTGCTATGGATAAAATCAAATGTTGGTTGACTTAACTTAATTGAATGTGCTGGATTCTGTTTATGAAAATTAGTTAATAATTCCTTTAATTTATTATAAACATCCGATGTTGTTTCTGAATTTTCAGAAGATTGTTCTTCTTCAGAAGGTGCACCACCATTCATTATTCTTTCAATAGTTTCGGCACTCATGTTTAAACTATATGCAGTATCCAGATAATTTACCAAATCAGTAATAGTTGGATTGTCTTCGATATCTTTATTTCCGGCTAATTCTTCTCTTCCAACATATTCACGCCAACCTTTATATAGTTTAGCGGTTCCCGCTCTTAATATTAATCTACCTCTTGCTTTACCGCTTCCACTAACAGTTAGCGCGCGATCAACCGCATTTTTAACTCCATTGGTCGCCATATATTTTAAACGATCAGCAATACTTAATTCGTTAAGTATATTATTCATATTTTAGGTTCCTTCGCTTCTCGAATTTGCTTAATTCTACGACGGAATTTGTTCTCATCATCAGTTCTCATAGAATTTATCAAACGTTTCTGTAGATCATCAGCGGTTTCAACATCATAACTTTCCCGAATGAGACGCATAAGATGGCTAACGCTGGCCAGCACTTGTTGAGCACGGCTCTCAATAAAGAGATCGCGATCCTTAACTGGTGCGTAATCAGTTAGCTCTTCGACTAAACTTCTAAATTTAGGATCGGTCATCGTCTTCCTTTTCATGGCGACGAATAAGATTTTCAATCATATCCGCTGCTCGTTGCATCCCCATCTCAAGACCAAGAGCATAGTCGCCACTACTCGCATCCTCCATGAAAGCTCTCAGCTTGAAAACCAAATCTTTGCATTCCATAATTATTGGGTTCACCATAGGCTTTATGGGTTTGCTATCTTCAACGATCATTACTGGCTCCATGCTCACATATGCGCGCAGCAAGTCATCAGTGATCTCTATGAAATCTTTCATTTGTTGGTTTGACATGCTCATTCGATTATTTATACATGTCGGCGTAAGTCTTTACAAAGTAGATATATCACCAGTCTTTAAATACTGTATTCCGCGATCTATACTACTAAAAAGTTGTTTTTCGAACCAAAATTTAGCAAGTGTAGTTTGTCCGGTATCATCCATCAAAAGTATAGCTGCTCGATGAATAGCCAAAAAAGGGCCGCCATTATTGACTTGGCTTGTAGCAGTAGAAGACTATAATCTTCTTCATATGCCACGGTAGCAAATGAATATTTCATTTAATGAGTAACTTTAAAATTTCTTCGTCAACACAATGCGTCATCACTAATCCTTTGGTCTTAGCATCTGCTAAGCGTTTGGTTTGCTCCAACTCCAATTTCATTTTTATCATGGGATTTTCGAGAATATAATTGACTAGATTGATTTTTGCTCTACAGAGTTCGATCTGAAGATCGGAATAGGCTGCTTTATTATCATCGCCTTCGGCGTGAAAATCATCTACCGCTATTTGGCAAACCGCTGCCTCTACTATTAAATCTTTGAAATCAGTTTTCATTATGTTTCCATTCGTATTTAATTTTTCCACAATCATATATTTTTCTATAACCCAATTGCGTCATAGCTTCTGACTCAGTTAGATTGGTAACATCTAAGCCGAATTTCTCTTGTATCCTCTTTTTTTTAAAAGTTGATTTGTGAAAAGTTTTGAGGTTTTTTATGTATCTATAGTCTGGAGGAATAACGTTTATGGCACTAAATCCGTTTTTTTCATAAACATCTCCTTTTGAGTATCTTCTATCCGCAAACGAAATTATTTTTTTATAGTCTTGCGATTTAATGGAATACGATAATAATTTGCTAAACATTCCCGCATGAGTGTGATCGTCCGAACAAAATCTTGTTAATTCTATATCACCCGTATTTCTTTGCTTTGAAAATTGTATTACTCCTACAAGTAAGTCATCATAATGAGCACCAAAGCTTATAATAACACCCGATGATTCTCCTTGAATATGATATTGATTCATAAACTCATTTCCAATAGTATTGGGTATCTGTTTTATTGTTAGTTTTCTAGCAGATACACCTTTGTTAGACAATTTACATACGTTTTTGATTTTATTTTTTATAGCTGATGATCGTTCAATCCATTCGTCTTCATTTATCATAATTAATTGAATACCTTTAGATTGACAACTTAAAAATTTATCCAAATGATAACGTTTATTCCCATTTATTTCATGGGAATGCCAATAAAGACCATTAAATTCTATGGCTAGGTTATAATCTGGTAAATAAAAATCCAATTCTTTTGGTGGTATTATTGATCTAGTATTATTTAAGTATTGTAAGCCTAAAGAGTCCAGAAATGTCGCTATTTCTGTTTCATATGATGATCTCGATATTACTATGTCATAATTTTTACAATAATCACCAACAGTGCTTGGATCGATGCCTAAAATTTTAGAGGCTTCGTTCAATGATTTTCCATTCATAAAATCATTGAACTTTTCTTTATTGAAAAGTATTTCGCGAGCATAAAAAGAATAATGCTCTTGACTCGTTGCTTTAACTCCATATTTCTTTATATTACTATTAAGCATATCGTTGACTAGCTTTTGGTTTAACATAGGGTTGTCAACACCATATTTTTTAGTCCAAGTTGCCTTGGCTTTGTCTTTAACTTCCTCACGCTGCATCGAATTCTTAACACCATGCAGCCTAAAGTTCGTTTCTACGCTTTTGGAAACAACGGTTGCATTTTGAGTTGGATATTCTACCCCAAGTCGGTCAAGGTTGGTCTCTCTTTGCTTTGTTTGAAAAACAATAGACTTCAATGGATGGTCAACCCCATATCGTTCCACCATAGTATCTTTGCCTTTTTTTCTAATCTCTTTATTCTGCAATACAAATTCGGAACCATACCTTTGTCTATTAGTTTCTTTAGCTTTATTGCGAATACCTTCACTTTTTGTCGGGTTATCTACACCATATCGAGTTTTCATAGTCTCTCTAATTTGTTCTTGTATTTGCGGATTTTTTAGTGGATTATCTACTCCATACCGAAGTATATTAGTCTGTTTAAGTTTCCACTGAGCTTCTGGATTTAGAGCAGCACACCTAGAAGAGCAATTTTTATTATAGCCGTTCTTGAAATCTATAAAAGACGTATCTTTTCCACATAGGCACTTAAAAGGTTTAACTATATGATATAGACAGTATATCGCTTCTGAAATCTTAATCGGGTTTCGTCCATTAATATAGTAAAAATCCGCATAAATCTTTTCAACAAGGTCTGAATACATTGTATTTTTAAGTTTTCCGCAATAAGACTTACCGTCAACAACAAAACCAAGTCCCAAAACCTCGCTTCTTAATTCATCAGTTTTCATTTTTGTTCCTAATTCTATTCATTAAATTGGCAACTTGGTTCATATCTGGATTGTTTGATGATTTTTTTTCTGACTCTATTTGTTCTCTACTTTTATGTTCTGGATGTGCCATTTGTGAAATGGACATAGTTGGTTCATTAATTGGTGTTATAGTTGGAGCATTAAGTTTCTTTTTTATTTCTTCCGTAGTTTCTGGTTTTAGAATTTTGGAATTATCCTCCGGTAAGTCATCAATCGCCATCGTTGAAGTATTATAGGCCAGCTCAATCTTTTGCCCAACGGAAGAAGAAGTCCTTGTTTTCAAAAATTGTAGCTGAAAAACTCCTCTGTCTTTCATACTCATAGAAGTATAAATACCAAACACATTATCCGCAGTATTTATCTTAGATATTCCACCGGCAATGTGACTATTATCATATTCTTGTGCTTCGATTGCCGTCCGCCCTAATTGTGAAGCACTAACACAAGGAATATTTAAATCACCGGCAACGCTTCTTAATTCTTCAGCTACATATTTGTCTTTGACCCATAAATTGGAAACATCTAACTTATCATTGTTCGGATAAAGCAAATCAAGATAATCTACGATTAAGCCATCAGGTTTAATGCCTTCTTGTATTTCAAACTCTTTTACATAGGCCGCTATAGTATTACAGGTTGTTCCTGCTTCTGGCAATCGTTTTACCATCAGCTTGCCGATTTTGGTTTGTTTGGATATCATGGCCGCTTTTAAGGCGGTATTTTTAGGCCCTTTTAACGCTTCAGAAGTGCTTTGATTTGTTATCATAGCATCAAGGCGAAGATTTATTAAATCTTCGCCTAGTTCTAACGATATATAAATGACATTTTTTCCAGCTATTGACCAATTTCTTGCTATATTTTGTAGAAATAAACTTTTTCCTTGTCCAGATGGAGCACAGAAAATGTTCAATGACCCTCTTTCAAAACCACCGTAAAGCTTGTCATCTAAGGTTTTCCATCCGGAACTGACAATATTTTTTCTATCCTTTAGACGCTCCAGTCTGTGTTGAATGTCATCCCAATAGTTTGATCCGAGGTCTTTTACCAAACTAATTTCCATAGCCGCTTTGATGCGTCTCTGAACTTCGCCGCCTTTGCCTTGGTCTATAAGCTCCATGCTCTCAAGAATTACACCCTCAAGTGCTCTATATTGACAAAATTTCTCTATTTTATCAATGAACCATGTTCCGAGTTTTGACGCATCATCTTCAATAATCTTAACGTTGGTCTCAGCATATACTAGAACCCGAGTAGGTAATTTTTTGTATTTGTTGGCATATTCTAATATAAAACGAGCCGCTGGCCGCAAGTTATCATCAAAGTATTCTGATTTTATTATGTTTTGTGCTAATGCGAAGGATTGATGATCATCAATCATACACGCCAATATTAGTTTTTGAATTTCTTTACCAAAGTCTTCTGATTCATCTTTCATTCATATACCTCAAATAATTATATGAGGCATCATATCGAGTCAGTGCGCGCCGCGTCAAAATTAAACTGGCATGGATAAATATTTAAATGCGTCTAGATGAATTACTACAAAAAAATGAGAAATGGATCACTGTATTGGAAAACTTACAGAAGAATCCAAGATTCAAAGCTTGGTTCAAGAAATCCAAAGTAATGGAAGAAGGAATACCGAAAATAGTATATCATTGGGGAATGGGCGATTGGCGTTTGCCTCGGGCGTTTACTCATTTTGGAACTGAGTATGCCGCATTTCAAAGATATGATGGCAATCCTCACGGTAAAGGGGGTTCTTTCACTATTCCCTTCATTTTATCTATACAAAATCCATTAGAAATACCAGATTTAAATAATCATACTCCTTCGGATTATGAGGATTATTTAATTCGAGAGATACCATTTTCTACTAGACAATCATTTTCTTCGACCAGATCGAGCGAACGATTTCAAAATATTAGACGTATAGTAGAGAACAATGGGTATGATGGTTTCGATTACATTAATAAGCATGAGCATAAAGGGAGTGTCTCGTATATTATCTTAAGGCCAGCCCAAGCAATGCCTTTGTTCAAATTGGCTAAACTGGTGTTATAAAATGCGTATAGATGAATTACTACAAAAAAGCGAACCTTGGAAAGAAATCTTGAATAAACTTCAAGATAATTCTCGTTTTCAATCTTGGTTCAAGAATTCAACAGTCGTAGATAATAAGGGCGCACCGTTAATAGTTTATCATTCTGGTGAAGGAAATTGGAAACTACCAAAACCGTTCACGCATTTTGGAACTGCGACCGCAGCCCGCATGCGTTACAAATACAAAAGGAGTATGGAAGTTAACGATGATTTTTCTTTCACTAAACCTTTCTTGTTATCTATACAAAATCCTATGATAATTAAAGACACAGGTATGCATGTCGCTTATAACTTTGCTTCTATTATAGAAAAAGAATGGCCTGAAATAGATATTATGACTAAACTATATAATAAAACACCCATAATACCTAACTCTGATATTTATCAGATTATTAGAAAAATTCTTGAAACAAAAGGCATCGATGGATTTTCTTACAAGAATGAGTTTGAAAATCGAGGAAGCACATCGTATATTATCTTAAGGCCAGCCCAAGCAATGCCTTTGTTCAAATTGGCTAAATTGGTCTTGTAATGAGCCCTAAAGAAATCTGTTTACAGGCAATAGACCAATTTGGTTATAGTGCAGAAAGTATTTGTGGTGGAAGATGCTAGGAATTTGCAGAATTCCTATACCAAGAATTAACGAAATTTGGATATAAACCTATAGAAATAGACTCCAGATCATGGCTTAGCAAGCATGGAGATAATTATACGGCCAATGAATATAATACCATTGATGAATATAATCATGCATGGATTATGCTTAATGGAAAGCATTATGATTCTCTAAATCCAGAAGGGGTGTCCGATCCGGTGAAGTTAAAATTTTTTAAAGAAAATCTTTACGAGTGTACCTCAATTAGACATTTTATTAATCTTGTTGAAAAATTATGACTTGAATTTTTCTGGATAGGTTTCCTTAAACTTTTTCCATAAACCAGACACCATAAAGGCCATCATTGGTTTTCCGAGATAATTATCGATAATATTTCGTTCAAGAAGACTTTCGATAATTGGGTCCGTATCCAATAGTTCTCCTTCGGCTATTCTATCCAAGACAGAAAGCTCTTCGGGTGAACATGTTAGAAAATCATCAAAATCATATGTCATAGTTTTCTCCTTTCTTTCAGTATAATCCTTTTTTAGGTTATGTCAAGTAGCCATAATAAACTAAATAGAAGAAATAATCTCTTAAAGAGGAAAATATGCGTTTATTAGAATTTTATAGCGATCCTACGCTTGCCCCACCAGCCGTTTTAAATGCCCTCCGATCTCATTTGGGTGGACGAATCACTAGAATTGGTGGTAAAAATCGTGTATATACTGTCGGTAATCAAACTGGTGTTATATATGTTTTTGAAGGAACTTTAAAAGCTTTTGGTATGTCTTGGGTCAAAAGCCCTAGTGGACCAAAAGTAAAATCCTTTTATGTCTGGAATCATTTAGACTTAAATAGATTGCCTGATTATGAATTAGATATACCAGAAGGTATATCTTTTCCTGAAGTTTTAGATCAGGTCGTGCATTGGCTTAAGTTTCCTTCTGTTGGTAAAGAACTGACAGAAGAAATGCTCGATGAAGCACGTCGAAGCAGCGATGAAGAATTTATGGCGATGGCACGTAGAGACATGCCAGACACCGTTCATTCGTTATCTTTAACTGACATGATGAAGATCGCTAAAGATAATGACGTGCAAATTCCATCGAGCATTAGAGGAAATCCAAATTTAAAAGTTGATGCTCACCACTGGAATTTGTCAGGAAAAAGCATCAGCTCTACTCCGGGTTTTGATATGACTGGCGCCGCCAATGAACTCGGCGGCGAATTTGATGACCAGTTACCAGTAGATGATGATCCAATGGCCCAAGATTTAAGAGCTTTGGATAAAATCAAAACTGTTAAAAAAATGACTTATAGTGGTAAGCTTTGGTTGATGGGAAGAAATCCAAGAACAAATAAGTTCTTTCGTTTTCCTGAATCTGTTGAGGATATGCTTGAGCAGTTATCAAGAATGCATTCTCGTCATATTGAAAGTCTCGGTGGTGGAGATAACCGTGACGGCATGGAAGAGCAATATGACATGCTCAAAGAAAAGGTTCGTCTTGTTGCCGGTGGTGAATCCGCCTTCATCAAATCATTGCTGATTACCGGTGCGCCTTCGTCTGGTAAAGCGTTGGCATTGAATACTCCTATCCCTACTCCTTCTGGATGGACAACAATGGGCGAAGTAAAGATAGGAGATACATTGTTTGATGAAAATGGTCATCCGTGTCAAGTTACTTTTGCTACTCCCGTTCAATTAAATCGTAAATGCTTTGAAATGACTTTTGATGATGGAACTAAAATTGTAGCTGACGCTGAACATCGTTGGCTTACTAATACTCAAGCTTCAAGACAATCAGAAAAGCGATCACAAAAGCGATGGTTTGAAGGTGCATTACCTCTTCAACCTAACGGTTCAGATCAATCCAATAAAAGAATCTTTCCAAAAATTGTTAATACCGAGGAAATTTCAAAAACGTTATATTCTACTGGAAAATTAAATCATAGAATTGACGTTGCGAAACCTTTTGTTGGTCACGAAAAAGATTTGCCTGTAAGTCCTTATATTCTGGGAGTTTGGTTGGGAGATGGAACTTCATCTGGAGCAACAGTATCTTGTGGTAATGATGATTTAAAACAAATGCTCACGTTATTAGAATATGAAAATCAAGATTATAAAATTGCACCAGATAGTCGAAAGAAAAATTGGATTATCCGTTTATCTAAAGGTCGCGGTGGAAAAAATAATGAAAAGGTAATATCTAAACTGCGTTTACTTAATCTTATCAATAACAAACATATTCCCAATTCTTATTTAAGGGCTTCAGAAAAACAACGTTTTTCTTTATTACAAGGTCTTATGGATACTGATGGTTGCATTAATGATGGACGATGCGAATTTACTTCTACTAACAAACAATTGGCAGAGGATGTATTTGATTTGGTTAAAGGTTTGGGTATAAAAGCTACGTTCGGTATTGGTCGTTCTACCATAAATGGTATTGATAAAGGTGAAAAATATCGAATCGGTTTCACTACTTCTCTTTCTGTATTCAGATTTGATCGAAAAATAGCTAGAATCAAAGATGAATTTAAAAGAGATGTTACTTCTAGAACCATTGTGGAATGTAAAGAAATAGATTCTGTTCCTGTTCGGTGTATTACAGTTGATTCTACTTCGCATCTTTTCCTTTGCTCTCGATCTTATGTCCCTACGCACAATACCTTCGTAGTTATGCAAACTATTCGCGAATTAGGTTTGAAAGCTGGTCGCGACTATGTTGTTAAAAAGGGTTACATCACTACCAACTCTATGTATAGAACATTGATCGAGCGTGTCAATGGTCTGGTTATCTTTGATGACTGTGACTCAGTAGTTGAAGAAAAAGCAGCCGTCAACATGCTTAAGGGTGCTTTGGATACCGATCCAGTTCGTGAAATTTCTTACGACGTTCGCGGTGGTATCAATACAGCAACCATGGATGATGAAGATCGTGAAATTTTGGTTGATGCTATGTCGAGAATTCTACGTAATGTTCCCGAAGAAGGCGACATTGAAATGTTCGACCGTTATTTAAAAAAGAAAAAGAAAAAATCAAAACCTTCTAGTGATGAAGATATGGAAGACGAAGATTATGATGAAGAAGATGGCGATAGTGATGAAGAAAAAATTCACGAAATTCAAAAATATATCACGATGCACCTTCCAAACAAAATTGATTTCAAAGGTCGTATTATTTTCATCTCAAACATGGATGAAGCTGAATGGGATAGCGCAATTCTCACACGTGCATTCACTATCAACATGAACTTCTCTTCCGGAGAAATGCTTGATTATATCGACAAGATTAAATCACACATTCCAGCCGCGTTGAATGATGAGCAAAAGCAAGAAGTTGTCGATTGGATTCGGGAATTGTATACGATGGGAAAACTGAAGAAAGCTATCAACTTCCGTCTAATCCAACAGGCATTTGACCTTCGTCTGACAAGCAACTGGAAAAAACTTATTTCCATGCTCTAAAAATTGGTTGACATCCACGGTTATCGTGGTATTCTACTTTTAGTTTAGATAGGGATCACTAAGTGATTAAACGACCTTTCGGGTGGAGAGCTTGTCTCTACGAAGCCCGAATGGTTATCCGCTCTAAACCGTGTGTTGTGCTCTGACTGTCCCGGCGAAAGCCGGGACTTTTTCAAATGTGAGATAATGAAACTTTTAACCTTTTCTGTAGTTGACAGCCCGAATAAGAAATTGCTTACAAAAAAATTTGGTGGAACTTGTCCCAAGACATGTCGTTTCTGGGTGAAGCTTGGAGATACTTTTTCTCTAGATATTAATGTAGTAGAATTTTAGTTGAAAAAATGATAAGTTTTCCCCTCTAACAAGTTGCCTCCCTAAAAGAGGATACCTACGGGTATAGGGTAGACTTTTTGAGCCCTCAGTTCAAAAGTGACTAATTGGCTTATCAATTAGTAGCAACTTGTTAGAGTTTATGACAGTCGTTTCCTTTTAACACCAATCTCAATTTTGTTAGACGTTGCGCTCTCAATAATAGAGCGGATGGTATAAAGCTTTCCGTAACGTTCGGTAGCTTGCGCGGCATCTTTTATGTCCGCATCCCACCAGTTTTTGAAACCATGTCCATCCGCTAGTTTAGGAAAGCTAACCATCCATCCATGTGTTAGCGCGTGATCAATCAATCGTTGCCCGCTTTTGTCTCTATCAGGTAAAACTATTTTTGTTTTATTACTGGTGTTGAGCCACATGGCTTGCTCTGGAGATATGTTCCCACCTAACGGCGAACATCCTTCCACCGCCAAAGCATCTAATGGACCTTCTGCAATAATAATAAATTTACGATCCATGTCCAGTTTTTCATTATTGAAAATGAAATTCGATGGAACATTCGTCCAATATTTTGGCTTGGCTGATGTGGCTTTATCAACCAATCGTCCACTGAAGCCAATGATTTTTTTATTATGATAGAACGGAATAATAAACCGTCGATTGAAATTATAATCTTGAGTTGGCGACCAAAAATAATCTATAGCTGTTGCTACGGTATTTCCTCTGCTATACAGATAAGAAATTACGTCAGAAAAATCTTTGTCATCAATTCCATTGTCTATCCATTGCTTAAGAGTATAGGCATTATCTGGAAGAGATATTTCTAAAAAATTTGGAGAATGACTAATTTGAACAATCGATTGAGCAGCTTCGTTTCCACCAATCATTCTACGATATTGGAGCGCTTTAAAACTCAATCTTTGAATGTCTTTTTGACCTACTCCAATAGAATTTAAAAATTTCTTCATTTTTGGTGAAATCGTTTCACCAGAATGAAATGCTGCTTTAAAAGCACAATTCCAACAATGAATCATGACACCATCTGGCTCACGTTTTATGCCACAACGATGACGAGTATCAGGAGTTTCCCCTCGTTCTACACACATGGTGCAATTGATCATCATGGAACCATTGGACCCACGGCGAGTATTTCTTATATGAGAGTTGATCGCGTCCCAAACGAAACTGTCCGCAAGCATTTCCGAGAGCATATTAGCCATGATACAATTTTATACAGCTTGATAGGAACCGTCAATAATCATGAAATAATTTAAATAAAACCGCTTCCGCAGTATTATCTCCAAAATCTAATACGAATATAGAGACTGCGAATATAGATACATGTTGTAGTTTTTTGATAAAATATTTTTTGGGTAAATTTTCCATTAACCATTTAAATTTTGATTTGTACCCAACACTATCTTCGAAGAATATGAATTTATTTTTTCACCATATTCTTCAATGATTGTTGTATAGATAGAAAAATAAATATCATATACTGGCTTTGGATAGTTTTTAGATTTTAGCTCCGAAAGCAGAGTAGATACTTCATCTAACATTTATGAATTGAATAATTTGAATAATGCTGCGGCTTCTGTATCATCACCAAAATCTATGATTTCATAAGTTTCATATGGTTGAGTAAACTTTATTTTATTAATAACTTTTGTATTATATCTTCCTGATAAATTGTTTTCCAACCATGTTTTTGTTTCTTCTATTTCATCCATTTCTTCTTTATCTGGAAGATGTACGAACGCAAATTGATTGGGTTTAAGACTATCGGCTATTTTCTGCATATCGTTAAGTTCTTCTAAAAATGCATCCTTAATCCACCCGACCCTTGACTCACAATATATTTTACAAATTTCTTTCAGTTCAGCAATTTTACTTGCAATATCTCTCATTTTATATCCTTAAAAATAGTGAATGGTTTCAGCATCGCAATCACTCACTGAAAGAAATCTATTCGATTGATGGTAAAAAGTCAAATCATTTGATAACATTTATATCGACGAGCATGTCCGTGTTATATGGTTTCAAGTCAATATTTTGACAGGTAGGATAGACAGCCATCATCATATGATATTTTCCAGGAGGAAGATCAGTAGGTATTCTATCAAATAATTCTACTACCTGAATTGGAGGAGAAACAGTTATACTAGCTGCCATAGTAGTATAAATCGGAGGATATGTGTAAACAACTGGACCTACAAGATATCGTATAAATCTTCCCGAACACTGTAATGCATTAAGATGAGCATATGATTTAAAAATAACCGGACTACCAGCTTTTATGATATTTCCTTTGAAATCTTGGAAATTCATGTCCAATATTTCTATTGGCTTTGCCAAAGTGAATATTTTTGTATTTTTTTCGGCCATATAATACGAAAATCCGTTAAAAAATAACGAAGAACTGAAAATATAGACAAGTAAAAGTAATCCTATTATTCCAGTATATTTTGTCATGGCATTTTTTATTTCATTTTGCATGTGATTTTTCCACTTGGGCTTCACATGGTGTTCCAGCTATATCCATAGCTGTTTTTATATTTTTATCACCACACATTAATTGAATCGCTGCCTTAGGATAGCCCAAATCATTCAACATACGAGCGTCTTTGATTTTTACACAATTTTTATCAAGCAAACCAGAAGAAATCTCTAAAGAAATGTTAAGAGCAGTTGCCGATCCAATACTTGGAATACGGCATTGATCATTATTACTATTCAGTGCAGGATTTATGGACGTTACCACTTGTGCTTCCGCAGTCGTGGCAACAATTACAAAAAACAAAACAGGTAAAATACGCATGCTAATATTTATTAGCATGCGTATTTACTTAACTCAGGTATTAACTTCAATTACAAACGAAGGGTTGAAATTAGGGTTAAGTTCATGTCCTTGATATCCTCTTGGATTACAAATTATCCGCGTATCACCCAGCATGTAATCGAAATTATCATGGGTATGACCATGACACCAAATATTTGGATTCGTATCCAAAATCAGATTTTCCAGTCGAGAAGCGTAAGCGGGATTCAAAGAATCTCCAGCAAATCTTTCCGGAACAGACAATTCTGAAGGTAGATGGTGAGTCACAACCACAGTAGGCCCTTCAAACGGCTTGAACAATTCTTCCGTTAAATACGCACGAGCAATCTTATGAAATTCCTGCGTATCATTTGCCGTTAGAGCTACCCTTTGAGAAATTTTAATCCTTCGGTAATCGTTCATTTCCATTTGAGCCTTCAGCATATGAACCGGTGCCTGACCCATAAGATCAAAATCAGTCCAAAGCGTAGACCCAATGAATCTTACACCATTGATAACAATACTCTCATTATCGAGTACATGGACGTTTGTTCCAATAGCTTCTGCCTTCATCGCATTCATAACATTTGGGATAATGCCACCATAATACTCATGGTTACCGGCTATATAAATCGTAGGAATATCACCAAAAGTTTTGTCAGCCCAAGTGACACCACGAAAACCAACGTCAATGTCGCCAGCAAGAATCACAACATCGCATTGCGGGATCGTGTAATTCTGCATGTCTCCGAATTCTCGGTGAACGTCACTGATCAGATGGATACGAATTTTATACTCTCCTTATATAAAAAGTTTTGATAATTTTTCGGCCATTTCTTTTGACTCTTTATAAATAGCATCTAATTCTTCTTGTGTCCAGGGTGGAGGAATGACAAATTCAAGTTTATTTTCATATACATTCATAGTGAAAATCATTCCCAACACTGGTTCCACCGAAACTTTAAATTGGTCATGTGTGAACTCTACATAAAATCGTTCTTCATCGATAAGACTGATTATAGTAGCGTAAATGATTTCAGGAGTGATCTCTTCAATCCATCCTTCAAAAGATTCTAAAATTTCCATATCATAATATATGAAATTTTAATAGCAACGTCAAGATAAATAAAAATATGGATATGCGTTCGCTCATCAACCTTATTGAAAGTATACAAATTCTTAATGAATTTAAGATTGAGAAAGTAACCGTTTACGGTGTTGAAGTTAAAGTCTTCATAAATCCATCGAATCGAGAATTGCTTAAATTATGTCAAACGGCTAAAGAAGAAAACAAAGATCGATATGATGACAGTGGACAAAATGAAGATGTGCGCGGATTAATTGACAAAACATCAGGTGATCTTTATGTTTGGAACGGTTTCGATGCTCCACATATGGGAATGAGACCAGCCCTTGGTTTGAAACCCATTTCATCTTTTGGTGTTTATTTTGAAGATTACGAAGGTAAAGTCAAAATGACACAATATACCAATAATAGTGTAGAAAATTTAGATACCATAAATGTTAGATATGCATTGGGTGATAAAAATAATCCACCGAGTGTTTCTTCTTATAGTTTTAAACCAAAACCTAAATCCGAATATGTACCTAAACATACCTGTATTACTTGCGATGGTACAGGTGAATGCCCTAGATATATTGATCCAGATGGAGGTATTTGTCCTGGATGTGACGGTATTGGTGTTGTGTAGTTAATCATTTCTATAGTCTAAATTAAAGAAATAGCCGCCGCCCATGACATTATTGTAGACAATAAATCTAACCCACATGTAATTTCCTTGGAAAGAAATATAAACTGGATCAGATTGATCAACATTAATTGTTACCGTTCCAGGATTTGTTATAGTTCCGGCGGTTGTGGAAGTAATATTTCCTTCAAACCAATCAGTATCTTCAGTTGGAGCTTGATTTTCTAAAGACGCTTGTACTGAAATACTTCCTGTGAACATAGCCACGTTTGCTACCATACTATGTTGTCCACTTAGATTTCCTATCTGTGCTGCTCCGGGATAAGGACCACTGAATATACTCATGCCTTGTTGAACAAACGCATTATTGCTAACATAAATTGTTTCCGATGGTCCCGGAAAAGGTCCAGGAAGCATGTATATATTACTTTTTGGATTATAGTTTCTATCTGTATATAACATGACTGGACCACCAGAAATTCTATCACAAATAATACTGTAATTTAAAGCAGAAATAGGCCAATCATACGTTAATGATGAGTTAGCCGTAAACATCCAACATCCTTTGGCGGCATCAATATTTGGTGCTGGAACAAGATAGCTTGGGTCTCCTGCCATTGGTGGAAGTTGAGAACCTAATAATAAAGCGGCATTACCAGTAGCATTAGGGTCTGTTATAACAATACGAACATTGCTGATATTGGCATTCGCCATAGCATTTGCGGTGACTGGTTTGCGATCAACATCTTTTACGAAAAAATAAACGTCGTTGGTTACACCTTTTAATAAGCTAATTTCTGTTGTATTCATAGGATAATTCATTTGGCTGGCTCCTGTTCCACTACTCACAAGCGTCAGCGTTGTGACTTTTGGCATATTGTAAATTTCAACGGTAGCGGTCATTCCATTATTTATGCTTGACAGAAATAAAAAAAGTGATACAAAAAATCATAAGCATTAAATGGAGAGCGATAATGATTGCTAAGCATAGTGTTGGACAATGGATAAAGGTTCGTGATGCGGACCATCCGGGTAATATCCGTATTTCTTCCTCAAGTCGGCGTCATATTGCAAAGGTCTACGCTGAAGGCGCGCAATACGATGAAGTTGCAGAAGCCAATGCCAATTTGATTACCCTCGCACCTAATATGCGGTTTATCCTAGCGATTCTTGCCAGTTATGATCCAGCGTTTGATGACGATCACTTGATCATAAAGGAAATTCAGCGGCGCGCTCTGGCTATCTTGGAGATTGTTTAACGATGGCAAGACATTGGCTAGATCGAGCACAACTTACCTGTTCCTGCGGCCACGTGGCTCGTAGTGCAATGGGTGAAGCACGGCATCGTCACAATTTTCCTCTACTGTGCAAGACACCCAAACCTAAAAAGGATAGAGCGGAAAAGGAATGACCACTCTCCTAAACGAGCAACGCCATCACAAGCCCTATTGCTAAGAATCATCGAAGGTGCTATCAAAAACACCTGTGATGCCCATCCGGATTTGGTCATCTCCAAACAATATCGGCATTCTATTGCAAAGCGTGCCGCAGGAACTATCTCGGCCTTAAATCGGGATGTTGGCGGCGAAAGCCGTCAGATTGAAGAAGGATAGGGTAATATTCTTTCTTCAAAGGAAGCATGTTAGTATTTGACATGCTTATTCTCTTAGTATTAAGTGAGAATAGGGAACGCTTTTCGGAGCGTTCCCTCTTACCTTTCTTGAAAAGGTTGGCGGTCTAGGCCGTCAGAATAAGAAAAAGTAGCTGAAAGGTCTACTTTTTCTTTGGAGTAGTGGGAGATATGCTACATCTTCCACTACTTCAAGCTCCATCTTCAGAGCATTCTCAATAAGATTCATTAGATCGCGCATCCACTTTTTATAAATACTATATGCGATATCACGAAATCATTTCTGAATTTGAAACCATTGCCAGTGCGACCAAGGCAAACGGTGAAATTGACCGTAAAAAAGCAAATAAAATGGTCGATCCAAAAGGCTATTTCAAGCCAAAGGCTCCCATTACGGAACTGGCTGGCGTTAAGCAACACTTAGCGGTTTTGAAAAATCCAAGAAACATTTCAGAATATATGAAAAAGTTTGGGTATAAAGAAATTGGCTCCGGAGAATATAGTTATGTATTCGCCAAAGATGGGAACGACAAAGTTCTAAAAATTTATAACGATCCTCAATATGATCGTTTTATTAATTTTTGTAAGAAACATCCAGAAAACAAATTTCTACCAAAATTCAGGGGTTCGCCAGCCAAGTTAACAGATAATGCCAAAATGATTCGTATAGAACGATTAGAACCAATAACCTATCAAGAATTTGCGAATAATAAAATTAAAACTTTAACAAATATTGCAAAAAATGGTTTTAACGAATATGAATTATGGGATTTAACAGAAGAACAAAAAGAGTTACTTGATACAATTCGACAAATAGTAGGAAAAGCTGGACCAACTACCTTTATTGATATTCATCCAGCAAATGTAATGAAACGTGGGAATACACCAGTCATAATTGATCCTTATGCGGATACAGACCAAGATGGTTGGGGTAGTTTACCTTGGGATGATGAATAATCACTTATTTTTAATTTTCGTATAAAGTTCGCGGAGATTGATCAGCTTAGAAACCGATCCAACAACATACTCGGTCTGCCCTCCATAGTCCGCATAATCATTTCCGTTGAAAGCAATAATATTCTTACCTTTCTCCCGAGCATAAGCTTGCAAGAGTGGAACAATTGGATCATTCAAATGCGGACTATCGGAAATCTTAGAATATGGTTTGTTCCCTCTCAATACTTCCTTTACTAAATGAAAATCACCCATCAAATAGTCAGCATGACGATTTCCGACAAGAGCGGCTTTATAGACAACTTCAAGTCGTTTGTCTGAAAACCTTTTAATACTGTTTCGCATAAGTTCAAATTGGGCATCATTAAAGTATAACACATCATTTGGATCATATGCGAAGGCATCAATTTTTCCCTCTCCACCAGAAGCATGCCCAACCCAATCGGTCATGAAAGAATTATCATTAATTTCTTCATCGTAATGACCACGATACAGAACGTCCATTCCGTCAGTTTTACGTATTGCTGCATCTCTTGGCCAATTCGGCAAACCGTTCCGGAGATTCAAATTCTTCGCGTATAGTTCTAGGTTTAATAGCGCGAGCTAACATGGGATACTTAGTTAATAGTTCTTTTGACATGAGAACTGGCCGTTCTAAAACATCGCCTGGACGATATCCAATAGTTCTATCAGGTTTGTCCATATAGAGACGAAGTTTCATTTTTACACCCAAACTCAATGCAACGGAATCATGATTGGCTTCATACGCTTTCCATACATATAATATCCCACTATCATCAAGCAATCCGCGAATTTCCGTAGTCTTCAACACCTTATCATACAATTCTTGCATTTCTTTGTAGTTTGGATTTTTATAGATTGTTATCTCTCGGTTGTTTTTACCAACTTCGGCTTTTTCTATTTTGTATTCTTTTAATTTGTGTTGTTTCTCCAACAAAGTTTTAAGTATAGCATAAAATTTAGTAGGTTCTTTATAGTAATCACTACCAGTAGAATATGGCTTATCGATATGCATTACTTCAAACATCTTGCCATATTCTGATATCCATTTAAGCAATGTTTTTTTAGTTTCTTGGCTTAAAGGATCAACCCATTGAATATTGATATCACGAGTTGAAGAAGAACATCGAACCCAACCGTGTTGTAATGCTACAACTATATTTTTTTCATAGATATTCCAATCAAAATGATTTTGAGTCTTTCTAACTGATGGAAGATCGAAATGATTATTTAATAAATCCCCATGATGTTTATCATTATCATAATCACAACTGATAAATTCACCTTTGTCGGTTATCCAAAAACCTCTTATGTTAGGAGCACTGCTTTCATTGTTTATTCCACCATAAGCCATTTCCATAATGGGTCTATCGGAAGAAAAGATATCAGTTAACTTCATCTGCCTTCCTCCCCGATATTCGCTTTTTTATTTCAGAATAGAATTTATTTCGATCAAAATATTTTGTAGTTTCTTTGGTATACGGATTCTCAATAAAGAGACCGCCAAACATTTTTCCATATTTCGACACCCAATCAAGTAAACAGTGATCTGCTGCTTTACTTAACGGACCTACCATTTGAATGTTTAGTTTATTTCCAGATATAGAGCATCGTACCCATCCATGCTTTAAAGCAAGATCAGTATTTCCATAATATTCATCCCAATTAATATCGTTGTCTTTATCTCTATGTTGTTTTATCTTGAAGTAATTAACCAGCAAATCGGCATGATGAATATCGTTTTCATAATCACAATTCAAAATTTCTCCTTTGTCGGTGATCCAAAAACCTCTGTAGAAGGGCTGGGCTGTTTCGGTTAATTCATACTTTGCGGCTTCTTCTTGATATTTACCGCTATCGATTAATCCTTGAAGATATTCCAAGTTTTTTCTTGCCAAATTGAATTTGCGATATCCTAAGGCAACAGCGGCATCTCTAGCGGCCTTCTGAACCGCGTTGTAGACTTTTAGCTTAGCATGTTCAGTTGCGTAGGTTTTCAACTCTGGAAGGTCTGGAATAGCCATCGCTGCTTCCGTATCAGGAATATTTTTCAAGTATTGTAAACCAATTTTAACTTTTGGAGCAACCCATTCTTCACCATATCCCATGCGCTCGCAGAATCGTTGAGACATGCGATGAGTCAAGTCACCAACATGTTCAAGCGCATATCCTAAAGAGGCGCCATTTGGATAATTATGTAAAACTTTTTGAGCATCAAGCATCGCCAGTTCCGGACGATATCGCTGATCATCGGCTAATTTTTTGAAATCTTCTAATCGGCCTTCTGCAAGTTTTTGTAAATTCAACGCTTTTCGAAAAGAAGGAAAAACAATAGCATTTTTAGGAGCGTCATATTCTTTTCGAAAAGCGTTATAAACAAAATTATTTTCTTTTGAATAATATTCTATGTAAACATTACACTGAACATTTAAAGCTAACATAAATTTTATTTGATTATGATGAGCTAGATAAGCATCCCAAACATATAAGTCTTTTTTATTGTCAATAATACCTTTAATTTTCCCAATACCAGTATTTTTGAATACTTCAATATTGTTAATGAGATTTAACAATTCTGTATTAGACGGATTTTTCAATACTTTGGTGGTTATTCCTTTAATCGAAACAAATTCTACTTTGCCTTCAGTGATTTTTGGCTTCTTGATCTTAACTAAAGCATTTCGAATGAACTCTGGAACCTTAGGATCGTCAAAGGTATGTTGACCATAAACACCATTCGGAGCTACATAGTATTGTTTATCACGCGCGCAATATATTTTGATACCATTATTTTCATTCCACAAATCTTCTTCAGTAATCGCTCCACCTTTTTCTAAAACTTCTTTTATCTCGAAATGCGTTGCGTCGTATTCATCCCAAACATATAGATTACCTTGTGAATCCACGATGCCTCTTACACTATTTCCAGTTTTTTTCATTATAGCTTCAAGATTTGGTTCGTTTTTCCAAACGGTTATGTCTTTTTTTTGATGTGGCCCATATGATATAGGAAGAATTTCAATACTTTCTGAAAGTTTTCCTTTACAAATTTCTTTGAAGTGTGGAAAGCTAATCTTTTCAAGTGGAACAAGATCATTATATAAATCATAGACCAGTATTCCAGTAGGAGTTGTATCTATTATATAGAACAGATATAACGGATCGATGCCCATATTACGTATTATTTGGTTGTGCTCTGCTTCATAAGAATCCCATACAAATATATTTCCTTTGGTGTCTACTATTCCGCGTGCGTATCCATCATCTTTATTATAACTTTTACCTATTTTGAATTTACCAATTAATTTGTCCAATTCTTTTCGACTAGGATTAATCCATACTGGAACTGATTTTTTGTATATTTTTCCAGGAATAGTGGCTATTTCCATTTTTTGATATTCTTTTAGTACATTAGCTCTAACGCCTAAAGCGATACGCAGATTATCAAATTTTGGAGAATCCATTTTACGTTGTATTTCAGAATCATGTGATGCAGTCACGGTAGTTGGAGAACTAAAGTAGAGATTATCGCAAAAATCATATAATTTTAAAGCTCCTGCAATTTGATCATGTGAAGCTTCATAAGCATTCCAAACATATAGATCGCCATCATCAAATAATAACCCTCTTGCTTCTTCATTTAATTTTGGATTACTATTCCTAAGATATTTTCTAATAGCGGCAAATAATCTTAAAATATCATTATGATTAGGATTTTTAATAACGTCTAGTCTAGTTCCGCGTATTTCAACTGGAAAATATTTCGATTCTTTGAGTTCAGAATAGCGCATGTATTATTTATTCTATATGATTTTTTATAAGACTAAATAATGACACTTTCAAATAGCAATATAATGCGGAGTAAAAATTGGATAAATTAATGGACAATGATGGTATAAATGATGACATAAAAGCTATTCTCGAAAAGTTTCCTTTTTTGAGTTATGGTATTATGTTAGATGTTCCATATTTAGGAATTATTTTAAATTCGGATAATCAACTAATATCTCTATATTCTTTAGATATGATCCCGGCTGAGTTAAGACCATTGTTTTTGGAATTAGGGCAACAATGGTGGTGGGAAAGTAATCGTCAAGTTCCTATTCATATTTTCTTGAAGGACAAAACAAAACTCTTTAGGCCCTACATAAAACACTTTAGTCGTAAGGATTTTGATTTGAAAGCTGGGCCATCAGTAAGCCTTCAGGAAACTATTGCTCGTCGTGTGCGCAAAAGACAGGTAACTCTTGTTCGAAAAATGGATTGACAGTCAACGAAAATATGGTAAATTGATTTTCATAATTTCTTAGGAGAAAAATTATGAACAGACTCGTGAATGGATTTGTGGATAGTCCTTTTCGTGAAAGGTTGGCATCATGAGCACGCATTCAAACATCATTGTCGAACGATCAGATGGTTCGGCTAAGAAAGTCTATGTTCATTTCGACGGATATCCGTCTGGTATTGGTCGAACATTAGTTGAACATTATACCACCCAAGAACAAGCGGAAGCTGTTGTTTTGGGAGATATTTCGAGCTTGGGGCCACGTTGCGACGGTTGCCCTGGTCATAGTTACGAAACCAAGGTTCCAGGCCAGACCGTGTATTATGGTCGAGATCGCGGCGAAGAAGATGTGGACGGAGAAGTGTTTCCTTCTCTTAAAGAAGCATTGCTTAATATTTCGGAATATTATGCGTATGTTTGGACTCAAGGTGAATGGCGATTTGGTCGTGATCTAACCTCTATGTCAGAAGCAGAGGATTAAGATGCCCAAGTCAATTCGGCCTGGATATCATGAAGCCCTTGCATGGGTTGCTCTGAATGATGATACTACTTTTATGGAAGAAGACAAACCGGAGGAAATTCCTTCGGTAACGGTTGTCATGATTTCTCATCTTTGGGATAAAGATATATCGGAAGTTGTTTCGGCTCTGCGTCGTAAACTTACAAAGTCTGAAAGATAATATGACATTTCTAGACCCTAAGATTTATACAGAAGATATGGATTTTGAAAATGCGGAACTATTTGCCGCTTTCATGATGTTTTGGTCTTCATGTAATGGTATTACTGGTTTCGATAATCTTAATGAAGAATTAGCTTTGAAGGCAAAAGAATTATTTAAGATGGCGCCACCACAAGAAGCTAAGAAAATGGTGGCGGCGGCGGCATATACACATGAAAAAATAAAGAATGAAAATCCAGAGCTTAGGTTGACTTGATTCCTTTCTTACAGTAAATAAGATCATACTTTGAAAGGAGAATAGTCATGAAACGCAGAGATTTGAAAATTACGGGTAAAGCCCCGACACCGCGAAATCCCATTGCTCACGCCATGCTTTCCAACCGGCGAAGCGGAACCTATGCCCAACCCCCTATAAAGGGGAAGGGTAGCAAATATAATCGTAAGGGTCGGGATGGTCGTTCCGGCCCTTCTTTTTTATTGACTATTACAGCCTGAAATCATAAAATATATGGATGTGTTTGTCGAAATTTGTTAGCTGGGAAATCTTTTTTGGTAATATAGATTATCGCGATATAGATGTGTCTTTCTTCAAGGAAAAATACCCATTCAATTTCGTCATCACATGCGACAATAATATCAATTTTGAACCGAGAAAAAAAAGTTTTTTTGACGACCAAACTATTCACCAGATACAAGACGAATGGACTTATTTTATTCTTCGTAAAGAAAAGTCAAAAAATAAAGATATAGACATATGTGTTTTTGACGATTATGAAGCATTTTTCTTCTTTAAAAATGAAATGGACGCTATTATGGCGAGGTTGATGCTATGAACAAATCTGATCCTGAAATTCTTATCTTCGAAGAAGATGCGGATAGACTTAAAACTGCACTAGATCGTGCTATAGAACGTGGCATTCAATATAAAAAAGAATTGCGTTCGGCTCCATTAGAAGAACAGATCGAATGGGTTGCCACTGAAATTTTCTTCAAATTGTATGGTGGTTATATGGGCCAACCATATTTTTGTGATCTTCCAGAAGATAACGGCGGTGATCCGGAACAAGATGGTCGTAATTGGCGAATGTCGAAAAAACCTTATAAGGATGTCGCTGGTTTTATTTTGAAAATTTTGGGTCCAGATAAAACTGAGATTGAAAAACTACAAGAATCTATTGACAACTATCTTTATGAAATAAATGAATTGAAGGCTGAAATTCGCCAGCTTAAAATTGAAGTAGATGCTCTGAAATATTATGGTGATTAATGGAAGATAACGAAACATTCATCAAATGGTTAGCAGAAAATACTGTAACCAAAGCTCTCGAAGGGCATCTTTTCATTCTCGCCAGCGGGAAAACCAGTGAATATTATCTGAATCTGAAATCAGTGTTAATGCATTGGAGATTTGTAAGTCAAATCTCTGTTAACCTTCGGGCTGCAATTCAACAAGGCAATTATCAATACGTTTCAGGCATGGAAACGGCAGCTATTCCATTGGTCGCCCTGGCTGTAGCGGCGGATTATTGTAGTCATGAATTACATGGGTTCTATCTTCGAAAAAATAAAAACGATCATGGAGCCAAACGTCAAATCGAGTTTACCGGAAGTTTGAGAGACAAACGCGTGCTTGTCCTAGAAGATGTGGTAACCTCTGGTAAAAGTTCTATGGATGCCGTCAATATCTTGAGAGATGCGGGCGCGTATGTGGATGAAGTTCTTTGTATCGTTGATCGCGAAGAAGGCGGTCATGAATTGTTTGCGAATGAAGGTGTAAAGCTGACATCTATCTACACTGGTAAACAACTTTTGAGAGAAATTTAGGAAACGAAATGTTAGAGACAATTTGCGATATCATGGTTGAAGGTTACAAGCGGAACTGGATAACCAGTAGAGACGGTAACTCCAGCTTGAGAACACATGGTCAATCCCATTTTTACATCACACCGGCTGGTGTAAGAAAACAAACTTTGCAGCCTGACCAATTCAAGAAATTGGCTATCTATAAATATACTGATAGCCTGGATAGGGTCAAATATCGAAGCACAACCATGGACTATACGTCGATCAGTTCGCAGTTGCGTCCGAGCGGCGAGCTTCCATTGCATTTGGGTTTGCAGCAGGAATTGGGTAATCCACCGGTAGAGACTCGGGTCGTTCTTCATTTTCATCCAACCTATTGTGTTGCGGCAATTAGAGCGGGTATCAAACTTGATAAAATGGCTCAATGTTTCCCTGAATTAACTCAATATACAAGGGTCGCACCAAATGTTGGTTATATAGAACCAAAGACTGAAGAATTAGGAATAGCCTGTCATCAAAGTATGGGCCTGGATGCGGAAGGTAATTTGGAATACGACATTGTTGGGTTTGAAGGTCATGGCGTTGTTGCGGTTGCGACCACTCCTTGGCGAGCATTTGAACATATAGAACGATTATCGCATATCTGTGAAATTGTTTTACTTAGCGGAAACTACAAGGATTTCTTGTAATATTTTACACTTGACAATCTCAAAATATATGAGATAACTTACATTAAGAATTAAGTTCTACGTTGATAAAACTTATTCTGAATTGGTTACAAAGTTAACCAACAACTTTATAACGGATAAACCAAACAACATTTGGTTTTCCATAACGGTTATTGCGTGTGCAATTAACTAGAAAGGCTGTCCCATGAATCCATAATAGAAGGAGATAATCCTGTGAGCAGAACTGTGCGTAAGCTCCCGCTTGATCGCCCTCGTGGTGTTAAATTGTATCCAAACGGACCATTCAACCGCCTTGACTATAATATCCTTAAAAATACTCCTAAGCTGAAAGACCAGAATCGCGGGCAATGGTCTAGGCAATTTGTCTACAAAAAATATTTAGAGCAAAAATATCATTGGCCATGGGTTTATATACCGGCTGATGAGGAAGAATTTCTAAGAGATCAGGCACGTTTTGGGCAGCCTTGTGATTTCGGCACTAAATATGATGCACCAATGTATGAAAAATGGGAAGAACCTTCCGATTATCATACCGTTGATATTTGGATACCGAATCCAGATTTCGACGAAAAGGATCATGATGAATATCAGAAGTGGCTTCGTATTCACAATGAAGTCTATCGCAACGGTTCATGCCGCCGTCAGCGGATGCATGGTGTTGCCCTTTCGAAGAAGATTGATCATCGCCAAAAAAGAGCACAAGGCAAATGTCTTCTGCGTAAAGAACTTCAAGAGTATCATGACGCGCTAAATAGTTGAATGAAAATCATTGATCTTTTTGAAAACGAAGGGCTTCCAGAAATTGGGAGCCCTTTGACACGAGAAGCAATTGATAAATGGTCAGATGATATTCGCCTTAAACTTGGATTGAAGTTCTTCGACGTTTCACTTCAACGTAATGGCGATTTAAAACTAATGATGATCGAAGTCACAAATAAGAAGCAAGGAACCGGTAGTAAGGCTATGGAAGCCCTTTGTAGGTTCGCTGATAGCCACCACAGGCGCGTTCTACTATCTCCTGCTACCAAGGACCCAAATAAGGGAACGACCTCCCAGAGCCGTCTAATAGGCTTCTATAAAAGATTTGGATTTATTCTCAATAAAGGTCGGAACAAAGATTTTACGATCAGTGAGTTGATGTATCGAAATCCTCGTGGAAATATAGAAGAAGATGTTTGGCACGGAACCAAGCACGATTTTGATCAATTCTCAACCGATCATATAGGAACTGGTGAAGGAAATTTCATGTATGGTTGGGGATTATATTTCACCGATTTGAGAAAAATTGCCGACTGGTATCGCAAAAATCTTACTGATCCTTCCAATAAAGGACAAGAAGTAGAAATAGATGGTCAAGTTTTTATTGATGGTGATCCTTTATTGAATGAAAGAATTGGAAAATTTATTGACAAATATGCGCCATTAGAAAAAACAGATTTCGCGAGTGGAGAAGAAACTCGGGAATGGTATAAAAAATGGATCATACGACATATTCGTGTTTCAATATTTGAAGACCCCAAAAGTTTAGAAACTCCAGCGAGTTGGTTTAAAAAAATTATCCGCGATCTTGGAGGAGTTTATGATGATGAATTATATTCAATAAAACTCATGACAGCGGCGGCTTTTTTATCTATTAAGGGCATGAAGTATCTTCCTTTAAAGGGAAAATTATACAAAGTTAATATTCCAGATGATGCCAATTTTCTATTATGGGATTTCGATTTTGATGAACAGTCAGAAAGTGTAAAAAATAGTTTAAGAGCTACCGAACCAGAATTATTTGAAAAAGATGAATATAATTCTTGGTATGGATATGATTTACAATATCGGTCTGGGTCGAGTATATATGAGGATATAGTTTTTATTTTCACTGAAAAAGGCATGGATCGAAATACTGCTAAGAAACATGCATCATTGTTGCTACTAAAATATGGAATATCCGGAATAAAATATTATACTGGTTCTACGCGTGATAAATTAGAAAAACATTACAACTACGTTTTATTCACTGATCAAAATATCAACATATTACATAAAGAATAGGTATTAAAGCCATCGCATTTTAAAATGAATAGCTTCGGATGGCGCCGCAAAATAAAGAGTGCCATGACCGAAAAACCCCAAAGACCCAAAATATCAAATTTGTTTTCGAATATGCGTTAGTAACCATTCATTCATTGTTGGCTCATAAAATTCAACTTCCATTTTTCCTGAGTCATCAAAGAAGTCAGTGTATTTGCTACACAATACTATAGGTTTGTAAGCATGTTGCGCACTAACCTGAATAGGGTTTGCAAAATGCTGATATACATTAAGTCCAGGATGGAATATAATCATTTCCGCTATTTAGCAAGTCAAACTGTCTCAATTATGATTCGAACCTTGCGACCTTCAAGACTCTGCATGAAAGAATGCTTCTTAGTTTCATCCCAACTTTGAAGCCTGACGAAAAACGCGTCATTGTCCGAGCCAATTTCTGCAACAAGTGCTGAACCGCCGTCGTCTGGTTCAGATTCTACGACACCGTTAAGAATAATTTTGGTCAAACTAATCCTCCTTCAACTTATCGACGCAACGCATGCCAGGATCATTGCGCTCAAGATATTCCGCTTGAGCAATTAGCGAATTGGCAATCACTCGTGCGCGGGCAGGAGAAAAATGAGAATAATACCAAAGACCGGGGTTTTTTTCGAACATCACTTGAATACTGACACAATCCCCGTAAGGATGCATTCCGGATTTTACGCCCAATCTGAAATTGTTGTCTGTTGACCGAACTATGCCAGTATTTGCGGCAAAGGAATCCATATTGGCTCGCTTCAAAAGCTCAGCACGAGTTTCTACCTTTGGTGGTTCGACTGGTTCGACTGGTTCGACTGGTTCTGGCAGCAGAGCCATAATTTCTTCAGCCAAATACTTGGCGGCATCACCATCAGCAGAAAGACGGCCTTCCGCGTTTACACCAGCAAGAGCCAGATTAACTGCTTGGGCTACCTTATTGGCGATAGCCAGAATGAGTTCTTCGTTGGCCATAATTACACCCGGCTCAAAAGGTTCTTGGTGAGGCAAGGAAGCCGTTCCACGACTGCCATGTCATTGAAGAGCATGCAAGCAGCTTGTCGCGCACGATCCAGCCAGCGATTCTTCGCACGATGTTGGAGGCTATCCCATTGTTCCTCATTATAGCCCGGTCGCGAAATCGTCTTGGAGAAAACTGGCTTAATAACACCGTCGCGAACAGTGCGGGATCGAAATTGAACTTTATTCATAGAAGTGGCTCCATCTGTAAATTAATTATGGAAATAACATTACCACAAAAAAATGATTAGTCAACCCAAAACGATCATGACCATCTCATTTTGAAATGAATAGCTTCCTGATAATTTCGAATATATACCTGATCTTTGTATATATTTTCGTTATAGTTTTCTCTAAATGTGTCGCAACACATCGAAGCAATCGCCATGATAAATCGTGGATAGTATGTTCTTCCATCAAACGACCATCATCAGTATATAGATTATATCTTATCCAATATTGTTCATCTATTATTTCGTTAGACATCATATTTTGAAAAATTCCTCTGAGACATTATCAATTTTTTGAGCAGTTTGCTCAATCAACAAATTTAATTGAACAACTATAGAAACTGCATAGGCTATCGCATGTGAACGTCGAAATTGATATCCATCATTTACCGGAAGCCAAATCTCATCGTCAATTTCCTGTCTGGATTTACCCATCAAATGTTTTTTACCGGGCCGCATGAGAGCAAGGATTACCGCTAAATCTTCTACGCATCGCGGCTCTATGGATTTAACGATACCGAAACTGGAATGAATGTGAGCCAGCATTCCAACAATATGTTCTGATTCAAACAAATCCCAATCTGGCTCAGCCATAAGTTTTTCAAGATGTTCTTCACTTTGAACACCAGCATAAATGGAGTTATTTAAGAAATCTATCTTGAAATATCCTAAATTTTCAGCATCCTTGTAATTCAAAGAGGCATATCCAGTCAACGGATCAACCGGAATATCTTGAAAATATACACCAGTTGGATGTTTAACATGATTTCCATTTTGAGACATGCTTGCGGATATGTAATTTAGATTTTGCAAAGCCTTATCACGATTCGCAAAATCTATATCAATATCTGTTGTTACTTTCATGCGTTATCAACTACTACTTTAAGTGGCGTTTTCTCAGGACGTTTTAGCGATGCAAAATCACTCATACTTCCTGTATAATCATATAACACTTCGTTTTTTGAAATGCGATTTATTCGTATCAAATCCAATGTACTATCTGTTAAAATTCCAAAAGACTTAACTAATCCTGTCAACAAAAATACTAAACTAACCATAACAGGATTATTTTTATCATTTTGCTCTTCAGTAGAAAGTTTAGCCGCTTTTTCTATATTTTTTTCTATTAACAATCTAAACAATATTGGCGTTAATTCAAACCAATGAGTTCGATTTTTAAAATTTATGTTTGTTTTCGCAAGATCAACTAACAGTTTGTCCTTCTCGTACCATTGAGAATCAATTTTTTGAAAATCATTGATATCTAATAGTATGGCCGTTCGACGTTCTGAAACCAAATCATTTATAATTACTGTAATCATTTAATCTTTCATATTCATTTTGTTATTCAAGTCTCGTTTCAAGTTATTAATATCATCCGTGTGTTTGTTTAAAGAACTTCGTAGAGCATTTATTACATTTTGTAGTTTAACAATGACCCTATGTTGGGCGATTATTTTTTGTTCCAGACTGTTAACATATCCTATATTCGGAATTTCAACTTGTTTTCCATCCGCAGATATAGATGTAGATTTTCCACCAGAATAACTGATTTTAAACGCATCACTACTGATACCTTTTGTGTGAGTAGCGGGCTCATCAGAGGATGTGTTGTCATACATCATAGCTCGTAATTTTTGTTTTTCTTTCTCGCCTATCTCATTGTTAGTCATTTATAATCCTACTGCATCTAAAGTTTCTCGTATTACATCAATATCATTGCCAGCCTTCAATATTTTGAATTCCCAAAACGCTGGATCAATATTTTGCCAAACTAATGATTGTTGTTCTTCTGAAAGACGTTGAAGTAAATCACTACCACTTGAAGAAGCGAATAATAACCAAGGACTTATACGTCCTGATCGTATCCACTGAGTGGCTAATACTGGAGTTATCTTTCTAAAGAAATCTGTTAATGGCTCTCCTGTATCATTTGACCACTGTTCCATAAGCAGCAACGTTCTTTCTATTGCGGCATCTGGTGTCTCTCGCTTATTTAATTCTCGTATATATGTCTCGTATGTAGTCTGACTTTCCCATTTATTCATTTTTACTTGATGTTTAATAAGAAAATCAATAAAATCTTTTGGTCTTATCGCATTCATGTTAAGTAAATACCGACCAAAATGAGTAAATGTTGTATAAAAACTACTTTTTATAAAATCCTCAAATGTTTTTTCTTTTCTTCCTTTAAATTCATGAAAACGTTTAAAAATGGAAAAACCAAGCTTTACATATTTAGTATCTTGATCATTCCATCTACGTTTTTGTTCGCACATATGAGCATAAAAAGAACGCGCATTCTTGAAATTTTTCTTACAGTATGAACAATAATTTTCTTTATTTTCTTCTTCTAATTTTTGTTTAGTATAACTAAACGCCGGGCATACATGTTTGTCAAAACTTTTTTGATTAACATATACTTTATCACATGTTGAACAAACAAGTTTAGGTTTTTCTTTTTTTTGATTTTGTAATTGATTTTCCGATATAACGATCATATGCGTCTAAAATCTCTTGAATTCTTTCTGGAGTGCATCCGGAGAACAAAACGAATTCTCTGAATGTATCATCTGTGAATTGATTTATCAAAATTTTAAGTTCAAAATCATTGGCATCAGGCCAAAACTCGCTTAAAAATTCGTTTATCGTATCAACACTTTTCCCTTTTCCCACCATGGGAATCCATTGATGACGGCTCTGTCTCCCCAGTCCACAGGATGCGAGTAATTTATATTGAAGTTCTGGATGATCAGTCAATTCCCAGAAATTTTTATTGGCCCGGTCGTTGACCGAGATTAGATAATGTTCAGATGCACTTCCATCCGTGACAGCACTTGCCCATCGTAATACAACAGGAGCAGCAAATCCTTTCTTGATTTCTGGCTCAAGTTTGTCGTAGAAATCAAGATCGTGTTTATCTATTGCATTCAAAGTCTCGAAAATATCAAGCTTGTGGTTCGCCAATATCCCAATCTCCATACCACTTACCCGGTTGTGTTTCATCCGGAGGGAATAATTTTCTAAACTGAATTTCAACATCTCTGTCACCGATCTCGTAGAATTTGGTAACAGTGAAGGTTAAATCTTCTAACTTCGCTTCATGCCATGAACAATAATTTACACGAGTTGAATTCACAAAATCACTGAGTTCTGCACCAAATTCAATGAACTTTAAGCGACGCAAATCTTGATCAGTTTCGTAAGTTTTGGAGAAATGATAGACTAAAACGGTCATAATAAAATTTTCCTATAAATAGAAGTAGACAATTGAGTCACGATTTTCAATGGCATCTCCCTGCTATTGGTTGCTCCGGTTATCCCCATGAGACTTAATTTTCTCATGGGGATAATTGTTAACTCACTTTTTCTTTGAAGTCTTTCCAGGCTTACCTTCAGCCTCAATTATAGCATCTTCTTTTATAAGTTCTTCTTCCGCTTTTTCAACTTCAGCTAAAGCCGTGTCTAAGTCATATAAAGTTTCGTCCTTTGACGTTTTCAAAGCTTCGAAATCAATACGTTTTTCTGGTTCAGGATTAGTTTCTGTCACGTCACAAGGGGGGCAAGGCTTCGCTGGCTCTTCTACGGCCAAGACTGGTGGAATGGTAATATTTTTCTCTCGGATGGTAGCCAAAAGATTATCCATTTCCGCCTGTTTAGCTGGCGCCGACTTGCGATCATCTATTTCTTCCACGTAATCCAACAGGGCTCGGATCAAAAGTGGAATCTGACGGGATGCCATTTTCATGTTACCAGTCCCTAAAAATCCGTCGTGATTTTTAAGAAGACCTTCGATAATGTCTCTCTTACTCATGTTTATCTTCCTTTATTCTTGTTGCTTTATGCCATTCTAAAAATAATTGATATTTTGCGAATACTCTATCATTTATCTTTTCTTGGTCTAAGTGGTTAATTTTACTAACAAAATCTATTGCGGCAAGTAAATCAGCCAATTCATCTTCAAGTCTATCTTTGAGGTTAGGACCATTATCCCAATGCTCTAATTTTCCTCCGGTTCCAATCAACTTTCCACAGACTTGCATAACCTCGCCCGCTTCTTCTACAAGCTTGCTTATACCCGACCAGTTGTGGCTACCAATTTTGAAATCAGTCATTAGTATGCTTTCCAATAATCGCCCCAAGATTGAAAACCACCTGGGGGCCTTCCGCCATAGGCTTGTTCTCGTAATTTTTCTCTGGCCGTATACCAGCTATGTCCTGGATTCTTTGCTAGAAAATCAGATATCTCATCATCAGATGGTTCATTTTTAGGATCGGGATTTTTTATCATTCCGTATTTTACCTTATCGTCAGACAAAATAACCATATAAAAATCGCAACACAGAACGAACTAAAGCAATGGTCGTTTTTTGCGTGAAACTTCTGCTTGTAAAATAACCATTTCTCCTTCAAGTTTAGAGATAGCTAATTTAGTTTTCCGAAGTTCTTCGATTGTCACATCTTGATCTTTATGAGTTTGGGTGGCATTTTTAGCTATTTGTATATTGGTCTGTGCTGCGTTTTGCTGAATTATAGATGTGTTTTTAGCAACTTGAATATTGGTTATAGTTGTTTCAGTATGATTTTGTATAATATCCTTTTTATTTTGTATTGAAGTAGAATAAGCTTTTACCGTCCAATTTTGTAATTTGTCGAAATTTAAACCAGCGGCGAATGCTGAAATTATGGCCAAAAATAAAAGAATGTAAATTATTCCGTCATGTTTTACAAATTTACCATATAAATCTGAAATTTTCATAGGTGGTATGATCCGAGATCAGGTATGATCATATCTATTTATCTACGCAAATACCTTACTAATATCTAGATTATCGGGAAGCTTATTTGTGTCTTTGACAAAAAAAGCACAAGGAGGACACGGACCAGAAATCAAAGGAACTGCTAAAATATGCCCTCTTTTAAGTTTAGGAATATGCCAAGTCACGTCTGGAAAGACATTCTGGATAGTGATTTCACAAAATTGTGGGATATAACCAGTGATCGGATTCAATACAAAAACTTCGAATTCACGATCATTCAGGTGTTTTAGCTCTATGATCTCCATATTTCCAAGATGTTTATCAGCAATAATAACACTCCAATCTAGAGGCATTTGTATGCGATATGGTCCAATCTGAAGATCAGCCGCAGGTCTAGGGAATACATCCAAATAAAAAACTGGAATCCAAATAAAATCTACATTGTTCTGATCTGAATAATCTAACACACAATATCGTAAATCATCAACTAAATTAGGCATAGCCGACATCTCAAACGGCTCATTTTCTGGGGTAAGTATTTGCAATTGGCTCCTTTAATAATATTCTGTATAGAATCAAAGGGATAATACAATTCTATTTTATTGATTGCAATATATATTTGCAATCTGAATTATCGTGATAATATTTCACTAATACCGTTGAGGTATGTTATTTCTCCGCATCACATAATCCATGATTTTCTGAGCGTCAAACTCCAATTCTAGTTTTTCAACGGCTCGTTGAAGTAACCGATGTGGAGGAACTTCATGCGTATCTGATCCTAATTCAGGAATAAAATACTCCGCATGCATCATTTTGGCGATGTTAAACATAGTATCTCTGTCAGACATAATGATACAATCATTTGGATATACATTTCCACTATCTATAATTACCTTATTCAAAATCTGCGAGAAATTGACTGGATTGTATACCATATCACAACGTGTCTTAATGATGATATCATATTCTTTTCCGTCAACATATTCCGTATGCATTACTGGAATAAAAGCGTTGACCAATTTAACACTTTGTGCGAAACAATTTTCCATGTTTTGAAAATTTGGATGTAATGTATTTACCGTCGAGTTATAATAAGCATGTCTTTCTTCGGCACTATCTATATTGAAGTTGACTACGTTAATACCTTCAAACATAATTTTAATTTGATCAGGAGTAAGTAATTCATCATCTCCCTCAAATCGGCCGTTAATGTAAGGATGATATCCATAGCGTAGATCATAAGTATCAACAAATACATCCGCGTTAAGCATTCCAAAAGTCTGTTGAAAACTTTCTTTACAACTTTCCCAAGTTCTTATATTACCAAGTAAAAGAATAGCAATCTTAAAATCGTTCATTTCTGACATAGTTATTCCTTGATTATGTAAGCTGTTGGGGCGGCAATGTTCATTTTGATAAGAGTGAGCCCCTTTTCTTTAAGAAACCGGTCTACGGCATTGGATTCACTCCAACTATGGTAAGCATATTCATCAAAAACCACGACACCACCCGGAACAACACGTTCCCACATTGTGTCTAAGGCATCGTATGTAGGTTTTTCCAAATCCATATCCAAATAGAGAATACTAATCCTGAATCCAGGACGATTACCAATTATTTTTCCGGAAGTCAGCGCGATATCTCCTTGGATAAGCTCAAACTTACTTTCGTCAAATCCAGCATTAAGAATCTTATGACGAATTCCTTCCATAGATATATCATCGTTGCTTAACTCTTTGCAGCGGTCAAAAACTTGTGCCATGGTGTCTTTATCAACTCCATCCACCATATTATCTACGAATGTCGAATCGAAGAAATCAAAACCCATAACTTTTTTGATACTTCTCGGTTCGTAAATATCTATGATCTTCAACCAACTTAGGAGACCAGAACCTTTAAATACGCCACACTCAACTATATCACCATGAAGATGCTTGGTCATTCCATAGAACCAGAACTTACTATGGAGTTTGTTAAAGACATTTCGATCTTTGGAGAATATGAAATTGTTAAAACTATCGTAAATGTTTTGATTTGCGTGAATATCAGATGAGTTATTGTAAAGATTTGTCATATTAACTTTTTAGCCAAGTTTTGACTGGCCCTTCTCTGTCTGTGCTTCTATTTTCGGAAATTATATCGTGGTATTTGTGTATCACAAAACAACGATCAGTTCCTATAAAGAACGGAGCTAATAGATAAAATTTTACACCGCCCCATGATTGTGTATTGATATTCATCTTACTTGCTAATTCTACACTTATAAAATGAGCAGAGAAATCTGTTATAACATAACAAGAGGTAAACTTGATTTCATGATCAGTCACATTCACACCAGGACGATTATTGAAATCGTTATTAGGAGAGTTGAACTGATCCTCTACAAAAAATGTGATAGAGTCGGAAGGGATATATCGATCCCTTTCAGCATACTCAAAAATCTCTTCGTCGGTTAAACGTTCTTTAGCGCAGATAAAAGGCGCAATGAAACTAATCAATCCCGGCCCAATATGTAATATTTCATCAAAATAATTCTTCGACAATACGCAATCAGACTTAAGCATTAGGTAGCGATCATCTGCCAAGTATCGTTGTTGCATAAACGTTCTTATAGCATGTGTATCACCACCAAGTGATTTATGGGTGTTTTTGTCGTAAGGAAATATTTCCACACTGTTGAAGAACCGAGCTAGATCATATTTTTTGTATAACTCTAACAGGTTTTCATTGGATAGTTCATCTTCATGCGTATTATAGATGTAAAGAACATCGAAATTAGCAGTATCTCTAATATCTTGTTTGGACATTGAGTAGAAGGTAGCATTTGCATGCTTCAGCGATAACGTTTTATGGGTAATGAAGAAAACTATATTTTTCATCGATATTTCCATTCATATTTTAGACTACCACAATCCCAAATTTTGTTATATCCTTTACTTTTCATAATTACACTTTCTGTTAATGAACTATCATAACCGTCTTTTATTAGTTTAGATTTCATAAAACGCATTCTATTGAGACGCTGTAGATTCTTGAAATACCAATAATTCGGAGATGTTATACTTATCAAGTCAAATCCAAGTATTTCATATAATTTTCCATTACTCCATCGCAAATCTGCATATGATATTATTTTTTTAGGATGATAATCCTTGATGAAAGCACTGAATAGTTTCTGTGCTCCTCCAACCACTAACCCATCAGACGCAAATCGCACTAACTCCCATGCCTCTGTATTCTTGGAAAATCTAGCTTTGGAAAAATTCATTACTGCCACTACATCATTATCAATATTTTTTAAACAATAGTTTATTGATGCATTACAAGTTTTTTGTAGATGATGTTTATCTAAAAATTCTCCGATTTCTTCACATGATATTTTTGATAATTTTGTTTTTCTAGCAAATAACTTCTTATTAGTTTTTCCTAATATATGGCGTAATCTATTTTTTGTTGCTTCAGTATTACTTAACCATTCATCTTCAAATATAGTAATTAATCTATAGCCAGCGGCATTTGTTATTTGAAGCTTATTTTTATGATAAAATTTATCTATGAATTCTTCGGAATGCCAATATAAACCACAATATTCAATTGCTATTTTTTTGTCTTCTATCACCAAGTCTAGTTCAAACGGTTTAATTATTTGTCGGTTATGCCGTGTGACTGTATGAAAACCTTCGCTTAATAACCAGTCATATATAGCTTGTTCACCACCCGATCCTATCGGGGTACATATTCTACATATAGGATTTATTTCATTTGCTATTATATAATCAGATACACTACTACATTTTTTGCATTGCATAGAATATCTGATATATTTATGATCAATACAAACTCCTTTATAATCATCAATTAGTATAAAATCTTTATTAATTCTCTCCAATACTCTTTTTTTATATTTTTCTATTAAGACTTCTCTAATCTTTTCAATAATTTCTGGTGAATAGGATACATTTTCCACGCCATATTTTTCCAAATTTGTTGTTTTTGTCTTTTTCATTACAGATGGAATTCTGGCAGGAATAGTTTCCCCGTATTTTTTTTCCATTGTACTCTTTACTTTTTCTTTTACAATATCACTTGATAGCGGGTTTTCCGTTCCATATCGATCTAAACAAGTTTTTTTTATTTTATCGCTTACATAAATATTTTGACGAGGATTCTCTACTCCATACTTCTCTAGGTTAGTCATTTTTCTTTTATTTGAAGATTCCTCAGTCCAACTGAATTTATTTTTTTCAATAAAATTTTTGTCCTTAAATATATTATCTGTACCATAAATAGCCAACATAGAATTTTTGTACTTTTCATGGATTTCCGTTTTTTGTTCTTCTGTTAAATTATTTCTAGCTTTGGCAACTTTTTCTACCATCGTTTTTATCGCACATTGACAACGATTATCTCCTCTAGTTGTTCCACAAAAAGTATAACCAACAGACAGGCTAATGAATGTCTTCGACTTTCCGCATTCACTAGTCGATGAAATATCAGGATAAATTATATTATAAGCATCTTCTTGAGAACACTCAAAAGAAATAATTTTCTTTATTTTTTGCCAATGCTTTACCTGCTTAAAAATAGTTTTAAGTTCATCTTTTTCTTTCTCTGTAAATGCATTCATAAATATTTTATTTTTATACTTTCAACTGGGAAACCTGCTTCTATATAAAAACCCTTTCTTTTTGCTAAATGTTTTTTGGAATACTTTAAGTTAGAATAAATATCATGAATAATAGCATAGTTTTTATCCTTGCCTCTACGCAAAACACGCCCCGCTGACTGAATAGTTCTAGTAAAACTTGTGCCCAGTTCAATAATAACAAGGTTGTATATTCTGACTATATTTACTCCAGTTGCTATACATCCAGGTGTGCCAATAAGTATTTTCCCGTTAACATCTCCAAATTCTTTATACTCTCGCTTTCTATCCTTAGTTTTTACTGTACTATTAATGAACACTGCGTCGTCTCCAATAGCATTTACTAAATAATTACCAGTTTTTATTCTGTCCACGATTACAAGAGTGTTCCCGCTTTCTGCAACTATCTTTTTACAATATGCGGCTATCCAATTCAAACGATCTTCATCAGAAATTAGGAAATCATGTTCAGCATCGTAAGTAGCAAAATCAAATTCTTCATCTTGCAATTGAACTATTTTTACTTCGCAATCAGACAAGACTTTTCGTTCTTGTAAATCTTTTGTTATGACCTGATTTTCTGTTTGAATTTTACCAATGGCACATTCCAAGGATACTTGAAGATATTCTTCCTTTGGAATTGTTCCAGTCATACCAATTCTAATAGGAATATTCGCCATCGGCCCCGTCAACAAATTTTGTAAGATGGTTGCTGATGCTCCATGCGCCTCATCGGAAATTACACAAACCACATCTTTAAGAAAGAGTGAGAAATTGCTTCCAGCATCATATTTCTTACTATTTTTATCAAACACGCCAAGAGATTGCCATGTTGCTATAGTATGGGTATGCCCGTCTTCTTTTCTGTCTCCAAACCATACACCAGTATCTAGCCGAAGATTTTTGTAATCTTCTTCGGTTTGTATAACTAAGTCTTTGGACGGAACAATACAAAGACTTCTACCATATGGTTCAGTAAGTTTGGATAATCCCGCACATATAATCGTTTTACCTGCGCCAGTTGCAATGGGGATAATTGATTGATTATAACGCAAATAGCTAGTTATCGCCTTAACTTGATAATCCCGCAGAATAATTGGTTCTCCTGCACGGTCATGGCCTTCTGGCCACAAGGTATCAGAAAATATTTCTTCCGATATTTCAGGAAAATAGAAATTATACGCTGGTCGTTTATCATCAATTTCAATATCATAACCAGCACCAATTATCATTGGGAGAATTTTATCTAACATATTGATGAATGTGCCACCACCAATAGTAGCAAAAGCTACTTTTCCATCCCATCGTCCCATTTTATACTTATCGGTATGAAAAGCATGAGGAACCATATATTTAGAAGATGCTACAATTTTCCTTCTAAGTTCTGGGTCTAAACCTGTAATTTTTACGTTTACTTGATCTTTTATTACTATTGTCGCTATCACTAAATCAATACCAGTTAAATTATCATCAAATAATACTCGAAATGGTCGATTTTTTCAATTTAATTTACCATTGCATACGGATCAATAATTACGGGTTGATCGCCCCGCATCATTACGTTCCCTTGGTGTAAATCCATAAAATAATCTTTATTATAATCTCTAAGGTCTTTGAGCGTTATCATAAATATTCTCATAGGTCTGCTTAAATCGGTTAATTTAATGGGATACCTTCCGGAACCAGAAGTATAATAAGAATAAATTCCATAATAGTAATTCATGATAACTCTATAATCATCTGAATAATTCGATGGAACCGGTGATAATATCTCCATTCGTATCATTCTAACATTTGAAGTTAATCTTACCGCTTTTCCTTTAAATTTTGGAAGAGCGGGATTATTTCTATTTTCATTACAATATTTAATAAAATCTCTATAAGCAAAATCGTTGTCTCTAAATATTTTTACTATATTTTTATTATCGGTAAAAACTTCTGAATAAAGTCCACCATTTACATAACTAAAACCTAATTTCTGCATATAGTTCTTTAGATTGTTAGCATCTAAATATTTATTTGTGGTTAATACAGGCCATTCCTGTTTATGTGCTTTGACACCATATAATTCTTTGATCAGCATTCATTATTTATAATGTTTACCAAGAATCCTAAATTTTTGTTATTATCGTTGTTGAGACCAAGTTGTTTTTTTGGGAAATCAGCATACTGCTTGTCACTAATAAGCATTTTTTCTTCATAATTTGGAAATAGTGCTCTGACTAATGGAGACTTTGATGACGACGCTGTAACAAAAATTGTTTTGTAGAAATCGCTTGTTAAAATAGATATGTAACCCGGAAGAATGGCAGGTAGTATTAGTATGCCATCTCTATGGGCTTTAGCAAAATCAGAATAATCCTTAGGTATTACCGAAGAAAACTGTTTATATATGATTTTATTTTTGTATTCATCTCCAAAATCAATAATAGAATTGACTACTACCGTTTTTATATTGGCTATATTAGCAGCAGCCATAATTACATCGGTTTCTAATGGCATAATGGCTCTAAAGTTGTAATCAATTAACTTTTGTACCATTCGTTTTTGTTCTGAGGTAAAATTATAACCTTCAAAATCGACTTCTGTTATCAGATTTTCCCTGGCCAATTCTTTTATGGCAGGATCAATATTAAGGTCAAAAACTTCTGATAGTTCTATAATGCGTCTGGCCATTGCTGGCGTTTTTTTAAGAGCAAAATCGGTATTCACAAAATTTCTCCATAAAGCATATTTCTTACCCAACAATCCAAATATATATTGTTAGAAATATTTGCTAAAATTTCATCTCCTTCAATGAAAAATGTACTTTTTTCCTGTTTACTATTTTCACAAAGAGTTAGATATTCTAAAACGGCATCATCGTATTCAAAATGCGAAACTAAGTCCATAATTGAAGAGAAATTTGCAGGAGTAATACTTAAAACCCAAATTTTTAGTTTTCTATTGAAAACTGGTTTAATCTTTGAAGTTACTGGTTTTCTAGTATTTTTTATTAAGGCGATAAGTTCGGGTGTTGGTTTAAATCGAAATCCAAGTTTGTTATCCCCTAAATATCTAACCTCATTAGGTAAGTTTATAGATTGATAAGGATCGTTTCTATAACGAGGACGCAGAAGTATTTCTTCTATCACATGATTTGAAAATCCTTCTGCGATAAGGGATTTTTTGTAGTTGCCGACTATGTTTTGAAATGTTTTTATTTGCTTAGTTGATAGTCCTTTATCGCGTTCTATTTGCGTCTTAATGCTATTTACAAATTTTTCATCCCACTCTTTGAATTTGACTGTTTTATGGGATAGTTCAGTAATAAAATCTTCTACAAACAAAATTATAAATCCTACATAATTTGGTTGACAGAAACCAAGAATAGGATAGTATCAATTTCATACCGGGAAAACAATTTAATAGGAGAAATTTTATGAGCCGCATGTCCCAGATTTTTACTGCTCAGCAATTCGCTCAAGAACTGGCGAAGGATTTTCTTCTCTGTGATTTGGCGGAACGTGCTTTCCGCGAATCGGAATATCAAGAAGTTTATCCCATCCTTAAGGAATATCACGGCCAAGCCCCTTCCACGCTGGCGGTTCGAGTTGCCTTGGAAGAAGCTGAAGCTGAAGCTGAAGCGGAAGGTGATCGCTTCGATCCGGATATTTCGACTTGGGAAGATTTTTATATCGAAGCGGTAATGAATGAAGCCAAGAATTTCGAGGAACTTTACGGCGTATCCATTATGGGCCGTCTTTGTTAGGAAATTGATTCGTGCAGAAAATCAAGGAACCTGAAACCTATCCAGATGGAATAAATTAAAATGATATCGGTTGATACAGGATCGAACGGAGTCACCATACAAAGCGTAGAAACTTTGTATGCCTCTTTTGATCGCATGGACGTTCCAGCTTTTTATACGCATGGTGGACAAAATCCTTTTGAAGGCTTGTGCTCAGTAATTCCACCTACAGCGTCCTTCTATGCGCTCGTGCCAGATCGATATGAGGATCGCCTAACCATCGCCAGGAAGCTTTTGAAGGGCCTGGATAGGCGCCGTAATGTCCGAGAAGTCATCAGAGAGAAACACGAAGTCAATTACAATCAATTCGAAAAAACTTCGAAAATTGTTGTGCTCTACGTATAGGAGAAAATTATGAACTTTATCGCTTTGATGGCAGGATACTTGGGGACTGGTTTTGTCGGTTTAGTTTTCGTTGTATGTTTTTTTGCAATAATCCTTTCAATTATTATGTTTATTGAAACATATTGGGAAGAATACATAAGGCCTTGGCTGCTTACGGCTGTAGTTTTTGCAATCATACTTGGAATAATCGGTGTTATTTGTGTTTTTTCTTATGGAATCGGATCGATTATTTTGACTGGTAAATGGCCGCTACAATAAATACATATCTAATGTCTATAAGAAAATATATCGATATTGTAGAAGCTGTTCGGCGTGCTCCGTTTATACTTCAACCTAACCTGAAACCAGAAAATTACATAATGACTGGCTCTCTTCGTGATGTTGCGCGTTGGCGAGCCATGACTTATGTTGCCAATAATGGTGGTTCAAAGGGCGAGATGGATGAAGTTGGATACGTAATGATATCCACAAAAGATAACACGATCATTCCGATTGCCAATAATGATGATCACCATACCGGTAAAGATGTTCTATACACTTTGGGACGACGATATAATTTCAACGACAGAGACTACGTGCCAATCGATGCATCTGGCCGTAACTACATCTACACCGAGGATGAAATACCAGTTCTTCTCAATGTCATAACCAAGTTTCTCAGCTACGGTGGAATAAATGGAACACTAAATGGTTCATATGACATGCATAAAGTTGCGATGACACTCGAACAATTTGTGGAATCAAATGGAAATATCAATGTGGAGCCTGGGCAGTTGGCGCCTATCGGTAAATACTTTGTGGAAACCTATCAGAGAACCGCACAAGCCCTATCCAAAGCGCGAGGCAGTTTGATGCCATCAACCATAAATGCCGCCTTCAAGGCCGCTGCGGAAATACCAGTGATGCTCGAAAAGTTAGCTTTTTTTATTCCCAATAAATTGTGGAAAGAAATTAAGGAGATGTCCAACCATATTGCTATCCTACAACAGGAGCAGAATATTCCCGGCCTCGAAAATTATTTGTTCGGTTTTGATAGTATCAAGAACAAAGTTCATATCAGTTTAAAACAACTTCAGGCTCAAATAGCAAGAGGCGAACCACCTGACTATTCTCAACAACGCACTGAAATGCGCGCCTGGGGAGATATAGACTTAGCTATTGATGTGCTTGGACGGTTTTAGTGATTATTCACATTACGGCTGTAGTTTTTGCAATCATACTTGGAATAATCGGTGTTATTTGTGTTTTTCTTATGGAATCGGATCGATTATTTTGACTGGTAAATGGCCGCTACAATAAATACATATAAAGGACAATAAATACATATAAAGGAAAACGCATGTCTATAAGAAATTTTATTGATATCATCAACGAAAACATGCCAATTCAATTCGCAACCGATGAATGTATAAATTTTATCAATAATGCTATCTACAATGCTGAAAAAGCAACAGGTATACGATTTTCTAAAATAAGAGAAAGAAATAAAAATTCTTATGAAATTGAAGGGGTCACAAATTACTAATGTCTATGCGTCATTTTATAAATATCGTGGAATCTGTTAAGCGGGCACCATTCATCCTTCATCCAGAGCTTAACCCAGAAAATTATGTAATGACCGGCTCATTGCGTGATTACAAAAATTGGAAGGCTATCCAATACGAAGGCTATTCTAAAAAACAAGCATTGGCTGGTGAAAAAAGAAATGCCAAGGAAAATACGCGTTATTTTTATCCGATTAAGGGTGAGATGGGCGAAATTGGTTATGTGATGATTTCTCTTATAGACAATACAATAATTCCAATATCTCGTGCCGATGAACATCTTAAAGGATATGTTGTTTTACGTGACATTTGTAAAAATATATCAGCTTCTCCAAAAAATTATAAACCTGTTTGGTGCGGTGGTCTTAATTATATTTACTATCCGGATGAAATACCAAAATGGCTGAACGTGATCTCTAAATTTTTATCCTATGGTGGCATAGACGGTGTAATGGAAGGCATCGAAGATATGTCAGGATTATTTGTAAAGATGAGCGATTTTGTAAAATATAAAGGCAATTTTACTATAACTCGTGGAGAATTGGCGATCATGGGTAAAGAATTTATTGAACGATATAAAAACGTGGCCAAATTAATTGCTTTGGCTCGAAATGATCAATTCTCAAAAACAAAAATAAAAGCGGCATTCAAAGAATCATATGAGTTGATTGATTTTTTGAAAAAATTAGTTATCATTCCTTGGGACGATTTGATACAGACTGAAAAACAAATTTCTGTATTAGAAAATGATTCAAATATTTCAGGATTGGAGCAGTTGTTATTTTCCAATGACAGCTTAAAGAATAAACTTCATACGGAAATGAAAAATACTTCTAAAACTGATGTATGGCTTTATCCAAAATTCAAGAAAATATTTGGAGACGTTGATTTAGCCATTGATATGTTGGGGAGGTTTTAGAGTATTCACATATAATAGAACCTCAAACACTATAAGACCAACCAGCCCAAACAAGATGAGTATCGAAATATACTTACCAATTGCGGCGACTAATGGTTTCTGGCGACGATACGTAACTGTTGGTTCCAGAAAATCTAAAAGTCTATTGGCCATAATTGTTTGAGTTAGAGAATGTTTTGTTCTCTTACTCTTTGGATCAGGCCCTGAAACTAAAAAACCCATATTGTTATCCTTCTATTGCTGATTTGACGCGAGCCAGTTGCGATTCGAGTCTTGCAATTTTGTTTCTCAAATCTTGCATGGTTTCTTCTTGAATTTCTTCTTCCGGGTTATCCAGCTTTTGTTCTTCAAAAAGTCGCCGAAACTTTCGATCTTGTGAAACTTCCTTGTCTCTACTATGGCCGTAATCTGGATCGCAAGCAACAGACAAACGCCCTTCAAGAACCCGAATGGCATCACCTTGGAGATCATACCAATCTTTGTTTTCTCGATATGATTCCAAATCTCCCTTCATCTTAACCGGATTATCATAACGATAAAGAGTCGCTGATGTCAGAATAGAGAAAAGAGTTGATGGATCGATGGTAATCGTGGCAAGCATCGGATTTTCTTTAGATGCTTGACTGCGCGGTATATTAACCGATGCCGTGATGTGGGCAAGATCATCAAGGGTTTCATCATGAACAAAACGCATACTAAATTTCCTTATGCCGGAACGGAATCATTGAGCTTCGCCGCCAGAACATTTGCTTCTTCTACAGCCCGAAACCACGCGCATCGTTCGGTCGATCCGACTTTAAGAGCACCGCTGTCACTCACGATCCGAATAACGCCTTTTGCATGCGTACTGATCATCGCCGGAATTTCACATACAGACGGATCAATTTCAACAACAGCCACATGGCGATATTGACCACCGTATTGACGAAGTTTGCTAGAAACCTTGGCGCTCGCAGTCATTACGATGAACATAATTATTTCTCCTTGGTTGCCCTTATAAAATTACAATAACATAAAAATGAAAATCGTCAAGGAAAAAGGTTGACGTAAATGATTTTTCTATTATAGTGTGAATATGACATATAGAACAGCAGATATGAGTAATCCTCGCGTGAACAACGCCCGCATCTTCGCAAGCGCGGCTCATGCTGCCGTGCGGCAGACGCGTAAGTATGCTGAGCCGGGTGAAGAGCCCGCTCCATACATTGTTCATCCGATTGATGTATGTGCGATCCTGCAAGAACTTCCCGAATCATCTGGTGTCACTGTTGAGATGGAAATGGCTGCATTGCTCCACGATACTGTCGAAGATACACGCGTATTTGAAAACGGTGTAATGCTAGAAGGAATTACGCTTGATCTGATCGAACAAGAATTTGGTCCAGAAGTTCGGCGGCTTGTGTCTGGATTGACCGATGTAAGCATGCCATGGGAAGGCAACAGAAAGGTTCGAAAGGCTATTGATTTGGCACATACGGCGGAACAAACTACCGATGTGCATACAATAAAACTTGCGGACCTGATTAGTAACGCTCCTGGAATTATTGAAAATTCTGGCGGTTTTGCGAGGAAGTGGATGTCTGAAAAAGGCGCCTTGTTACAAATTCTATCAGATGGTGATCCCATCCTTTACGAGCAAGCTATGATGATCTATCGTAACTATCAGGGGCGCAATTGATTTTGCGTCCCATTTTTCAAAGAAAATGAATGCCTAGTAAGAATGAGGCTAACCCTGAAGATTGGGGTTATATCGTCACGTTCAAAGGCTCTGATACCGATAAAGAAATCGAAAAAGTTATCAAACAATTAGGTACAACGTGCAAGAAAGCTAAAGATTCGAACGGCTTTTCTGTCATGGTGCCGACCTTGGCTGATGCTTTTATGGTTAAAATGGGCGTCAATAATGCAGTTGGTTTAGTTCTCGAAATCTCTAATTTAATGGTTCAGGTTTCGGAATTATGAGTATACTATGGAAAGAATTTAATCCGGAAGAAGATGCGGAAGAATGCCAGGGTTGCAGTCTTTTGTTTCTGTCTAAAACTTTGAATGACGATAGTCTATGTGAAGTGTGCGAAGTTGAGGAAGCTCCACCATCATTTGGTAAGCAACCTGCTAGTCCAATAGTCACTACCAATGATTGTAGAGAATTTCTTTCAGACTATTTCTCTAAAAATCCACAATTATTAGATCATTCTTTTTCCGATCCTAGCATGCAATTAAAATATTTGGAAAAAGATATAGCCGTAAAAAAGGCGTCTATTAATCCAAAAAAGTGGAAACGTGGTGGAAAATATTCTGCCACTAATGTAAATAGCGATTATTATGATGAAGAATACCTAATAACCTGCGAAGATAATAACACGATGATGCTTCCGGCTGAATGTTTTCTTACTATCCGAAGATTTTATCTGGATGGCACAGAGGGCGGCGTAAGTTATTTTGTCCTCGAAGATCGAAACAACCAACTTTGGTTGGGCGAAGATTGCGGAGATTGATATATGTCTAAAATTTCAACAGAAGATTGCAAGAAATTGTTAGTAAATCATGCTGATTTTGAATGATGATATGTTTAGTAGACAAATAGTGTATGAAGTGCTAGAGCTTTTTGATGGTTCTCTGATCCTTGGATCAAATGTTGGAGATTGAAGTATGGACATTGAAGTCAAGACTTTACAAGAAAGTCTTGACACACTCATTGAAGAATATATCAATCATGCGCCACCCGATGCTGTAATTCTTAGATCAGATCGTCTTTATACCGGCAAAGAAGAATGTTAAAGGCGTTACCGCCTTGGGTATTGGACCCATCCATGTCGATCTAATCGGCGACGATCTAAAAGCTCTCAAGAGCTTTCTTTAATATTGAAAAGCTGAATCTCCCTCATTAGGATGAAGTCTTAATCTTAAGGCTTTATTTTAATGATAGATTTTCTAGATTGCGCTGCGTTTGACAGTGATCTTCCCATTGTTCTCCATATTGAAGATATTGAATCCGCTTGGTTTGATCCAAACAGACACAAAAATGCTTTGGAAAAATCTGGTTGTTGGGCTCTATTTTTGACTCGCTTGATAAACTTTTCTGAAAAAATTGGCGAAAAATGTAAAATAAAATGGCAGACATTTTACTCCGAACCAATATTTTTACCGGCCCTACGACGGCCTAGTAGATGTCTGGAAATTATCATCAATAATGAACGGTTGATATTGGTTTTATCTTTATTTGATCAAACATTTACAGTTCGATGTTCAAATGAAAAAATTATTCCGTTAGCCATCCTATTTGGAGATGAAATTTTAGCGTAAAAATCGCTTGACTAAAATTATTTTTTGCTAATATAAGAAAGTTGAAGAGCAATATAGCAATATAGCAATATATTAAATTAAATCTGAAAAGGAGATCATCATGTAACCCTTCGGACTTAAGCATTTAGTTTGAAAATATGCGTAGTGAATGAATAGTAAGTTTAATCAACATACAGGAGAATTTATTATGTAACCGCCTTGTTGTCCTCAGAGGACTTTTGTAAATTGGAAAATAAATGTGGATCAACTATAACCGATAAGCAGGTAGCACTCATAATGCGAACAGATGTTTTATTAGCGTGACAGTGCGAAACGCGATTGAAATAAAACTACCACTGTTTAGTCGCGAGGGACATGTATCGACCCTTGAGAGATGCGAAAAATCTCTACAAAAAGGGGAGCTTCCGGCTCCCCTTTTTGTTTTGTGATAAATAGCCGAGTAAACTCGGAGATTTTTATGAACATTACAAAGTATTTTGAATATATGTTGGCAGCAGTTATTGGCCTTGATGGAGATATCCATGTGAATCTTCCTTTACATGAAGTTCCTCAAGAATATGTAATTACTGGCCATGTAAAACCAAATATAACATCTTTACAAGCTTTGGTTTATTCTAATGATGGATTATGGTATCCTCAACCAGTCGTAAAATTAACAGGTAATACCTTTACAGCTAATGTTGTTTTTGGAAATGGCATCTATGATGAATCTCACAAATTTTATTTGGTCGTTTTGATAGGAAATGCTGGTTATATAACCACCCCAATTTCGTCTTTACCGGAAAGTGTTATCATGTCCAAACTCATCCCGATTTGTAAGAAGGCATCATAAAAAATATTGACGAACTGCTCATAAAAGCCGATAGTGTGGTTATTAACAAACAGGAGGCCCAAAGTGGCTAACGAAACTACCTCGGAAGATATCAAGTGGAATGGTAAAAAGGGTCCTATCGCCCCTTCAAAGATGGCTACTCCCCATATTGAAAACGCGATTCGTAAGGTCGAAGGCGAATTGGCTCAAGGCTTTGACGCTGCTAAGGACAAAATCCTGAGCATTCTTCGCGTAGAACATTCCACTCGATCTGATAAGACCGCTTCCTAATATTTCTAGGAAACATGATCAAGGCTCCGCTTATTCAGCGGAGCCTTTTTCGTTGGAGATAATCATGGCGAATATTGAAGTGCTGGATCAGACACCAGAAGAAAAAGAATACGAAGATTATCAAAAAAGTTTGCGACCTGAACCTAATGGAATCCAGAAACCAAAGAATATGACTCGCTTCATTTGGAAATCAACGAATATGCCTATGAAGGTGGATCAGCCAATCTTGAAGTGAAAATGGTATGCTTGAAGATGCTTTTGTAGGCTTGCTCGACGATCATGAAAAGAAAACAGGCTGGTTCGTCATGGAAGGTTTCTACGGAAATTTTCGGGAAGACTATTACGGAGAAGTTGATTTTGAAGCCGTGAGAAATGCTAAGATTTTCTGATCTTGTATACTTTGGTTATGCGTCATGGTGGATGAAGTTGCTTCTAAGATAAATAGTAGATATGGCCATCCGAAATAGTATATCTCTTATTGAAACTTATAGCCGTTTGTCGGTATTGAATAATTTTTCAAGTATTGCTTGGGATTTTGACAACACTCTGATCGATAATCGTCATGACAAACTGTTTTACGATTTTATTGAAAATACTCCCAACAAAAAACATGTAATTGTAACGTTCAGAACTGACGGTTGGGTTAATAGTATTTTTCAAGAACTCGCACAAAACCATGCCGGATTGGATGAGACCGATTTTGATGGAGTGGTAACCATTTCTCACAAAGCCTGGGTAGCATGTAATCAAGACGAATATTTGCGTAAACGAGGCCGTTTAACTGGTCCCCTAACGGCGGCCGAGGAATATTACTATACCTGGAAAGGTAAAGTATGCAGCGAGATGGGACTTGAAGTTTTGGTTGACGACAATATGGAACATACGCTGCCAGGATGCATTAAATATGGTATCCCGCTTATCAATTCTATAACGTTGAAACTGGAATAGGCGCCGTGGCCCGGTTGATTACGGGAAATGCTTTAGGTCGTTCACGAGTTGTGGAAACATTCGCTCAACAACGAATATCCCCTTGAAGGAATAACAAATTCCTTCAGATTTTAATACCATCCCCGTATTCCTTTGTAAGACGTCCTTGCAATGACTAACAAACAAATTTCTACAATATGATATCCTCTGCGTTTCATTCAACGCCGCTCACGGTTGCGCTCAATATAGATATCCACGTTGAACAGCGTTGTCAAGAAGGAACTCGTTCTAACATTGCTTTGTGATGCACCCGCCACTTATGCAAGGAAACACCACACCACACAATTTCAGCTACACCTATTGGCCATGCCCCTTGCATAAACCCATAGATAGCGCAAAAAATACATGAAATTGCAAAACCAAGAACCCACCAGTGAGATTTAACCTCAAGGGCATAACATATTAAGGATATTATGACTGCGACTAGGCCAAAAATTGAAAGGTTCGACATCTAATACCACCTTAACTTAAAAAGAGTAGAATCTCGAAGCCAATTTTCGTTTTCATAATAAAAAAGACAACAAATCTTCTATGATCCCATAGCATATTTACATGATTTGGAAGAATGTTTATGGTTAACCATTCATAAATTTCAGATTGAGTTAAACCATTCTTCTTCAAATCTATCGCAATAACTAAATACTCCTTATCTTTAAATGTTTCGTTCATGTTTGAAACCGGTTGGAGTTGGCGTAGTCCAATCGTGGAACCGAATCGCGGCTTTTTTAAGAGCTATTACAGTTTCAATGGCGTCAAAACCATATGCAGTATAGGTCTCACCCCCCGTACATCTCTGAAAGGAATTAGATCATCACAGGCCTTAAGCGTGAGCAGTTTCATTCTCCTTCAGGCCACGTGGCATCAATGATAGCTTGATCTATGCCACGTGCGGCGGCAACAGATCGAAAATATTTAATTTGATCGGCACGAGTATAATCTTCATCCCGAGCACCACCATCTGACGGTCGCATCCATAGAGAATACTTGATGTCAAACTTAAGTTTTTCTCCACGAGCATCGGCTGCATCAGCATCGGCCCAAAATTCGTTAAAATTATCCTGAATAAGAACTTTTTCTGGATAATCTCTTTCATACTGTTCCTGAGAAATTAGAAAACCGCATTCAGTCAAAGCCTTTAACAAAGCTTTTTCTACCAATTCGAAATGACCATCCAACATATCGATTACACCAAGATTATTGGAAATATGAATTTTTGCAGAATTTGCGATTTTTTCTTTATACTCCGTCTGAAGGTAAAGAGAGCTATTAACCACTTTGTCATTTTTTATATGACACAAAAACCACGAACCATTGTCCTTGGCCGTGATACCATCAAACGCCCAAGTAGCAACTCCCGCCATAGAAAAAGCTGTTTCAATATTCCATACGGCAGGAAAACCGCCAGAATGAAATAGATAAGAATAGCTATTGGAATTATTCGTTCGCATGATTTTATCCTAGATGAAATTGGATCGAGCGTCTGTTTCTACAATCATTTTGTAGATCGGATCATAAAGTTCTTTTGGAAGAGAAGTTCTTTTCGAAAAGAATTCCGCATTGGCAAGATAGCTCACGGTTCCACCATTGAAAAGTAGGCTGTCATCAAAGATCAAATCTTCTACATCAATCAAGTCTTGATTGGGGCCGACTTGTAACGGAACACGAAATTTTGTAGTTTCGAACATTCGGCATGCCATCCTCATAGTATCGCCGCTGCAAATATCGGTGTCGATGATGCAAATATTCTTGAACTGCGATCCTTGTGGAATTCGAATCATTCGTTCCCGAAGATTGCCTTCAATGTCAAACACCCTAGAAATTCGAATGTAAGGAATGTTAAACCCGTGAGCCAGATGCTTATCAATGCTGATCGGCATAGCATCACCAACGTCAAAATCTTCAAGAGACAAATTAGTGTGATCAACCGGGATAGGCGTCATATCGGTGTATTCTGCAATAAGATCACAAATCTTTGATTGAAGAACAAAAACTTCAGGTGTATAGCATCGAACCATAATTTCTTTGATTTCGCTACTGGCTCCATTAAACTTCGGCTGTTTTTCTAATAGAACTTTTCTTAAAGTAGAAAGTTGTTTGTCAGATTTCTTGGATGCTTCTTCAAAAGCTTTATATTTGAAAGTCATGCTTGGCTCCTTATCAGTGTAGAGGATACCTCAATATTTCCCGGAAGAAATGTTATACGAACAGTATTATATTGCAAATAGTTATATTTTTTGAAGTTTTCTGCTTTGTCTCTGCCGCTAATGATACATTGTCCCTTATCAAGGAAGGTCAAGGCAAAATTCGCTCTATCGCCACCACTCAGGAAAATAACATCTAAATTCTTTTCCATGAGTTCTGAATAAAGTCGCGTAAAATTTCTGGAACAGCCGTCAGGCATAGAATCTTCAGAAATTAATTGCCATTCAACATGTGATTTACTATCGGAAACAATTTTGCAAAAATCGTTAAGCATACTGAACGAATTCAGGAAATTTTCCTCTGAATAAGTTCCTTTTGAATGCCTATATTCTGAATGATCAGCATGGATAATGATGACTATATCTGCATAATGATGATCTAAAATATATAGAACGGTGTTTTTAACAGTTTCGAGATGCCCTTCATGAAATGGAAAAAATGCACCTGAAAACTGAATTACCAATTTGTTTTCTGGAAGATTAAACACTGATCCATATGGCACAGTGAACGGCTTGGTTTCATCAAAATAGCCAGCGATACGGCAAAACTCTTCGCCGTATCTTTCTGCCATCGTTTGATACCATGCATCCATTATTTTTACTCGGCGTTTGGAAAAACATGTGCAATAGCAAAATCGCGAAGTTCATCCGTTTCGTAGTATTGCCCCCAATCACTAGGTTGAACATCATAGTAGCTACCAAAACCATGTTGAGTCAAAATCAAACAACATTGGAGAGGGGGAAGTTGCGAAATTTTCTTTGCAGATTCTTCAAGACTGCTTCCCGGTGTCAAACGTGGCACAGCAGACGAGGCAGACATTCTGCTCCATTGAAACGTGGGACTTTTCAGACATAATCCAAGCCCTCCACCATCTGTTCCGGGGTTTTATTGCGGTCTCCGTGGTCCAGCCACAGGGCGACAACATGCCGTGCATCGTTGGCGGTCATGTCGAACCGCAGTTGCAGGTATGGCCCTGCTCCCAACATGTTGATGTTGCCCCGTTCCTGCGCCTCCAACATATACTTGAAAACATCTACCAGCTTAGGACGAACACTGCCGTCTGCGCCTAACTGTACTGCCAACTGACCCTCCTTGGTCTTGTAATCTCTACTGTAACCTTATTACCCGGTTGTGTCAATGGGGTTTCAACAGGGTACGCCGCCTTTCGGTCATCAGTGTAATATTTAGAAGTTTACAAGCCAAAGATATGCTGCCAGCGATCAACGCAAGCTCGCGTAACTGTGTGGCACTGTCCTTGATATTCGTAACCGAATCCATTACTTGTCCCATCATTTGGTTCCTTCAAGCTGGGGGAGCCGTTAGGGACTTAAAGAAGTCTTCGTCAGAAAGGTCAGTTACATCACGTCCGGTTTCTCTAGCAGTATCAATAAGTCGCTGAAGATGATTCACCTTGCGCGGATTGATACTGTAAGCCACGTCGCCGCGAATCATGTAACGAACGTCACCAACAAAATTTTCCACTTGGTGGCAAACCCAATGCGGAAAAATAATAAGAGTGCCACGCTTGGGAGCCAAAGAGTAAATTACGTTGCCGGGATCAGCCATTTCACGCCAATCAGAAAATGCTTCTGTAGGACGATCTTGCTCATGAATATTTGTGTAACCATCATCGATAAATTGAAGACGCCCGCCGTCCCCTTCTTTCAAATCGTTTAGATAGAGCACCCACGAATATAATGTAATATATTGCTCTTCTTTACAAAAATAAGGAGCGTCAAAATGAGGAACATGTCGTGGAGTTTTACTTTCATTAGAAGAATACTTCATAAAACGCATCCAGGGCGTAGTTCCGATAAGCGAGTAGTCGGTATTTTCTGTTGAAAAAGGGGCGTCGATTGGTGGCGTATTCCGATCTCCTGTATCCCAGCCGTAATGAAGGCTTCGACCATCACCAGAAAAATTTGGAAGATCAGCAGCGTGAGAAAACAAAGGATTGAGAACTTCAGCTAAATCGGTAGCCCAAGCATTTGCGCGCTGCGATCCAACTTTTTCATCGTCCGGATAGCCAGAAACACTCACGGCATACTTCGGACGAGCTTCGAACTGATCGATGATATTTTGTGCCGATTCGGCTGTAATAGCGTTCTGAAGGATAACAGAATGTCCAGTAGTCGATTGGCCCAATTTACCGGCGTTTGCTCGCAATAGAGACAGAGGATAGGATAACTTTTGATAAGACGTTTCGCCAAGTCGAATACATTCAACACTCGGGTTCCATTCCGGTTGCTGGCCTTCGCCGTGATAAATGAACGTCTTATTCATTATTGTGATCCTTCTTCAACTGTAACCGTTATTTGTGCGTTAGTAGATGATTTACTGTCATCTTGAGGGACTGGTTTGATTTCCGTAGCTGTTTCCTTAGGAACTTGTTTTTCTTCTTCTATCATATAAGCCTTTGTATAGCAACCCACCACAACAAATATTACAAGAAATATTGCAGCAGTTTTATGCAACTTATACTGATCTAAAAAATATGCGAAAATAAAAATGGCAGAAAAGAATCCCAAAATGGCGCAAGTCCAAAATGTTCCAAGTTCAATCATGATATTTTTACCCCTGGCAAACGATGAATTCCTCGATAATAATAAGTTGGATTGTCTCCGCTTATATATGAAGGATCAATCTTTCGGAATTCATTTAGAGCATCAATATATCCAAGTTCATCGATCCGTTCGCCGGTAGTTTGACGCGTATTTTCATCAATTTTATTCCAAACATTTATATATCCAGAAGATTTTTGAACTACGATATCAGACCTTGCTTGTAGAAACGCGACGACCTGTTTTGCTTCTTCTTCAGAATCAGCCGTTCCCACAATAAAATCTTGTATTGATCCACAATCTCGTGGATCATTCGATGTGTGCCTTCGACAGATTTCGTAAAAAACTATCGGCGCGCTTTCGTATATTTTTGGATTAGCGTAATACATGATTAGCTCTTTTGCTTTAGCGCATAAGCCATGACCGCCGAAGTCAAATTTGTAATAGATTTATCGCGCCGGTTAATAGCATCTGTAAATTCAATGGCAGATGTTTGTATATCTTCGAAAACCACTGTATATTCAGAATGAGCCGCCTCGTATTCAATAGCCGCCATAGCCAAATCACGCAATTCTTTGGAAACAGCACTGTTGAGAATAGGCGCCATTTCGCGAGGATCGCCACCATATTCTCTACACAGAGCGTCCACGGCGTGGTTATCAAAAATGAAATACATATTAAATCCCCGATGCAGCACTTAATATAAAATTATACGAAAAGTTTCTAAAACGTTCCAGACGATCATTTAGGTGAAAATTTGGGAAACTCAAGGAATACTTGAAGGCGTTGCGAACAATATTGTCTTTGAGAACTTCTGGATTTTCTACACTCTCTATGAGATGCTTAAGTCTCGAAGAAATTTCAATGGTTTTCCAAAATCCTGAACAACTTGGATTCATAGCAAGATTGTCATTTCCAAAAGTCAGTTGTGTCCGCCAAGTATATTCATAAATTTTATTTTCATATATTACCAAGTCTCCACGAGAATATGTTCCATTACAATCCCAATTTGGAATCGATTCAGCGCAATCAATGATTTCTTGAATCTGGTCATAAGTCGCGCCGATCATCTTCAAATCATTTGTATCTTCAAAGAAAAGATCACCAGACGGTGTAGCATCGATGATCTCTTGCGGAGCGTCCAACTCGCGAGCCAGATCATAGACTTCTCGCTTGGTCAAATGACTAATCGGGTAGAAATTGCACGCTCCATCTGAAACTAAACCCCAGAACCCCAGAAATGCTGCTTCGGAAAAATTAACAGTTCCGACTACAATAGCCTTGTGTCCGCGCGATCTCAACTTGGCTGCAACACCATAAAAAATAGCATTGCGGATGATCGGACCAGCCGCTTCGTTAGCGACAACGGCATCATCATCAGTGAGTAGCGAAAAAGGCCACTGATAATTGATGATTTGGGTATCAAATTCTTCTATAAAACCATTACGCGAAGGTTTCTGAAGATATTTTCCACCAAGCGGCGATGAATATCGTTGATTCGGTGAATTGGCCACAACAAGACAAACTTCAATTCCAGCATGATTGAGAAGAAGAGCGGTCACGGTGGAATCAATACCACCGGAAAACCCAACTACAGCGTGAGTGATTTCGCGTTCAGCGAACCATTCCCGAACTTCATTACTAAGTGTTTGTAAATTTTTCATTGTAGTTCACTAATAAGTTGCTTATAACCTTCTTGAGTAATCGGATACCCTTTTTCCTTCAACCGCTTACGAATATGAGGAAGGATATAGCCTTTGGCTTCCAGAATCTTGAGCGGAGTCATGCCCCGGCCTTCATCATAGGCGGTGAAGTATTCTTCGACCGTGAAATTCTTGATCAGGAAGGTGCGAAAGGTTCCCGCATCACTGGCCTGCTTTCGAAGCCACTTGAACCGAGCCACGAAACGGCGGTCTGAACCATAAGTGAGATAGCCACCTTGAAAATCAAAATTTTCCTTGATGAACTTTGTCATATGTAGCTCCTATCCTATTGGATTATGAAGCTAATAGTATCATTTTTTTATTTTATGTCAATCGATTTTATAATGATCTATAAATCTAATTCTATCTTCTTCTGTTAGGTCTTTGCCTTCCCAATCTTTCGGTCATTTCTTATCCTTAATATATGTTTCAATTCCATCATAATCAAACATTAGATCGCCACTTCGTTCGCCGCTGGCAATCGTAATTTTTTTGATTTCGTCAGATAGTGGAGGAATTTTTTTCGAAAACTTTATTTTACATTCTGGATGAAAATCTCCATCGCCATCAATATAAAAACCAACCTTACGGCTACTTCCCATAGCTGCTAACGAATTCCAATATTCAAACATAGCCTGTAAAGCTAATGCTTGAGGAATAGTGACTTCCATACTGACCGTCATTTTAACTTTATTCATTGCGTTTATCTATTTTATTTGCCAGATAAACTAGGCGATCCGCCAAGTATCGAGCTTCATCAGGAGACATTACTGCACAACCATTTGGACTTGATACAACTATGAAAATAGGAAGAGTAGAACCGCCAGTTTCTTCGCCTACCCTTACTGCGGCAGAACCATTTATTCCAAAGATTTCAAAAATAGTTTTTAGATTCATTTCAAACTTCCTTTTAGGGATGACATTTGTTGATTCCGTCACGGAGAATATCCTTCAAGAGCTTTTCCTTTCGTGGTATGAATTAATATTTGCTTACACTTAGCCCCATGAAAATAAACCACATCCCCAGACTTAAGCTTTCTAGAATAAACATGATCATAATCTACAACACAACCATTAGCGAAATAATCTACCGCCATTATCGGTAAAGTAATTAGCATTAATATGCTAAGCCCTATACAAAACCCTGATAAAAAATATGCTGTTTTAAACATAACTATCCTTCACGAAATGCTTGATTTCGAGTTATCTTTCCATTCTTTTTAGCATTTCTTTTTATTCTTTTAAGTTCTGCTTGAACTTGTTCCAGTGTCATTTCACCGGCATCCATCTTGGCTATTAAAGTCATACGAACTTCCATACTATCCGCAATATTACCGGCGTTTTCTTCAACGCGAATAGCTTCGAATTTTCTATTTCTAATAGTCGGGTCCATTATTTTAACTTATCCTTATCGAAAGGTTCGAAACTGATGATAGCTTCACAACGTTGAGATTTACCGTTTTGAACATACAATTTCCAAATATCTTCAGATTCTTCTCCTTCAACATGCAATTCAAAAAGAATGTCTGGATAACGTTTACTAAAATCTCTTAAATCTTCGTCATTGTCATACCACTTCGCAAATTCTCTGGTATCACCAGAATCTTCCAAAGCGTATTTAGCACCATAGCTGATTTCTCGCAATTCAGAGATTATTTCTTCTGGTGCTTTATTCGCTGGACCAGAAATTACTAACGAATATCTCGTATAATAACCCATTGAACTTTCCTTAAATGGTAACCTCGATTACCGTAGGATGACCATGCGTCTCTACCACACCGACATGCAAGCAGCCAGTAAAATAGGCGCCATTATCCAAATTTGTTCTAAATGGCGCGGATGGCCGTCGATCCGATTTTCCACGAATTGAATGACCATGGATAACATGCTTTCCAAAATCATAATCAGTGTCTAAAAATGGTCTACGAATCCAAATTAACTGATGTTTTCCTTTTTCTTTTTCTAAAATTTCTTGAAGAGAATATCCAGGAAACAAACCAGCATGAACAAAAATATGCGTATCTGTTTCGTAATAATATAATAAAGAATTTAACCATTTCATATGATCATCTGGAATATTCAATCCGTTAGTAGCAGCTACTAACTGAATGAAACCTTCTTGCCAATCGTCCATCGTATCCAATGGCGGAACATGAACGCCATATGAAGCAATAGTCTTAATCCCACCATTTTCCAACCAATGGTGCGTAACGCTACGTTTTCCATTAAGCACATCCATCATAAATTCTTCATGATTCCCAAGAAGATTTATTTGAGGAAGAAAATTAGAAGCCGATGTTCCTTTGATCAAACGATCAATGCAACCTTTGGAATCAGGACCACGATCTATCGCATCACCTAGAAAAACAATACGCGCAGGTCTTCCCGCTGCATGTTCCTCTATTACTTCATAGGCTTTGCACAAAAGATCGAGCCGACCGTGAATATCAGGGATTGCGTAAATCAGTTCCATAAATTAATTTATCAGTTTGCAACCAAATTTGCAAGTCAAATAAATATGAGATAACACTGGAGCCAATCATGAAAATAATAATTAACAATTTAGAAGATTGTCAAATATCAGGTAATATTGGCGTAAACTTGAAAGAAATCAGTAAACTAGAAATTAGAAAGATTTATTGAAGTATTACCGACATCTTAATATATACCGTTACCTGAAACTATAACTGCTCTTATATATGCGTCTGGCTTACTCATTGGGGACGAACTCCAATAAATGCGATATCGTCTTCTTCGAAGAAGACGATCGAATAGTCAGCAGACGTTACACCATCAAGCCGAAAAGAATGATCTTCTCGCCACGGCGTAACGGGTTCGAGAACATCTTCATATCCCTGACTCACCATGTTATTGATGAACTTTCGCGCATCTTCAGGAGTGACCTTGATTTGAATCATCAGCTTCATGTTTATTATCTCCTTATGCTTTATAAGCATAAGATATCACAAATATTTAGGCTGTCAACCCACTATTTCGTTAGAATCTTTTAGTTGTTTTTTGGTGCCACCAACTGGGATCAAACCAGTGACCTTCCCCATGTCGAGAGGACGCTCTATCAACTGAGCTATGATAGCATTGTTTAGATCGGAGCGAACCCGATCCTGCGTTTTTCTTTTTTAATGGATATTACGCAGCCGACTTCGCAACTTTTGTCTTTTTCATCCACAAAACAAATAATCCCAACGCTCGCCGGTAAAATTATACAGGAACCCAAGTCTTGACCACTATCGTTTTTTCAACGGGTGTCACTTCACTAATAGTGGGCTCATCATATTCGTAATCGGTGTAATACGAGCCACTTCTACTTTCTTTCACCAATACTATAAAAACGACTTTCGTGCTCAACGATTATTTCACGATACTGATATTTGCTTTCAGCGATCCAGTCATTGTCTTCAATGACCTTGATAGAGTCATCTTTGTCTTTAAACAGTTCAAGAACTTCGATTAAGTTTGCCATTTGTTTCTCCTATGATTTTTATAGCCATAGGAGCAAAAAATGTCAATAAAAAATAGATGGCTGAAGAGGTAGGGCTCGAACCTACAAATCCTTCTCGGTCTCTCGCTTCAGAGGCGAGGATGTTACCAATTACACCACTCTTCAATGGGGCTAATGTTTAACGAATAATATTTACTATTTAATAATAATAGGCGAAAATACTTCTCTCCACTAACATAAATAGAAACATGAGCAAATTATCAAAAAGACCACAAAATAAACCAGAAAATAATAAATTTTTTGAAATCTGTATTCAGACAGCAAAAAGAAATTCTCAAGAACTTAAATCAAAATATCTCAATTCTCCAAAATTATGTAGAAATTGCAATAGTTTGATAGAATATGAAAACCGTAGGAATAATTTTTGTAATCATAGTTGTTCAGCAGAATACAACAATCAAAAGAGAAGAACTGTTAATTTCTGTGCTTCATGCGAAAAAGAAATACCAAAAAGAAAAACAATTGTAAAATATTGTGGGCCGCAATGTCAATCTAATTATCAATATAAAAATTTTATTGATAAATGGCTTTCTGGTATAGAAGATGGGATAACAGGCGAAGGTCAAGTGTCCACTTACATTCGAAAATGGTTATTTGAAAAATATAATACAAAATGTAAAAAATGCGGTTGGGCTGAAATACACCCAACAACAGGAAAAATTCCCCTTCAAGTAAATCATATCGATGGAAATTGGAGTAATAATAAATCAGAAAATCTTGAATTAATTTGTCCTAGTTGCCATAGTCTTACTCCAAATTATGGTAGTCTAAACAAAGGCAACGGAAGAACTTTACGCCTGAAACGTATTCAAGAAAAGAAAAAGGTGTAGCCTGTCGGGCTCGAACCGACCACCTTCTGCGTGCTTCACGGAGATTCCGGATTTGCACCGTCATTACTGAACTACGACCATAAGCCGCTTTCTCCCAAGGCAGACGCTCTTCCAGATGAGCTAAGGCCACAAGTTGACAACGATCTGCCACAGAATAGTTTCTGATGGTTATCAGATCGCCGCCAAGCCCGATGTTTTCACAGAGCGGGAACGCATTTAGCAATTCTGCTAAATTCCTTCTCTCGCCCGCCCTACCATCGGAAACAGTAGGACGGGCAAGTAATTCTAATGTTCGGTAGCCTGGACACGATCCAGGGACTTTGCAGAGTCATGTGAGCCAGAATATTAAGATGTTAGCCCAATTTCGCTGCAACTACTTCTGGGCTTAGCTCTTTTCTTCTTGTCACTACCATTTGTGTATATTATCCAAAATAGGTAATATTGTCAACAGTTTTCTTTAAAATAATTTACCCTTCAAGTCTAAGGTCAAACCTTTTGCCTTTACAATTTCCCAGGAAATCGTTGCAGGTAAAGCTTCTTGTTCTTTATCATGACATTCAATTATATCGCCAATTTGAATGTCATGAAAACCTGCTACAGACATTCCACATTCTTGTCCAGGTTGAACTTCTGAAACGCCAGCCGAGAAATCAAATTATGAGCCAACAGAACAAGAAAACTGTTAGTAGAATACTCAACCAGAATACCCTTCAAAGCATAAAATCTGGCTTCCCGAGATGAATCCAAAAGAAAATCAACGATTTCATTTAATCGTTCAGAATGTATTTCATTACTAACCAAACTGGTAACAGAATCTCGATAAGGCCATACTTGAAGGCGTTCTAACATACAATCCAGCAAAAGAAGATTGAAATTCCGTTCAGAATCAGAGAAAATTCCCTTCAGAACAAAAACACGCGCATCCGCTGGAGCCGCCAAAACGGTATCAACTATTTCATTGTAATTTGTCATTTTACCAACCCTCCAAAAGAAGTCTCGCACCAAGAGTTTGGAGCGGAGACATTTCACCTAAAACACCAGCATAAAGACCAGTTCGTTCAAATTCATCATGATTATCTCCTTTTCGAATATAAGGAGATATTAGATTTAAATGTAATTGTTGTCAACCGCAAAAATCATATTCAGCCCAAAAATCTTTATATCGCCATCAAAGAAAACTTGATCCTACGTTCAAATTACTGACAGCGGAAGAAAAATATGGATTAAAAACTGATCATTGTCTGCATTGTAAAATGATAATTCCTTATGAAAAAAGAAAACATGGAAATATTTTTTGCAATCGTTCTTGCTCGGCATCAGTAAATAATACTAAAAGAATTTCAAAAATAACTAAATCGATTACAAAAACAAAAAATAAAAAAATTAGAAAAAATAAAGAGAACGGAATTTGCCTACATTGTAGCACTATTATCTATTCTCAGAGACAAATATATTGCTCACAACGATGTTTCTTTAAAAATAAATGGGAATTATTTAAAAATAACCCTAATTCTGTTTGGTCATCCAAGCGCAGGAAAAAACAACTCGTAGAAGAACTTGGGCATCAATGTCAGAAATGCTTAAACACTACTTGGAATAATTTACCTATATATTTGGAAATTGAACACATCAATGGTAATTCCGATGATCATTCACGAGAAAACACGACATTGCTTTGTCCAAATTGTCATTCACAAACTCCAACTTTTAAAGCATTGAATATTGGAAATGGCAGGGCGTTTCGCCGCCAAAGATATAGCGAAGGAAAAAGTTATTAGGGCGCCGGTTGCAAGTTTCGAACTTGCCGCCCCCTGATTACAATTTTGAGGATTCTGGATTTGCACCATCATATCCACTGGTGATATGTTCTATGATCACTGATCACTGATCACTTTCCTCCAAACAGGCGCTCTACCAAATGAGCTAAACCGGCATTTAAATTTAAATCTATTCTTAATCTTTACCTTACCATGTTTTCCAGCCTTTTTCACTCTAATAGGCTTAGGAGCAATTCTTTCTGGAAATGGGAAAGATACATCTGTTTCTTCTTTCTGTATTTTATGTCCGAGATTACGGCCATATATATCGCATCTCCGGATTTCCGTAAAACCTTCTCTCGACTTTAGTTCTCGAACCGTAATTTCAATCCGAAATGTAAACTTTTCCATCAGCAATGTAAATATAATCCGCATAAATCGGGTGATCATCACGAAGAATTGGTTCTTTTAAAACAGTTTCCATCAGATATTTCCTAATGAAAGTGAATAGGATCGAAAGAAGAATGCAGAAAATTTTCATCGATACGCCAACGAACATCTGGCATATTGGCATACCTAACGATTCGATCAGGAGAATCGATACCACCAGCCTCGGCATATTGTTGTTGAGCCGCAAGTAAAGTTTCTTCATATATTTCGTAAGCGATGCTTGCTTCTTCCGCAAGTTTGCTATTTAGATCGAAAAGACGTGTTCGTTCCGTCCGCATCTCGGGGGTAATATCTTTTTCGGACATTCCCGATCTCCAACGTGGAAGAACATGTTGAACTGCACGTGGCGGGCGCGGATTTTCCGCTTCATACTTCTCATAAAAAGCAGCCAACAAAACTTCTTTTTGATAAATGCGTTGCGCTAAATCTTCTTTATAAAGAATATACGCCTCGGCCGATGATCTATCAGTGAAAGCTGCCGATATTGATCCCCAAGCGTTTTCATATTGGCCGCCATATGCGACTACGATGAAAATATTTTGCATCACGCATCTGCCATATAAGAAATAGCCGCTTGCCAAGCGTTCCAAGAAACCTTACGAAAAATATTGAGAACAGCGCGGTGTTCTTCAGAAATCGGCACTTGAGACTGCTGTTCTTGAGTAAGCCACCAGCGTTCGAACGCAGCTTCGGATTCACTTTCTCGCTGGTAAATACCGTTAATACCATGAAGTGGGCAAGCCGGATCGAAGCCGGGATGATCGATATTGTAACATTCACACATATTATTCACCCTTTGAAATATATTGGAAGGTGGAAGAAATTTCTTCTCCATCTAAACACAACTTAATATTAACTTGGTTGCTAGAACCATAATCCTCCACTTCAAGATGAATAGTAAGATTATCCTTCAAAAACTGAATAATTTCTTCCTTGGACATATCAATCTCCTTTTTATTCAACTATCGGCCCTGGGAGAGGAGAAGTGGGAAAGCCATTACAGCCCCAGGGCATCCACCCGACTCCAACTTCTCCTCACCCTGGTAGAGTAGTTCTGCGGACTTACGGAGTCGTCGTCCCGCCGCCGAACTGATTACTTAATCAAGATAACATAGTTCTAACTATTGTCAAACGATTTTTAAAATTTACTCCAAGATTTTTACAACAATCGGAATAGCACTATTTCCAGGACCATAGCTCTGATTGGTGTCTGTATATATCGCAATTTCAATTTGTTGTTTTTTCATAGACAAACACCAGATAGCCAACTGCTTGAAGGCTTCTTCCAAGGTTTCTTGGTCTTGAGTTTCTTCTTCAGGCATATTCGCCAAGATCGTATCCGGATTTTCGCCGTTGAGAGCTTGAATCAATGGAATAACACTTCGTTCAATATTGATTTGACCTTCCCCAATTAACACGGCAATGAAATTATCCTTGTGATAGGCATTAACTCCATCCGGAACATCAATTTCCATTTCCTCTGGAAATGGGCTAATGAAATCACCAGTAGAACTATCATACGTCCAAAAATTGTAGTGAAGAATCTTGTCATCCAAGAATAAAGCAACTGCTGGCCGACCAACACCAACTTCACATTGACTAAATGTCAGACCGTCAATTTTGGCACAAAATTGAGTCAAAATCGCAATAGCTTCATCGTAAGTCATTTAAAATTCCTCTAAATTTCACGCCAAGCGCGTGAACATTTTCTCTATTCCTCGTCCGGATTACCCATATATCCATAACTCGAAAAAAGATCACTGAATTGATAAGAAGTCAGTCCAGTTTCCTTCTGCATATAATCGCTCAACGCTCGAACAGCACGATAGACGCGATTGACTAGCGGCTTCCGATACGACGGCTTCGAAAGTTCCTTATAACGTTCAGTATTACTCGTGGAACCATGTTCCTCAAGATATTCCAAATATTCCTTCTTGGAAATTTGAACTTCTTCAACCAGTGTTGCAAGTTCAGACATGATGTTTCTCCTATGCGTCAAATTATTTTCATAAGATAACATAGTTCGAAGAAGTGTCAACCGAAATATTCACGGCCCTCTTGCCCTCGTATCAAGAGACTTGCGCTCCATCGTTATTGGTGATGGAGACCTTGTAGATAAATAATATACAACGTTAATTTTAGAGAAAAAATGTCATTATCATTAGAAGAAGAATTCGCTAAATGTGCAATTAATCCTGTATATTTTATCAACACATACATTAAATTGTCGCATCTTATAAGAGGGTTAGTTCCGATGAACCTTACCTTTAAACAAGAAATTATTATAAACAAACTCGATAGCGAAAATCGAACACTGTCATTCGAATTACCAAGACAAAGTGGTAAAACCTCTGCTCTTTGTGCTTTTCTTGTTTGGAAGACAATGTTTAATTCAGATCAAACTATATTGCTTTGCGGAAATAGTGTCGCAAGCGCAAAAGAAAAACTTCATATTATAAAAATTATGTATGATAATCTTCCAATTTTTCTTAGAAAAGGAATAACTGAATACAACTTAAGCTCAATGAAATTTGATAACCATAGCCAGCTTCTTGTTAGAAGTGTTTCCGATACTACCGGTCGGGGGCTTTCATTGAGCATGGTAATAGTAGACGATTATGAAGTGGCTAATCCAACCAAAATAAAAGATTTTTGGACAAGTATGCTTCCATGCATTAGACATTCACAATTAATTTTAACATCATCCAGTAAAGAAGAAGAAATGATGAAAATGTGTTCCACTATTTCTTTTTCCGGCAATTCAGTAATTGAAAAAGAAATTCCTCTAAACGAGATAATTTTTTGATTTGGCTCAGGGAGAAAGACTCGAACTCTCAACACTCGCTACCAAAAAGCGATGTTCTACCAATTGAACTATCCCTGAATATTGGATGAAGGTCTTGGGTTCGAACCAAGCTGGCGGACTTCAAAGGACCGCTGCCTCACCAAGAGGCAACCTTCATAAAACTTTCAACATAAAAATAGGGGGATGTTCTACGTTGAACTAACGCTGGACGAATCTGGCGTGTAAGTAGCGGGCCTTCCCCGGTGGACAAGAGTGGAATCGAACCACTTACACTCGCATTTTCAGTGCGATGCTCTACCAATGAGCTACATGTCCATAAAATCAATGAAGAGATTCGTCTTCATTTCGTATCAAACAATACGCAAAAGATGTCGTTAAAGGCCAAAGAATTGGATTATCTATCAATTCTTCTTCGAATTCTCTTTCAAGCCATTCATCGAAAATCCGGTCTCTTTGTTTTTCAGTAATCATTAGTCACCTTTTAGGGTCGAGGAATGAAACTCAATTTCGTCCGCACATTTTAACACAATTTTCTTTCAAAAACTTTCTATACATCTTTTCGAACAATTTATCATAATCGAAATCTAACCACAACATCTCTAAATTTTTTTCATCACAAAACTTCAACAACGCTTTCTTTTTTTCCTCAAAATATTGATTGTAATCTCCAATATAACTTGATTTTCTGTAAACCTGTTTTACTTCAACAATATAACTTTTATAGTCTATTCTCACAAAAAAATCAGGTAAAAATCTATGATGTTTTCCATGTTTATCATAGAAATTCACAATGCTTTCACAGCGTTCGATATGAGATGCGGATTTAACATCTATTAAATATTGAACCGCAGCGGCTTCCAATTTTGAATCACAATCGATGGTTATGTTTTTATAACAAAATCCAGGAATTCTTGTAGAAAAATTAGACGTTCCATTTTCTTGAAGAAATTTGATTCTATTTTCACTTAGAGCTTCGTTTCGACAATTTGTCGAACAGTGTTTCTTTGGCTTCCAATTTTTGCCTTTGCTCAAGAAGATTTTTCCACATATACAAGTAGAAAAATTTACAGAAATAAAATTATATTTATAATTTTCAATTTTTGTTTTATGTGTTGTTGACCACTGTCGGCCTCCGTGATTATCAAAATAGGTTTTTAAGGCATTTGATGTCTTTTGTTTTTGTTTATCTGATACAGGTTCTCTTTTTTTATTATTTTCGGTGGCAGAACAACTTTTAGAACAAAAGAGGCCAGAAGTATTACCAATTTTCTCAAATAATTTTTTACAGCATTGGCAGTTTCTCACCCTATTTTGATAGTCTTCCCATCGAGTGATGTGCATTTTCTTTTTGGTAAAAATACATGACACAGAATAATCAAATATAGGTTCTTTGTATATGGTGGTTTTATGCCACCGAGAATGACCACTTAATGCTAATGAATTCTTAAATGTTTTACTACATATACTACAAGTTTCCATAGAAGTATTTATCTTCTATGTTCGAAACCTTTCATGTAAGGCTATGTAATAGCATGCGACATACTGTCGCAGTCTGGCTCCATCCCCCAGAATCGAACTGGGCTCGATACTCATTAACAGTGAGCCAGCACACCTTGTGCTTTGGATGGAATAAACTTAAAAATGGTAGCCCTTGTTGGAATCGAACCAACTCAATGTCGCCGTGTAAAAGCGATGCCTTCCCATTTGGCGAAAGGGCCATTTATTAGAAATGTTTCCTACATCGTCTCATAACAGCCCCCGAAAGGCCGACTGCTATACTGACGATAAGAAACACAACTAATATCATATATGTATTTACTAACTATTTGAGAAATAGTCAATATATTATTTTGGTGGACAAGCCGGGCCTCGATCCCGGTCCTCGGTCCCTACTCGGGATCACCCAAGGCAAGGGTGTAGGACGATCATCGCCCTTCAAGGCATCTTCCAGACTATGAAGGGCTTGTGAACCTTCATCGGCATCTGCGACCCACCAGCGACCTTGTGTCCAAACATAAGTGAATTCCGTCCAAGTGCCCTCTGACGGCCAAACAGAAACGAGTGTATCACCAACTACGCCGTCCATTTCTGTTTCGCCACGATCCCGACCATAATACACGGTTTGACCCTTGACGTTATTATCGAAGGAATGTCCAGGCTCCCCATCACATCTTTCTGCCAAGGATGACATATCACCCGGCGCAACTACCGCTTCAGCGCGCTCTTGACTATTGTAATGAGAAAAAAGTGTTTGACCAACACCTTCCAGATATCCATCCCAATGACAGTAAATTCTCTTGAACTTGCCATCAGCATGTTCAACGATAATATCCGATCTTGTGCCCATTTTTTCAATCCTATTTAAATTGAGAATTAAAATATAGACCGAAAATAAACTTTGTCAAACGTTTTTTGGCGACTTCTGTAGGATTTTGGAGGTTCTACTTGGAATCGAACCAAGATGAGCAAGTTATGAGCCTGCCACTCTACCATTGAGTTATAGAACCATTGATCCTCCGCAGAGGATCGAGCTTCCTTGGCGCACCCAGCAGATGCCGACCCAATAGGCTCTTTGTCTCATTTGTCTTCCCATATTGACGCCGTGATTTTGTAGTCAAAAAGCGAAGCTACCAAAAAATCATCGAGATCGTGGAAGTCAAAATTTTCTCGATCATTTTCTTCCTGAAGAGACTCAATCTCTTCCCAATAGTTGATCAAAAATATTTCTGAATCTTTGGCCCAAGATGTGATTCTTCGAACCAACTTGTCATTATCAATAGACCAACGCTCAAGACCAAACTTCTTGATGTTTGATCTCAATTTAGCTTCTTCAATTTTAAATGATTCTTCAAAATTTCCATTTTTGTTAGCAAAAAATGAAAAACCATGTTTTCGTTCAAAAACTATATCCCAAGGCCCCTTACCAAGATCGAAAGCTTCTGGAACATCACGTTTTACCAGTGTGTAGATAATTCCCATTTTTTACCCATTGCTGACTGGAGAACTTGAACCAAATTCTGCTTGAAGCTTTTCAAACAATGCTTTGCGAGTTTCAGCTTCTTTGAGAATTTTCTTTTCCGCACGAGCCTGCTTCTTTTTTTCTTCAGCTAATATTCTCGCGTCATCTTCTTCTTTTTGCTTTCTCGCTAATTCCCTAAACTCTGCAATCGTATTACCAATGTAATCCTTAGGAGCAATCGGTTGCTCCAAAATTGTAAAATCTTTTACATAAGAAAAAGAATCTAGCAATCGGTAATCTTCTTCAGAAACTTCCTGCCAATCCGTGATAGAATTGATAATCATATGGTAATTATCATAATCATCATAACGACTACTAGTTAAAATAATCGCAATCTTTCTCATTTTTCCCTCTTTTCCTTTTAGATTGGGAGCGGGAGAAGTGCTCGCAACTTCCAGATGTCTTGCTTATGAGGCAAGTGACTAACTATCTTGTCCTTCCCGCGTCAAACTGATAGCAAATATGTTCGATTTTGTATATAAAAATCGGAAAAAGGATGCGGAGACAGGATTTGAACCTGTGAGGGCAATTACGCCCGCTGCCTTATGAGGACAGTGAGATGGACCGGACTTCTCAACTCCGCGATAAAGGTAGTCCCAGATTGAATCGAACAATCGTAATCACATTATCAATGTGACACTCTACCATTGAGTTATGGGACCATGTTAATTTTTGGCTGGAGCGGGTAACTGGATTCGAACCAGTGCAATGACGAAGGGTGGAAACCTTCCGCTCTACCAGACTGAGCTATACCCGCATTTATAATATTTGTCTAACTCCGCATCATCATATCCGGAATCAATGCGCTCTTCATTAATGAGACACATGGCTTCGCCTCTACTCCAGCCGAAGTGTGAACTGGACCGGCGCAACCGGAAAGAAAAATGCACGCTTTATAAAATTATCTCCTTTATCCAATAAATAATTGATACATCATGTCAATTATTTTGTCAATTATTTATTGGTGCTGTGGTTGGGTTCGAACCACATCTGTTCCTTTTCCGGGGAACCGCTCTACCGCATTGCCTTTGCAATTTTCAGCTATCGCAGCATAAAACTATTGGTGCTGTTAGGTGGACTCGAACCACATCTCTTACTTTTCCGTGTAAGCACTCTACCACGTTGGGGGTTGTGGGAAAACACAGTGCCCTTGCAACATTGAGCTACCGCAGCATATCAAATATTCAGAAACTCGATAAGTGAAGGCTTAATTGCTTCCGAAGTTTCATCCGCGTCTAACAAATAGTGAAAGCCTTCAAGGTTTTGGCAAGTAACATAGAAACGACCATCGTCCAATTCTTTGATGCGAAGATCGTATTCAGTGTCGCCAATACTCATTTTGATAATCATTTTTCTTTTCCGTTCTCTATTTGGTGCCAAAGACGTGCTTGCATTTTACAAACACATCTTCAGCATGAAGGTAGGGACACAAGGAGTCGAACCATGTTAAGCAACTTTGCGAGCCGCCGCATTCCACAATGCTATGTCCATATAGATCGTCATTTTCTACAGTAAAACGCACCCAGAGCCCCAAAGTCAATATACGCCTATCTTGCGATTACGCCATTTGACCCGGTTTTCACACTTCTACCAAGTTCTCCACCGTCAATCACGGTTCAGTCTAGGATCGTGGAAGTTGAGTGCGTTCTACTGTAGAAAATGTATAACCATAGGACGTCTGGTTATACTTAAAAATGGATCAATACCTAACCATCGCTATTTTTCAATAGTGGCATCCATGATTCCCCATTTTAAAACGATTCTAACGATTACAAACTATAATAACACCAAATAAAATAAAAAGCAAGCTTGCGGCAGTTACAAAAGATTCAAAATTCATCTGTTTACCTTTATGGGAGCGGGATATCAGAATCTAACTGATTTCATCACCTTGGAAGGGTGAGGCACAAACAATATACCAATCCCGCATAGTTTATATATGCTATCCAAATCAAGATATTTTGTCAATATATTTATTTTATCAAGTCCGCAAAATAGTCGGTTCGAAACCGTCTTTTCTGACTAAATAGAAGATGAGTAATTATCAAAAATCAGAACAACATATTCAAAATGCTAATGCTGCGAGATTAAAAGCCAACGCTATTAAAGAACAATGCCCGCATTGTGAATGCGAAATTCCTAAGAGTAGTATTAAAAGACATGAAAAATCTTGTATTTACAAAGAAGAAAATAAAAAATATTGCTTAGAATGCAATTCACAAATATTTAATAAAGAAAACAAATTCTGCGGAAAGAGTTGTGGAGCGTCATTTAATATGAAAAGACGAAGCCCAGAAGTAAGAGCGAGACAAGCAATAAATGTTTCGAAAAAAATGAAAGGTCTCAAAATAATTTCTCCGTTTAAAGGAAAAATAAAAGTTGAACGTATAATACGCGTGTTTGAACACATTTGAATTGCAATGGAAAACGCATAAAAAGTTCTGCATCATGCGCCGCATCTGCAATCACACATAAATGGGGTAAATGCATGTCTATTCCGTATTTTTGTAAAAATATGAATAAATCGGTGAATTTACAATCAAGTTGGGAAGTTAAAGTTGCAGAAAAACTTGATGAATTGGGTATTGTTTGGACACGACCCATTCCTATACCTTGGGTTGACTCTACTGGAAAACCGCGAAATTATTTCCCTGACTTTTATTTACCAAAATATAACGTATATCTTGATCCAAAAAATGACAGAGTCATTGAAAGAAGTAAAGAAAAAATGGATTCCGTAAAATATAAAATAGATTTGAGATTTGGGTCTCTACAATCTATTATAGACTTTATAATAAACTTGGTCTCCCCAGCAGAATTCGAATCTGCGCCCCCCGGCCCCAAACCGGATGTGCCACCTGCCAACACTTTAGAGAGTTAGAATTTTATATCTGGAAGCAATCTCAGATACAGTTAATTTCTATCGTCAATTACTGTCGGATACCACTAGGGCAACCATTCGTAATTGACGATAGAAATTAACCATACCTGGAATTGCTTCCAGATACAACTAAAATATTCTAACGATGTCAAAGAACTGAATGAAAAATAAAGAACATTTCCATTCGGTAGAAATTGGTCAGGATGGTAGGATTTGAACCTACGAAATCGTTTCACGCCTTCGGTTTCCAAAACCGCTGCTCCGGCCAGACTGAGCTACATCCTGTATGTTATAAGGTATTTAAATGCGACCAATCCAATAAAAAAGCCCCTAAGAAATCTTAGGGGCTTCATCAGAGGACGCTGTTTGGCGTTTTTAACTCATGATGAAGCCTTTTTTGGGGGTTGATTCTGGAATCCAATCATCCCTGTGACGCCAATGACCACGGCGGCGGTCATCGCGCCGAAGGCGGTAAAGCCCTGGCCGAAAGAAGCTGCGATGGAAATGGAACGAGACATTGAAGTTGGAAGTCCTTTTTAAAACTGTTGGGGCTCGGAATGAGCCGATAACCTATTTATCTCACAAGCTCGAAAGCCTGTCAAATTGTTTTTGAAATTATTTTTCCAACGCCATTTTAGGACGATGGGTCGGGTCTTCTCTTAGGTCGTCGGGTCATTTTTTTATTTTAACACGTGAACAGGTTGCTTCTGGCCAAAAACGATAGTTTTCATCAAGCAATTCTTGTGCTCTAGCCATGCATTGCTTCTCAGTTTGATATGGGCCATATACATTTAATGTTATAGAATTAACAAAAGGATCACCGTCAAAAACATGAATTCTAGTGAAAATAGAAAAAGCCATTACCCAAATATATGTCATAAATTATGGCCTACACCAAAATTTGGTGCATCTTTTTTATTATATCAATAAGGGAAACGAATTCACCATCATCATCTGAGATTAACCAATTTCTATTTTCCCAAAGATAAAAATATTCTCCACCCATGGTAGGATGATTGCATTCTTCTAGTGTATTTCCGACAACACCTTCTGTTCCTTCTTCACCGCGATCTCGACCGTAATACACGGTCTGATCGCTGACCGGAGTATCAGAGGTGTGGCGTCCCGGTGCTCCGTCACATCGTTTTTCTATATATGAAATGTCACCCGGTTCGACTAATGCTTCGGCTAATTCCTGAGAATTATAGAAATTAATCAAACGTGTCCCGACACCAGTAGGATAGCCATCCCAATGACAGTAGATCACTTTGTAAGTTCCGTCGCGTCGTTGAACTGCGATATTAGATCGAGTAGCCATTTCAAAAATCTCCCATTTTAATGCCTTTAAGGCGCAAATCTATCAAACGAACAAAAGCCAATGCGTCTTTACGTTTTTTAAAAAATAAATTTTTACCGCTTCTGCTATTTCTGGTGTAGGTATCCCATTGTTCATATTTTGGGCCAACATTTTTGTTAAGCCATGTTTCAAACCAAGGCTTCAACTTATAATAAGTTTTTTCATGAGGGATCATATAAGATTCTTTGCCTTCGCGTTCCCACAATTCTTCCCAAATTAATTTATGATTAGACCACACCAATTGTGAGGCGGGTGTTTCTATAAACACATTCAACATATCTGATTGATCGAAATGGTAAGACATAAAACTTACAATAGCACGATACCCATCGCGTAAATTCGCGACGCCTTCAGGCAAAATAAGTTCCGGTTCGTCCGCATCAACACTATCGATTACGAAAAATATATTGTCTGATCCAATATTCAATCCATGTTTATGCGTGACATATTTGCTCATTATAAATCCTCTTTTGGAGAGGATGAACGCTTACCATCCTCTCCAAAAATTAGGTTTTTATTCACGCCAGCCGGAAGGCGGCTTGCAGAACTGCGGAGAAGCCGGAAAAGCGTTTGGAGCCTCAACGATCTTCGGAGGATTGACTTCGATTCCACGCTTGGTCAATCCTGACGCGCTATCATAATAGAGAACTAACGTTCCAAGCAAAGAATCCCGTTCAAAGTTGACAGAAGTTGTCTTAAAATCAACCTTTTCTCCGAATTCAGTCCCAAGGTTATTCAGAGAATTGGTGTCACTGGAAAGTGTAACCCTGGTGGTACTACCATAAGAGCGATACATACTTTTTTCGCTACCATGCCAAGATTTACCAAGAGGACGATCACCACCCATAGCGATTAGTTTAGCCGGTGGGCGATTCTTTTCTTTAAAGACCATTGCGCCGATGACACCATTATTGGCTTCCGATCCAGTGACAGCCGCCGCATAGCTTGCATCTTTCTTACCAGAAAAACGGAATGCCGCGCCATGTTTTTGGGTAAGTGTCCAGCCAGGAATAGATACCTTTGAAAATCTCCGGACTACATATCCGGTACTATTTTCACCTGCTGGCTTCCCATCAATAATCGAAATACCATCGACAGAAAGAACGGCTTCAACATCAGAGACCGTGTTATTTACGAATTCAATTTCGAATGCGCTTCCATCTCGACCTTCAATATAAGTATTATTTTCGTGAAGATATTCTCTAACTTTTCGTCCATTAATTAGGACATTTAGTTTACACGCATGCTTATACATCTTTTTTTCCTTACAGGACTTTCTGCCTCACCCAACTGTGAGGACTTTCTGCCTGCAATTATTTTTGTATTGAACGCGTTTTGGATTGTCAATAATTATTTTAACTTCCAACGCCGATTTCATATACACGAAGCTTTCAAGGTAGAGATCACGAAAGTCACGGACCATCGCTGGGCGCACGATTAAGGAGAGTTATCCCACCGATATCTCCAATCGGGCCGGGATCACCTGCCGCCATTTCTTCTTCAGCATAAATCTTGGTATAACCTTCGTAAACAGCCTTGGCGAAATCGCGAACAGTAAAGCCATTTTCATTGGTAAACTTGATCGTCACTGGATTATTCAGAGGATAATCAAACTCGATGTAAATCGCAGTAAGATCAGTTACTTTTTCATTCAGATATAGTGCGCGCTTATTGCGATCAAGATAATCGAGAGGGAGAAAAGTTCTTCGATTTCTTTAATCTTTATCATAAATCCATTTTACTACAAAAAAACGATCTGTCAACGATAATAAATAGATATATGTCATACTCCCTCGGACCCCGATCATTATCTTTTTGTAAGCATGTAGACCCAAAATTAATTGCTGTCATTCAACATGCTTTATCTATATCAACTCAAGATGCCGGATTTGCCGCTGAACAATCACGCACTCAAGCCGAAGAAGATGCTTTGGTAGCTAAAGGCTTGAGCCATTCTCGTCACAGTCACCATATTGTTGATTGTAATCCAGCATGGGCAGCTAAAGGCTATAGCGGAGCCGCCGATTTAGTTCCCTGGAATGGGAAAGCTTTCGTATGGGATTTCAAATTAATTTTTCCTTTGGTGTCTGCTATGAAACAAGCATCCATCGATCTCACAATTCCAATCACTTGGGGCGGATGTTGGGATAAATTATTGACGGAATATAAAGGATCACCAGAAGAAGAAATGAAATCTTATGTGGCTCGACATATAGCCGCAGGAAATCCTCACCCTTTTACAGATGGTCCCCATTTTGAATTAGGCCGCAATTAATTTTACAAATGGTAAAGCTCAGATTTACTATGGCCGCCGCGCCATAGCAAAATAGAATGCCATTTATAGAGTGTTCCTTCGAGTGGCCTGAACCACTTTTGATTCATATATTTTCCACGTCTTCACCATACAAAATGATGGATGAGTTAAATTCTGCGACTTTGAGTCGTAATTCTTTAATCTCATCCAAGAGACGCCGAACTGTCACCACCCTGATGTTGACTTTCTTTTGACCAACGATATAAGGCGAAGTTAGTTCCGTCGCTTCCGCGATTGCTTCTTCAATTTTTTCGACAGTCATAGCCTTCATAATTTCACCTGATTGTCACGAAGAACCAAGAAACATTTTTTCTTGACGGTTGTCAACGAAATTTGATGACGAAAATGGGAAAAATTTATCGCATGGCTTATTCCGAAGTTTTTCCAACTTCGAATTGCATGGTTTGCTTTCCTTGTGTGATCGATAAATTTATATTACCACTATATTAGAAATTGGCAAGCGAAAAATTATTTGATTTACCATTTTTTAACGGGGTGAACCCTAAATTCCGTAATCTTATTAAGATTTTCTGGTGTTGGTAATGGATCAAAACCAAAAGTTTTTTTACATTCTTGACGGCTATAACTGACCCAATCATCGTTCACTCTAAAACGCACAGAACCGTTTGTTCCAGAAGAATTCCAATTAAACTTCGCTTTTACTTTGAAACCATCTATATTATAACTTGCTTCTTTATTGTCATGAGAAAAAAGTGAAACACCTAACGGATTTTGTTCAGCAATAAAATATTCTTCATCATTGATAATTATGTTGTCTTTTGACCATGCAAAATTTTCAGGAATTCTTACTATATATTCTCTTTCTTTTTTGCCAGTAAAATTATCTTCTCCACCAACTCTATCAGCATCATGTATTTCAGATGTAATTATACTTACTTTTTTTGGATCAACTTGTAAGATAAATCCTTCTCCACGTGTAAAATATTTTGCTACAGGTATCGAAGAAGTGAAAGATAATATTTTTCCATCAGCTATTTTATCCAAACCGTTATCAACTATATATTGAATTAGTATATCTAAAACTTCTTTATGCTTCATTGAATAAGATTTATCAGATTTCCAAATCGCTGTTGTTATATCTTTCAAATCCTCATTATGAAGCAAATCGTTTGCTCTAACTCCTCTATATATAATTTTAGGTAATTTAACTTTTTTACTTCTATTGAAGAAATTATACAGAAATAATATTTTTAATACTTCGTTGATCTTTTCCTCATTACCAGTTAAAGCATTTTGATTATTAATTTTTAGAAAAAACCCTCTCTTCTGAGGATCGGGTATGCCTTTTACATACATTCTAAATCCAGGAATAGTTTGCGTGGCCATTAGCAAGAATCTCGTTTGCCATTTCACATTAGGAAAAATTTGTTGTCCTGGTTTTGGAAAATTATTGTCGATATGAGCTATTCCATGTAATAACGATGTAGTAGTGCTGTCTCTCCATTTATTAATGGAAGATGCTATTACAGAATGGTATAAATTTATATCTATACCCATTAAAGAACACATCTCTTCTTCTGAAGATAAACCTTTCTTCGAAATTTCTACTAATTTGCTTTCAAAATCTGTCCAATTATTGAAGTGAACCGCCAGCGGAAACGCTTGAAATTGATTTTCACCTTCTGTTAATTCAAAATATCGCATTCTTTATTTATGAAAAAATCTCGAAAAATTAATTGACACCGGTTTAGCGTTGTGAGATAAATAGGTTTCAAGACAGCGAGCGCATCCCGCGTTAGCATCACAGATATAGGAATTAAACTAATTATGTTCTCTCGGTTAAGCATATCTCTCCGCTTGAAAAGCCTGCGCCTTAAGTGGCTCGGGTTTTCGGGGAGTCGTGTGCCAACCGTGGGGTAAACTTACCCTAACATAGTTGGATTTTACACCAACCCCGGAAGAGCTTTCAAAAAAGCTTATCCGGGGTTTTTCTTTGTCTGTTTTACATCGTGAATCAAGGCTTCTTCCGTCGCCAGCGGGGAAGTTGTTTTAATCAAAGCCTTCCCCGGCAGTTTTTGGGGAAGGTTCTGAGAAAAGTGTGTTTCGTAGAGCTATGGTGAAATGGATTATCATCTAGGATTACGAATCTTAAGTTTCGAGTTCGAGTCTCGATAGTTCTGCCAAACACACTTTTCTCTATAGGCGTCTATATCAATGGTAGATTGTCTCCCTCCAAATGAGAAGATGTGGGTTCGATTCCTACGGCGCGCCTGCCTTGTTATATCAGTGGTGAAAAGGTAAACACCAACGAAGTGTTCTTTGGAACGTTAGTTGTTTTGTGAGTTCGAGTCTCATCTGATATAACAAATGCCCTACTGGTGGAATGCATACACAGCAGCCTTAGAAGCTGCCGCCGCAAGGCATCCCGGTTCAAATCCGGGGTAGGGCACCATGGACTCATAGCTCAACGGTAGAGCAACTCTCTTTTAAAGAGTTGGTTCTCGGTTCGAATCCGAGTGAGTTCACCACTATTCTAAATGCCTCTCTGGTGAAAAATTGGTAGACGCGCTGGCTTCAAACCTCAGTGCTGTAATGGCGTTCCGGTTCGAGTCCGGAGAGAGGCACCAAAAAAGATGGGTCATTGTCCCGAGCGGCGAAGGGGGCAGACTCTTACTCTGTTGCGAAAGCCATCCTGGGTTCGAGTCCCAGATGACCCACCATCTTTTCTTGTGCGTATGGGCAAATTGGTAAAGCCGTTCCCCTCAGAAGGGAAAGTTTCTCGGTTCGAGTCCGAGTATGCACACCAAAATATCTAAATGTGCGTATGGGCAAATGGTAAAGTCGTTCCGTTGAGTGCGGAAAGTTTTGCGAGTTCGAGTCTCGCTACGCGCACCAAACATTTTTTAAATGCCTCTCTGGCGAAATGGTAGACGCGCCACGCTTAAACCGTGGTTCCGTAATGGAGTTCCGGTTCGAGTCCGGAGAGAGGCACCAAAACACAATGCCGCATTAGCTCATTGGATAGAGCAAGTTCGGGCATATTAAATCTCTTGACGAACAATTTGGAAAGTTAACACAGGAGACTTTTAACCTCCGTGTAGCTGGTTCGCCGCATGAGGGAATCGAACCCCCTACCCCCGCGTTCGTAGCGCGGTGGATGACAGAATGGAATAATGGTGAACCCTGCTGGGATCGAACAAGATTTATCGAATTGTTTTCTAATAATATTTGCTTGATCTAACAATCTTTTAGCTTGATCTGTGTAAATATTAGTATGTTCGTTTAATTTCGTACTTTCTTGTAATTTATTAATTACATCTCTCATATTAAACATGATCAAATTCTTTTCGTTGAGCTTTCTTTTATTTATCATGCACCGATAACCGGGCTGCGCTTCGAACGCAGTATCCGTAGCAGGAGTTGAGAAGGTTGGTTCGAATCCAATTCGGTGTGCCAAAATTTTTCGTTTACATTCCTCAAAAAATATCATAGTAGGTTCATATGGCTATCATGACGATCTCCGGAAAAGTTTCCGATATGTTTAATCTCCGCGCAGGAACTATCGACTATGATGGTTATGTGCCATATGGTCTTGGTATTGGTGGTGATTATATTCGTCTTGAAATAGATACTGAAACCGGTAAAATCTTAAATTGGGTTTCTAAAACAGAAACAGAAATTCAAGAAGCTATCAGCGACTTCGAGTAAAATGAATTTTTTAACCAAAAAAGCGGTTGATACCCATATTACTCAACGGTCTGAACCGATTGATGAAGACGCAGCGGCAACGATTAAATTGCTTTTAAAATTGGGACATCAGCAAAAAAGAATTGCATCATTATTCGATTGTAATCAAGGACGCATTTCAGAAATTGCATCGGGCGCCAAGTTCGGGCATATTAAATCTCTTGACGAACAATTTGGAAAGTTAACAAAAACTAAAAACTAATATAGACTCGTGGCGGAATTGGTATACGCTGCCAGCATCAAGCTGGTATTTTGAAGGTTCAAGTCCTTCCGAGTCTACCCTATCTCTTACTTAAACATGGAAAAAAATGACTACTGAAATAGCTTCTGTTTTTACGTATAATAAAAACACCAATGATGATCTGCTTCATTTAAAATTGTTTAATGATTGGATGGAAGTTCATAATCCAGAATTCAATATTAGCATAGATATGCTATTTCTTACTGATACTTATTTCAATACAGTTTCAACTATTTGCGGAAATTTCTTTAGTGAAAAAGTAAAGAAATATACGGCATTAGGTCAAATTACGATTTATGATGAAAATTTATATATTGAGATTTTCATGTCAAATGAAGAGCCTTTTACTAAAATTAAAAGGGAAGCAACGGTTAATATTTATGGTCCGGTAAATGTATTAGAAAAGTTCTACAACAAAATTAATGACTTTAAAGAAGGTTCCAATCCTATTTTAACTTGGTGGTATAAAGCTGGAAATAATATTCAGAATGCAGATTTTTCTATTGATACAAAAATGATTTTCCGGCCAGAATTCTATCCATGGATAGAAGATGTCGATCAATATATAAAAGATTTTGACGAATCTTCTGCCAACATTCTACTGTTATTAGGCGATCCTGGAACTGGTAAAACTTCTTTTTTGCGATACATAATGCAACGTTTTAGTAAAAATGCAATGACTACATATGACGAAAGCATCATGGCCGGTGATGAAATCTACATCACTTTTATTTCATCAAGAAATTTCAACTATCTCATGCTTGAAGATAGCGATCTTATTCTTGGGTCTCGTGGTCATGATAGTAATGCTACCATGAGCAAGATTTTGAATGCGGCGGATGGTTTAGTGCCACTTTCAAAAAAGAAATTTATTTTCACCGCTAACATTAAAGATTCATCTAAAATTGACGAAGCCTTTCTTCGTCCTGGTAGGTGTTTTGATGTCTTGAATTTCCGTCCTCTTACCGAAATTGAAGCTCAAGCCGCCGCTAAATCTATTGGTAAAACACTTGATACAAAAGCAAAAGAATATACTATCGCTGAAATTTTTAACGGAAGCCAAAAGAATTATTTCAAATCGAAATTTGCTTACTAAAAACAATGGTCCTGTAGCACAACGGTAGTGCAGCAGATTTATACTCTGTAAGCTCCGGACTGGAGCGTGATCTTGGTTCGAATCCAAGCAGGACTACCATGCCTTATAAAAAACCCGCAAAAATGATTTTCGATTAAAATGACTTATTGAAGCCTATATTCACAAAATGATATACATAATTGGTGTCGCTCAAATCAAATCCAGCATTTACAGCAATGGATAAATCTGGTTTGATTTTCTTTTCAATTCCAGCTTTCCACGCACTAACATCAACACTTCTACCATATGAAGTGGCAACGCCGCGATCATATGATCCAGAGACCGTATAACCCTTCCAAGATTTCTTAAATTCTGCGCCAAACTTGAAACGAGAATAATCAGGTGGCGAAAAGAAATATCCATTCGAAGGTAAGGAATTTACGATATACCGTTGGGAGGTATACAGATTGAATCCATCAATAAGTTTAACATATGTCCTGGCAATCACGCCCGATTGAATGTTCCCGTTCGAATAAAAACTTTGCTTTCCAGTAATTAAGGTGTCAAACGGCCCATAATTTATTTCGGCATTAATATTGTATCCAGATACGGATGTTCCAGTCTTAAGACTTTTCACCGAATCTACAATATCTCCCGTAATGCCCGTTGAAATAGTGATATGTTTCGTTAGTTTATCGGCCAACGAAATGTTTCCGAGAAAATATGGCGTTACGTTATAATCAGCCACACCAATACGACCGTTAATTGAATAATTTGAAATTTTATAGTCTACCAAAAGTTGAAGACCCGCACTATTATACGTTCCAATAGAGGTAGTGAAACGAGTATATGCGGCACCCACACCAAGGGTTCCAACATAATCATCCGCTGTTACATGCAGAGCAGTCTTTCCGCTGGTGTCAAAAGCATAATCAACTTTTGAATCAACTGTCTCAGCAAATGCTGTTTCAGCCATCAAAAGGACTACCAATGGAAAAAGTATTTTGATCATTATTTTGCCTCGTCTGGTTATATAACGATTAGCATATATTTTTATTTCGTCAAGAAAATATTACGACCATCTTAATTTAAAATATATCGCATCGTTTTCATTGGCGAACATGTAGAAAAGATCGTTACGAAAATTAGAAACGGCTATCCAATTCCAACCCCAATCACTTATATGATTGGAAATCATCCATTCTTTAACTTCTTCCGGTAATACCGTAGTTTCGCATAAATCCATTAAATTAGATAATTTCGAGACAGCCATTTTGTATGGATAGTCTATAAAGTGTCTTGGCCGTATTTGATACTCATGCATATTATTGCCATCGCATCTTGAAGAATATTATATCATTAATATGTGAAAAACTTAAATTATAAAAAGTTTTTAATACATAATGAGTATTTGTATTTAGGTAGTTAATCCAGGTATGTTGCACCGCTCGACTATTTTCAAAATTTTCATCTACCACATATATAATTTTGTTTTCAGCAAACCATTCTTCGTCATACGAAATATAAGTGGTGTTTATATGATAAAGAGATTTATTAACCCATCTATTTTGTATTATTTCAATATTTGATGGATTGGCGCACCATACAAACATAGATCGATCTAAAGAAATATAACGCCAATCCCAATCGTGAAAAAGAGTACCTATATTATAATGCATCCAATAAGAAAAATCTGACCACTTTAAATTTATTTCGGGCATGTAAAAATATTCACGACCGGTTGTTGCATCTTTAATTGAAGGAACATTCATTTCATGCCCACCTCAACTTAAAATGAATCATATCTACATAATCAGTGAAATAAAAACACGCCGATGATTGAAAATATCCATCCTCATCAAGGTTTCTTTCCCACCCCCACGACCATTTGGCATCTTCATTTTTTCCTTCTTTAAACTTTGGGCCGACATTCTCGTCTAACCAAGCATGAATACTGGTCCAATTGTCAATTGTTTCCAATTTACGACCAGTATTCCACACATACATATCAAGTTCTTGTTGATCTTCTGTTAAAAATTCTCTACGAACTAAATTCTTTAATTTAAGTTTTTTCATGACCACCTCAATTTAAAAAATATTGCATCTGCGTCATCATCAAATCTTATTCCTATTGCTTGATGATATGGACTCAAAATATTGTGATGCTCGGTACACCAAACATATTCTTGTTTCCATCTACCTTTACAATTTTCTTGCATCCAATCATATATTTCATTGAAGACTGGTGTATATTTCCACCAACCAAGAGGTGATATTGTTTCTTTTGTTTCCGAAAGCATCTTCTCTCGAATGCTTGGTAAATTTTTCAAAACAATTCTTTGCATAGTTGCATAATACAACTACATATTTTGATTGACAATATCTGTTCGTTTCTCTATCCTAAAAATGTTAATGCCTCTCTGGCGGAATGGTAGACGCGGAGCACTCAAAATGCTTTTCCGAAAGGAGTCCCGGTTCGAATCCGGGGAGGGGCACCAATAGGAATTCCTTGATTAACTCATCAATCATGATATAAAATTACAAATGCCCTCGTAGCCCAACTGGCAGAGGCACGAGACTTCGATGAAAAGGGTAATCACGCCCTATTACGGTGCAAACCCGGAATCGTCGCCCAAAAATCTCGCAAGTGTCGGTTCGAATCCGACCGAGGGCACCAACTTTTTTGAAAGACAAAACTGTGAGTCATTCCACAAAAATCGAAAACTATGTTTTCATCCATGATGGCGATCCTACATGTGTTCTTATCAGAGAGTGGGATAATGATGAACATATTGGAACACCAACAATGGAAGTAACTATTCATTTTGACGTTCTGGCTGAATTTGTCGGCAGAATTTTTCTAAGCAGAAAGATTTCTACATTGGAAGAACTTTCTGGAACTGATTTTTTGGAAAATTTGAAATTTGAACTGAAATGAGACGTTATCTTCCAAAAGAATCTGAACGGTTTCCTTATAAAATTATTTTAAGAACTGAATCGCGCCATTTTGAGAATTTTCATGAGTGGAAACTATGGACGCATGATAATTGCGATAACTTTAGATATACGTGGAAAATAATTGTTAATACGTCAAATAAAGATTTTTTTTATAATTGGACTTTTTATTTTGAAGAGATAAAAGATGCCATTCATTTCAAGATGCGTTGGCAATAATGCTTTCAAGCATAAACAGATATATAAACCGTTTTGATATAATTCCCGACGAATATAAGAACATTGTTGAAATATATCAAAACGACGATTTTCCAAAAGAAGATTGGTTATTAGAAAACTGCCAACAAGAATATAGGTTTTCTCTGCGTATACGAGAAGAAGTAGAATATTATTTTATATTTTGTTTTATATCCATTATTGACGCCATCCATTTTAAATTGATGTGGAAATAACTCTTTTCAAAAAATATTTTTGTGATATCCTTATGATAGGAGACTAATTTGTGATATCCTTATGATAGGAGACTAAAATGATTAAGATAAACGGATATCTTTTGGATAGTGTTTTCGCGATCTGGGTAAGTATTTGCGGATGGCTTCATACTAGAAGTGGTCGAAACAAAAGCACCTATCAATTTTTGTGGGTATCTCCTATGACGCTCACTCTCACTAAGGCAAAAGATCAATGATTTGGCAAAAAGTTCATCCCGCCGCTGTTATGGATCATTTGGGACTTATTCCAAATCTTATAGCAGAATTCGATGCTCGTCCCGCCTCCAAACAAATTGAAGATAATTATTCCTATGGTGGCGGCTGGAACCCTATGAGCGGCTTTAAGCTGCTTTCAGATGGAAATATCCAATATCCTGGCGATCCCGCTCTACGAGTGCTCTGGGAAACTAGGCTGCGCGATGAAACCATTCGTGTCTACGAACACGCTTGGGTATCTATCACTCAACCTGACGGAACGTTCGAAGTCAGTAGGATGGATTGATGAACTCTTCTAACTTTTATTCCGGAATTATAGTCGGATTGTTTATCTCCTGGATTCTCGCCGCACTTATACAATTCCTAATCCTTTCGCTTTTGATCATTGCTATCTGTGCAGGATTTGCTATAAAAGCATTCGTAGATCGTTTCTGGAAGTTCTGAAAAAGTTAATGCGCCGGTAGCTCAGTCCGGTTAGAGCCGACCGCTCATACAAGTAATAGTGAATGCCTTTCTATGGTTAGGATTTAATCTTTGGTTCGATCCCAAAAAAGGCGCAAACGGTCTGGTCCTTGGTTCAAATCCAAGTCGGCGCACCAATTCATTTCTTCAATATCGCCAATCCGTCAAAAATAAGAGATGTTCGTAAAGCTATTCTGTTCAAGATGCGATGGTGCTAAAATTTATCAACGATTTAATGAATATGAAAAATATATCGGTAATGAATTTGTTTCGTTATCTAATTACACCAAAAAATAATCGGCCGCCATGGCATAGGCCGCCATGGCGATCACCACCAACTTACAGAGAAAATAAATTGATGCCTTTATTACAATACTTTCTAGATACTTTTAGACCTGTCTATGTAAAAATTACTGATATAACCTCTTGACGAATCATCTAATAGAATATAATGTATATAAATGGATGGGCCGGTAGCTCAGTGGTATAGAGCTTTCGACTTTTAATCGAACGGTCGTGGGTTCGAGTCCCACCCGGCCTACCATTATGATATGAGCATTTTCGCCATGATTGCGTCTATTTCTGTTTTGAAGCAAAACCGAATAGATGTGGTTTCAATTATATACCAAGCGGCATAATCAGAAAATTCGTGAATGGAATTCTTCAATTTTTTTCGAAAATTCGCTAATCAATTGGCCTCCTTTATATGGCATCGTAAATGTATAATACATATTATGTATTTTTTGGGCGGCATAAATTAGTTCAATATCAATATCAAGTAATGGGTTTAGTTTTAATTTCAGTTCGTCTAATAAAACAGGAATGATTATACGACGAGCCATTACAAGAACATCAATCTAAAAATGGCGCCTTGTTCTTTATGTCTAAAACTCATCCAATATTTTGTACGAAGATACTCTGGGCATTCATGCGCCGGGTTCCAATTAGTATTTCCGTAGCCATAATCCCATGATGGGTATCCCCACGGCAATGAGATATCAACTTCTGGAATTTTTTCGTGATAATATAGTGCCAATTATTATGCGTATGATAAATCATGATAAAAGCATTTTCGCCATGGTTGCGTCTATTTCTGTTTTAAAATTTAATCGCGAACTAAAATAAACAGCACGTTGCGTTGTAATTTCTTCGGCATATTTATTTTTTAAAATATACCATATTGTATAATCATCAAACCTATGAATGTTATTATTTTCTATAACATCAATCCACATGTCTATTTCATTTATCAACCAACTTTGTGATACTGGTAAAATAAAATTATAACGAAGATTATATATCATTTGGGATTTGTATAATAACTCCAATTCAAGATTAGATGTCTTACTTTTTAATTCACCTTTATTGCGTTTATCGTATGCTGACCGGCTGGCCAATGCGTTAGTGCGAAGAGCAATAAAAGGCATTTAAACAAATCCAAAAATTCTTTTTCTACGACCACCTCTTTTAGAGATTGGTTTAGAAAATCCAGAATGCAGAATATTTCTCTTTTCTAGACGACGCAATGTAATATAAACTTGCGAAATTGTAACATTTCTCAGAAGTTTATTTGATAATATCGAGTTATTTCTGCTGAATAAGCTTTTTCATCTAATGTTTCCACCGCAGAAAGAATTTCTGCTTCAAAATCATCCATCAGTTGATTTCCATACTTGAGTTCTCTTCAACGCAGTCGGAATATCATTATTGTGGGGCAGGATCACCATACCGGTAATCGTTGGCCCGTCAAACTCGGTTAGACCCCGGTCTTCAATCATTTTTGTAATCATTCCGTGTCCGTCACAGATGACTTTAAGCTTTTCTATATCAGAGAGTGTCTTAGCCTTGAGAACGATCTTACGGCGGTTCCCACAAGCAGGATCAATCCAATTTTCGTAGAAAGGATTTTTATATCCAATCATATGAATGAAGTCAGTTCCATGTCCGATCTGAACGCCAAACTTACCTTGTGTCATCGGCAAATCAAGGCGCATGATAAACCATGCTCTATTTTCTAAATGAATTGGCTCTTCCGCATTTGGGAAGATTTTGATCATCACATCATTCATGGATATTTTTTTGTAAACATGCGCTCCCATGCGAGCTTCCAACGATTTCGCGTAAGCTACGGCTTCGGCTTCTTGGCCGGTTCCGAAATCTTTGGAGCAATTTTCTCCATACCCGCTTTCATCGTATGCGCTTACATAATAAGTAATTTTGAGGGGAAGTTTTTCGTTCATCATTTTTTAAATTCTTTCGAGATGATGCCATGCGGCAATTGGGTTAAAACCTAGCCAATGCAATTCTCTTGCTGCATCTGCAAGGCTCAACTCATCATTATTCCATCGTCGTATGATGCTGTCATACTTTCTTAAACCAGGGCGTCATTTATTCCTCAAAATTCTGTCAAACAACTTGTCTAACCAGATTTTCAATTTTCTCTGGATCAACAACAATTTCACTTTCATTCCGACCTTGGAAGAAAGCCAAAACATTTTCTTTTTTAACCATGGCAGACGCTAACAATGGCCCCTGATCTAGGTTACACATTCTCTGGGCAAACCATATGGCTTTTTTCTTATTCGTTGTCCACGACATTCCCTTAATTGAGGATTCATATGAAGTTCCGCGATAGATTTCAATGGTGTCAGGCATGGCCGCAAGAGCCGCTATTTCTTCGGTATTCATCAGAAATTTATGCCGGTTATCTACATTGGCTGCATAATTCCAAATCTCTTGCCACGATTCAAAATTTTGATAAATGTTTTCGCTATCAACCCAAACTGAAGCGATCAAAGAAAGAGCCACTTCGTCAGAGGGATAAAAATCGAATAGAACTTCTTGAAGTGCTTCGATACGATATGGCCTCTCATGAATGAATACGTAAGATGGCCAATTTTCAGAATCAATTGCCGCTTGAAGCTTTTCTTTTTTGAATTTAAATTGGGCGTTTGCAATTTTGTTTAGCGTTTCATTATACGGAACTTGTATCATTAACCGATGATGAATCATCTGATAATGAGACCCTGTTTCCACATATAGAGCTAGTTCCGGATTAAGTTCTTCCGGAGCAAACATATCCAAAAGTTGCAAAGCCGCAGCTTCTTTTTCCGAGTTAGTCATCAGCCGGAATCCTTGCGAGCCTCAATATCGTTGTGATATCCAGGATGATTTCGTTCAAGCATAAAACTCTTCATATTTAGAAAAAGAAAAGGGAAGAGCTTCGTTTTTCATGGTAATATAACCTCATGATTAGAAGATTATATTACCATGAAGCCTGATTATTGCAAGCAGTAAATTACCACTTGGCGCGAACATCCGCATGCGTAACAAAAGGAATTTCCACGAAAGTAGGCTCACCTTTGCCAGCGGTAAGCACGGAAATTTCTTTGTTATTCACAAAATGTGTCAACGCTCTCACAGTGTAATTCCAAATCACAACTTGTTCTGGACGTTTCTTCTTATCCATGTTCATACGCACGAGCTTATTGCGGAAAATCGCTCTGGCGTCACCGTGCCCAAGATTTTCACCAGTAATCAAGCCTTTGGCGAAATCGTCAACTTTTTCGGAAATCTCGGGAGAGCCGAATTCGTAAGCAATAAAGAGAGCAGACATTGCCACTGAACGACCCAACTGCAAGAAAGCATGATGCTTAGCGACGAACTTTTCAGGATTGTGTTTGGTAATCGCTTCTTCGATAGCCCGATTTGGACGAGGTTTGCTGATGCCGATCCCATCACGATAGTTCATGGTAATACGCATAACCGCAGCTACAGAATTGGCATTCGTTATCTTTGCCATCCCCAAAACGTCGCCAGCCGTTCTCGAAAATCCATCATCGATTGTGCTGAATGCCGATTCATCAACACCTTCGGCAATCCACATAGGAACGATCACGTTGGCCTTTACGACGGCGTTAAGACGATGTTGACCGTTCAGCAAGTTGCCTTTATCCGAAATGCTGATAGTTTCACCGTTAACGCGCCAACCACCGGCAAGCATGTCAGATGCGTAGCGATCAATTCTTGCTTGGCGAAGAGCGCGATTTCTTCCATTCTTTAAAAGAATGGTTTTTGCTACAGTTGGAGAAACTTCTACCAAACGCATACGAACATTACTTGGTGTCATAAAAGAAACAGGAGCTTCGACGTCCTGCTCAATTTTTCTCAGTCGAACCTTAGTCATTTTTTCCTCGTTATGAAATGAGAGCCACACCCTCAATATCAATAGGAAAACACTTTAAAATTATTTCGTCAAGCCATTTTATTACGATTCACGCAACATAGCCGCCTTAACGGCGTTCAACGCCTAAATTAGTTTGTCTTGATGGGTTACCGTCTCACCATTATTATATTCTTTTTCGCGAAGGTCCAGAATGCTCCGAACCCAAGCGACCGCCGATTCGTATGCTTTTTGTCGATCAGTCTTGTCCATGATTTAATTCCTTTTTAGCAAGAAGAGCGGCTAAATCCGCCAAAATTCCTTGCTCGATAGGGCCTGGACATTCTGGTTTCGCTCCCATTCCGCCAGCTTCAGCCGCGCTCGCGCCTTCTCCTGCGCCGTCCGGCGTGTCCCCGGCTTGACTACGTGCCGCAGCTTCGTAACCCACTTCGGCTCCCCTGACGGTCGCGAGGGCTGGTTAGCGCTGAGTACGCTCATAGTGTCTTCTCCCCGATCTTGACCGCCGCTTCGTATTCTTTTTGTCGATCAGTCTTGTCCATGATTTAATTCCTTTTCGGCAAGACGAGCGGCTACATCCGCTAAAAATCCTTCGACATGATGCTTAGACCCATAGGGCGGATCAAATTGTGAACTTGTATACAACCACGCTGAAATATAGCGAAGCCAGCTTCCATCATAGAATTCACGAACTTGGTGTTCGGCGCCGCGAAAATGCTCTTCACGCATAAGGCGATACGTTTGTTCACTGATTTTACCTTTGCATTCTTTAAGAATAAAGTCAGGCAATTCGTCGGGCAACTTACAAGCTTGCTCTATTTCTTCGCCACTAATAGTCTCGTGTAGAGGAAGACCGTTGTGATCGAATGCGACCAACACCCGGAAAGAACCATCTCGATTCTTGGAACGAATTTCAGCCCGATTGTATTCAGCATGCTGGTAAGCCATAATTACCATATGGTTAAAGGTTTCCATCGCCTTATGAAAACTTTCAATTTCGTAAGTTTCTTCGCCACGTTCCGGATGATCAGTAAACATTGTAAACATTATATGAATTCCTTTCTGATATTATTATCAGAATGTATCACGGATTAAATATAAGTCAATCAATATTTTTAGTAAGGAATATCATTTCCAAGACGTTCTTCGGCTTCTCGAATAATAGACTGTGCTTCTGAAATAGGGGCATCCATTTCGTCAAGCCAAGCACCAAAAATATCGTGATCTCCAAGAGCCGTTTGAGCTTCTTGCCAATCCTTGGCCGTGCGAAGAATATTCATCGCATATCGAACAGCACTGTCGCGAATCATTCTGTCTAGACGATTCATGTTCTCAACTCCTATTATCAAACATTGCGTCATAGCCCTTGGATGTAAGGACCAAGCTGGCGGTTTCTTCGCTACCAAGCGGCGGACGCTGAACAAAGCCTTTACGCCACAAATAACCATACCGTTGCATGATCATTGTGCCTGTCAGACCATAGACCGGCTTTGTATAAAGGTCTTCCAACAAAGCAATGGCTTCTGGTGGAATGCCATCTTCCACAATAATTTCCGGAGAATTTAAAACTTCATCCAGAAAATCAATTTCTTTTTGCTCGTAAGTCATCAAAACTGTTACACCAATCCATCCCAAGGCATTTTGGCACGAATTTCATCATCGGATAGATTTTCCAGAGCCAACGTTCGAATACGTAATGCGGCACTTTTTACCGTGTTGTCGTCGTCAACCCAGTCGGCGCAGAAACAATATGCAAATTGCACATTGTTTAGGCCAAACACTCGATCAGCATAAACATCCCATTCCTCTCTCGGAGAGGAAACAGAACCCGGAATAGCGAATGGGGCGTGGCCCAACGCACACGCGACGGTATCGCAGGCAAAAGGTTCCTCGTTAGCAAGTAGGATCGTTTGATCGGAACGATACCATAGCATGTCGAAATGCTCATATCCTTCCGGGAGAGCATCCAAATAATCTGCGAGCAGAATCATGTTTTCGGTTTTCACGTTCGTCTTCCTTATGTTACGGGTAGGGTCATCGAGCCCACGTCGGAATGTAATCTTCTTCCTCAAAGAAACGAAACTTCTTGCCTTCTCGAACAATATAACCAACCGTCTTAGGATCGGTTCCGATCCTTCCATCGTCATAACTGGTCAGACCGTGGTCATATAGTGCATCATACACTACCATTTCCATAAATTTGTCTTTATTTTTGAATTCAGTCGTAGTGAAAAACTTCGGCTTTGTGCCATTACGGGCGTGAACGCTCGCCGCGAAGGAAGTCTTCTGATTAATGCTGCCATTTTCTTCTTCGCGCCAGTGAGGCTTACCCGCGAAGTTGGAAAAATAAACCGGATGACCATCGATTTCGATACCGGGAACAGTCCTGGTTGAAACCGTGTAAACATACGTTCCCATGAATGTTCTCCTTATCGCGAATGATTATTTTATTAACATACCATACTTCTATGGACTGTCAACCGATTATTTGCGAAGATTATCAGCCAATTCATGTAGAGCGTCGAAATATTGTTTTGAATCTTTAATGCCAGTCCAGCACAAATCCTTTTCGCCGCTACCATGAAGCAGCCGGATAATTGCGATGGCATCAGCTTTAAATGTTTCCCATTCCTTGGGATCAGTCGAATACAAATGATGAGCAATTCCAACACCCATTCCCCTAATATTAGGGGAATAGTTGAAGTGCTCATAAGGTAACTCTCCTTCATGGCTATATTTGTAAGATACCATGAAGGAGAGTTATGTCAACCAAATTTATAAAGTAGCGTCGTCAAACCCAGCAATCTTTAATTTTGTTAGATTTCCCATTTGAAAATGGAGATATTCTAGACCCTTGGAAACTCCAAGAAATTGATTTCTAACCAAAGCCGTTTCGTTTATAAACTCACGAATAATGATAACATCTGGGTCGATATTAGCCATGGTATCTACTTGTCGATCCGTTAGGGTTCGATTATAATTTTCAAGAAAATTTCGTTTAGCATTTCCTTTTTTAATATCATATTGAATATTGAGAAAAAGTAATATTGCTTCTAATTCTTGTAATTGTCCATAACGATATTCTACCATACCAGGAATATTTAAAGACAATTCGGTCATTAAAATTCCTCTTTTTGGTTTAAGTTCGGCCTTAGCTTTTAAATATTCATCTTGAAAATATACAATGGCATCTCCTAACGGAACATAAAAATCTTTAGCCGAACTTATAGCTCTGTACCATTTTGACATTAATAGTCCTCATTTTCTTCTTCGTCCTCATCATCTCCAAATAAATCATCAAACGCACGTTTCAAGTATACATCTTCATCCACGATATCGTGCATTTCTGATGAATCAAAACCGTAGTCTTCAAATAATTTTAAAAATGAAATGGCCGTTTCAAGGCGGCGACCACTTGCTATCTGATCACGAACCAAATCCCAAAGGGAAGCAACTAATTGACTCTCACTTTTCATAAACTAACTCCAAAAACTTATACTTATCATTCTTCTTCATTATCAACAAAATCGGCACTATCACTGTTATCAAAACCTTCGCGCGGAGGCTCTACATCCCATAATGGTTGTTCTTCCATTATAGTATCATATACACCTTTAGCTTTTAGATTTTTACGCATCTCTTTAAATACTTCTCCGGTTTTACGAGAAGTATATTCATAACTATTTCCAGATTTTATTAATAATCCCTTTCCTATAAAAAGATCAAATAAACCAGAATATGGATTCATACCAGTAGTATAAGGTATTTGAATATATACTTTTTCAAACGGTTTAGCATAACGAGACTTACGCACAACGGCGGTTGATTTAATACCAGCAGCAGGAGAACCTTTATCAAAATCTTTACCATTTTCATCTTCTTTTAGTAAAAATTTATTCATTTGCACAATAACACTACTAGCAAACTCGACCATGTTTCCGCCAGCAATCTTATCAGGATCATATTTGCTTTGAGAAGTATAGACGTGATTTGTTGCTAACAATCCAATGGGTTGGGCCGCGATTTTTGCCATAGTAACACGCAACAATGCTGTAATTTGTTTTGCTTTAATACCGAGATCACCTTTTTGATCTCCAGCATCAAATTGAATTTCCATATTTTCCGTAATAGTCATACCCAAACTATCAATAATAATAAGTAGTTTTGGACGATCTTTATATGAAAGAGGATCATTTTGAGCTTTATACATATCAACAATCATGGCGATAAGTTTTGCCACATCATCAACTTTAGCTGCGGTAATTTTTTCCATTACCGAAATGTCGGTATTGACATCCAAATCATTTAACCAAGATTCATCCAAAGCGTTTTCTGTATCAATAAGAACACAATAAACTCCTTTGCTCTGAGCATCTTTAATTACATTTGCGGAAGTAATGTAGCTTTTACCTGATCCTGAATCGCCAGCTACCATGCAGAATTTTCCCTCTAAAGGAAATCCGCCTCTAAAATTATCTGAAATTAGATAATTTAACGCATAGCAGCCTGTAGACAGCCAAGTTTTAGGATCATGAAATCCTACAGAAAGTCCTTTTATAGACTTATCAATACCTTTACGAAGTTTACTTAAATCAAATGGTGTAACCATATGTCCTTTCGGCTCAAAAGCCATTATTTACAAGATTATTTTTGAAAAACTTGGGGTTGGCTGCTACACCAACCCCAAAATTAAACTTAAACTCGGCTTTGAGTCCGGTTCTTAATACGCTCAATAATTTCTTGAGCATTTGCAGTAGCACCAGAAGTCTTGGTTTCTACCACCGCCACCGTTTCTTCTTCCTCATCGATTTGAGGAGCGGCGCGGTTTTCTGTTACAGCGCGAGTTGGAACACTGTTTTCAGAAGAAGCATTTCTATCACCATAAGGCTTATAATAACGGCCATACGATACATAGTCGAACGGATTTCCAGCAAGAGAATCCTTAAACATTGCAACGATTGCTGCAAGTTCATCGGCATCTGGTTTCTTACCAATAAACTCATTCAAATTGAATAAGCCATATTGTTCAATCGCATCCAATTCTTCTTGACCTAAGGAACGAGTTTTACGAGCCCAGTCTGAAGTAGAGTAGTTTGCAAAATCACCCTTCTTGGTTTTATTGATACGGAAGTCAACACCACCAACATAATCAGTTGGCATATCTTCCATTTCAGGGTCCATCAAAGATCGTTCGATAATCTCAAACAAAGATGGATTAATAACCAATCTACGAATTGGATTTTCTGGAACTACTTTTTCTTCCAAGGTAGATTTAACGATAAATCCTTGGAAAATGTAGCTTGCCTTCTTCCAATAAAGTCGAGCAATAGGCTCTTCTGGAGTTTTCCACATATGTTTTGTGGCAGCAATGATTGGGCAAGAGCCCTTGCCATCCCACATGTCCATGCATGGAACCGTAACAGTAACTTGTTTATCAGTTGGATAGTCGCCACCTTCTACGCCGTCAAAAGGAAGTTTGATAGATTCTTTCTTTTCCCAGAAAAAAGTGTTCTGTTTATTACCATCTGGTAAGAAACGAACAATGGCCGTTTCTCCAAATCCTATGTCCCAGAATGGGAAGGAAGCGTTGTCGCCGCCTGTAGTTTTATTTGTCTTGGCTTCTTTTTGCGCTAAAAGTGCAGCCATTATTTCTTGCTTTGTAGCCATATTTGTCTTTCTATACTTTGTAAGTATTCTTTGTAATGTTAAATTTGTAGTTTCCTTCAGATTACTCTTCCGGATATTGTATTTATCTTTATCGGTTACTTTATGGTCGCTTCCGATTTATGTAATATCTCATATTTGAACTTCCGAAAGCTATATATTTTTAGCTTTTTTGAAAAAATTAATCGCCTCTCCATAGGAAATTAAGGCATACGAATCCACATCTAAGTCTGCTCCAACTTCCACTCCCATTGGTAGATATTTTTTAGTATTATAAAGTAATCGTAAACAAGATTTTGAAGTAATCGATGTCAAAAACGAATAATGAAAAGTAGATATATAATCATATCCAGCAGAATTAGCCGGATTATACTTACTAAATGTTTTGTCAATCATATAACGAATAAATCCTTTACTTCTGGCATAGTCTGCGATAGGCGTTTCCATACCCAATAAAGTCTTCAATCCTATTTTACTTTTAAAATCTATATTTCCACATTTTTTTCTTAATGTAGAAAGTAAATCTAAGTATTGTTCTGGATGATATTTTTCTAACCATACCCTAAATGCTTCAGAATGACCCATTAATCTGACGGGCAAAATTTTTCCGTCAGGCTTTATCCAACACGTTTCTAACTCAAATGCCGGATTTGGACTATACTCCTCAGATAATTCCTTGATTTTCATTAGGAATTATCTATACCAAGGTGCTGCTACCTGACCACGAGCCCTATTAACGCTTCCAGAATCAACAGGAACTTCTCGTCCTGTAATGACATCGATCATAGTAGATGGTTCTACTTCTCGTTTTAAATCATCACCTTGATTAGTAGGAATTAATACATCTTCTCTACTAAAATCACCTTCGGTAATAGAATATCCTCTACCTGATAAATGATCTTTAACTTTAGGCCAAAACTCTTCTGCATATAAATCCATATCGACATCTTCAAAACCGGATTCTTCTTCAACTTTCTTAGAGAGATAATGAGATAAAAGATGCATAATATACTTCTTTTCATAAGCTAAATCTGAGCCCGTTAAAGTTTCGTCATCCCATCCAAAATCTGATTTATATCTATCTAAAAATTCTATTATATCAACACTACCTATTGCTTCATCTATAGCACGATTAATATTTTCTTCTGATTTACGCGGAGAATGCTCATCATAAGAATATTCATCGTCATCTCGTTCAATGAGTATTTTATCAACTGAAAAACCAGACAGCCAATAAGCAAATTCTTTTACTGCTGGATTTTTGGAACAAATTCCTTCGTCTATGGAAAGACCCGCAATTTTTAAAGCATGGGCCGCTACATGCCGTAAACTTTTAAGACGCTCGGGAGTATTGCGATTGTGTAATGCATCCGAAACATAACCTAAGAAATTACACATACTATCATTATTTACTCGCTCGGCAATTTCACCAAGTTTAAAAGATAACTCATCATCTTTATTAGCAAAACGCATAATATTATTAAGAACAACTTTACCTTTAAGAACTAATTTACCAGCTTTAAAGTCATTCCATGCATCCATAGAAACATATCGCCCACAAACTTTTATACTTTCAATGCCAGAACCAGCACAGGCAGGACATTCCCGACCATTAAAATCGCCTTTTCCGGAACACTCAGGGCATTTTGTATCTTTTATTGGGTTGGTTCTTCGATCTAATGCAGAAGTATCTAGTTCATTCAAAGTTTTGCTTTTTACCATAGCTTCCGCAATACTTCTAATTACATCTTCATCTAATTCCGATCCTTCAACAATTAGTAGTTCCTTCAATTGTTCAAGATTACCTTCTGAATCTTCATTGAGTGTTTCAGTTTCATCTTCTAATTTTTTTGATTCACCAATGTATCCACCTGGACGAGCCAAACGTTCAAAACACTTTCTCATTTCAGAAATCTGATTACGGCATTTTTCTCTAATTTCCATGGCAGATTCAGAAAGATTTGAAGAATTTCTATTAATAAAACCAGAAGCCTTACCAAGATTTGCATAGTTTTCTGCCATGTGAATAATTGATTCACCAATTTTATCAGTGAACTTTCCACCATGATTTACGTGCTGCGTCATTGCGCGAGCAGGAGACAATTGGCGGGTAGGAAACATAAAACGTTCCCCTTGAGAATTTTCTACATATATCGCTTTAATATTTCTTCCACGACTACCAATGACAGTCTCATTAATTTTTGCGGAGTGACGCACAATCATTCGAGCTTCTTCTAATTTCCAGTAAGAAGATTTAGAAGTTCCGTGCATAGCTTCAAAAATATCCATATTTTTTTCTTTCTTATTTTCTGTCATAGAAGCTTTTGTGGCAAAATGAGAAGGTTCTATGTCTGCTTTAGGATTGCGGCGAAGTTGATATAACAAATTATATTTAGATGAAGCAGTACGAAGAGTTTGATCTAAACCCATTACCGAACCTATTTCAGTAGATTTACCTAAAGATAATCTAATATAGGAATCTTCACCTTTATCGACTAAAGATACCATTATGTTTTCTGGTGTAGCCCACATGCGTCTAGCTTTTTCTGGTTCATAGACGTAATTACCGTCTTCATCCCACATTTTTACGGTGTAGTCATACGACCGTAAAATTTGAAAAACTTCCGTGGCAATTGGATCAAGCGATATCACTGTGGCTCCGAGACAAATGGTTATGTCTTATTTATCCATGCCACAAAAACATTTGACAAAACATTTTAATAATGTATTACTGATAATCGATTTTGTTTTTGATGAAATTTTTATTAGAGGTCTAAATGGAAAATATCACAAATGATATAGTAGAAATTTCTGATGAACTTCTCGCGGAAAGGCTGAAGCATTGGACTCCTATTATTCATGAAGGAGGTAAATTTTATACTATTAAAACGGTCGATCCTCGCAATATGTCCTTCATCTGGGACCCGGAATTTACCGGAGAAGTTTCAATAGAAGTGATGGCAGAACGAATCACTTATCATACTTGCGGTTATCATGGGTTTTTTAAGCCAAGTATTGCAGAAGTGTTGGCACAAATTCCAGATGATATCCAAGCCAATGGCTTTTATATCACATTTAACGATAATGATTGTGATTCAGTAATCAGTACCAAAGATTTCTATGGTCATAGAGCCATAACTGTTTTCGTTAAAATTATAACATAAAGGAAACCATATTATGGGTCATGAACTTAAGCGGGTCGCTCTGGATTTTTCCTGGCCAATGGATAAGGTTTGGGAAGGATATCTAAATCCTTATGCAGGTCTTTCCGTAAAATGCCAAACCTGTGACGGAAAAGGCACCAGACCAGAAATGCAACGTCTTACTGATTTGTGGTATGGCTATACGGATTTTAAGCCGGAAGATCGAGGTAGTGTTCCACTACTTTGGGATAGCCCTGGTGTATATGCTTTCGCGTCTAGAAATGTAAATAATTTCCCGAATTTCTATCTGGATTCCCGAAACATTGAACGCCAATATTGGCTGGAATGTTTTGAATCAGCATTGTCAGGATGGCGTTTAACCAAAGAAGAAGCAATTAAATGTGAAGGCCAACGTCTTGCTGACTTGTGGAATCGTCAATGGGCGCACCATCTGAACGCCGATGACGTCGCCGCTCTGGTCGAAGGTGGACGCCTCTATGATTTTACTCACGACTTTGTTCCCGGTGAAGGATGGAAGCCGAAGGAAAACTTTGTGATGCCTACCCCCCAACAAGTCAACGATTGGAGCCTTACCGGATTCGGTCATGACGGTATTAACCAATGGGTAGTTTGTAAGGCCGAAGCAAAGCGACTTGGCATCGAAACACATTGTCCTGATTGTGATGGAGAAGGTTCAAATTGGCCTAGTCCAGAACTTGAAACCCTGCATGCAAACTGGACACCATCTGAGCCTCCGGAAGGTGAAGGCTATCAAATGTGGGAAAACGTTTCTGAAGGTTCTCCTATTTCGCCAGTTTTTCAATTTAGAGGTGCATTGGCCCATTGGCTCAGTAAATATCGTTCCTTAGATGGAAATTATCGCCAATGGATGAATATGATTGAGGATGGCTATGCTCCATCAATCGTCGTGGCTGGTGGCACAGTTATGACAGGCGTGCAAGCTACCGATATTACAAGAATATCATGAACCGTTCCATCGCTTTTTCCGATTGTAGACAAGACGAATCCAAACTTACTGCTACGGTCGGGGCTCTTATACGTGGAACTATTCGAATGGTTGCCACTAGGTTCGAAATAGATTATTACGAGGAAAAAGGTTTTTCGAAAGGTTTCAAAGAATGGAAATCTTTTTATGAAAATCGAAATGTTCTAATCACACTCGACCCAGAATGTATTTGGTCGGATGGCGATATTGGCGGATATTGCACAGAATTCTATAAAGATGGAATCGAAATCGGCAACATCGTCAATACGAATGGCGACTGTATTGATGTTGGTTTTGGTCTTGATCGTCTTCTCATCTTCCTTGGCGAACCAGCTTTATCCGAAATCGAAGTATTGCAACAAGGAATTATGAAAATTATTCATAGCGGCTTTACGCCTGGGCATAAAGGTCAAGGCTATGTCTTGAAGAAACTGCTTCGAGAATTGGTTAATAGAAATGGTCAAATAGATCATCCCGTTTTCATCAAAGAACTTGAACGACAAGAACGGCTCAAGAGAAATTTTAAACGATTGTGGCCAAAACATTCAGAAAAATCTTCTGAATGGTGGATGGATACTCATGGGATCGATTTAAAAGAATTCAAATAACTTTAGCACACCAGCCTATATATTCTTCTTTTCCTAATTTGTATGCGATTGTAATGTCTTTTTTCCGTTGAAATATATTATGACCATTATTAGTGTAAGAGTTTCTTAACGCTGTGAATGGTAGATTATTATCTTTACATGTTTTTTTAAATATACCATCACATCTGAATTTTAATTTTCCCTCTTTATCATAAATTTCAATTACTTTGGCACGAATATTTTTCTTCGGTAAATATAATGTTTCATATACCTATTTAGTCAGATGAAATCCTTATTGACGGGCGATTCTATTTATGATAATTATTTGTTTATGAAAAACGATGATTTTGGCGACAGAATGAAATTTTTTGAATCGTTCGAAACCGGCAGAAAATTTCTTCCTATGCTTCCTACGATTGCGCGTCTTGATGGACGAGGTTTTTCGAAATTCACTAAAGGCATGCAGCGGCCTTTCGATCCTCAAATGACTAACGCCATGATTGAAACTACTCGCTATCTAGTCAAGGAGACGCATGCTTTGATTGGATATTGTCAAAGTGACGAGATAACTCTTATATGGAATTCAGATGAATATACAAAAAGTATATTCTTTGATTACAAAATAACTAAAATGACAAGCGTCTTATCTGGCATAGCTACTGCTGCATTTAATCGGCAGATTCGTGGATGGCAACCTTATGAAGATCGCTATCCGCATTTTGATGCTCGTGTCTTCCAAGTTCCTAATAAAATAGAAGCAACTAATGCGTTGTTATGGAGAACGGTTGATTGTCAAAAGAACTCTGTCAGCATGGCTACAAGAGCGCATTTTTCAGCCAAGAAAATGCATGGTAAAAATCGTCTCGAAATGCTGGAAATGCTAAAGGGTGCTGGCGTGGATTTCGATGCCTTCCCGCAAGCTTTTCGAAACGGCACTTTTCTTAAGAGAATTGTTGAGGAAAAAGAAATTCCAAGCGAAGATACCGAATTCGGGCCTGGACTTCCTTTTAAGGTTCTTCGATCACGAATTGCTGAAATGCAATGGCCACCATTTAGTCAGGTCGCCAACCGGACTGAAGTCCTATTTTCGAATGCGGATATAATTCTTAAAGTTTAGTGGGTTCATGACGGAATAATTTCTCGGCTCAGTTCGCGAATTTTACTGAGCCGAGAAGAGTTCAATCTAATTGGCTGATGATAGCTTGGGCTTCTTCTAGACTCATCCAATCATCATACAAATCTGTATGAATTTCGTCTAACTGTTGATAGAAAGGTTCGAACGCAATTCTAGCTTGAGCCTTTGTGGCTAAGCAAACGGATGTTCCAGTTTTACCCATGTCATCTAAAATTTGCCACATAGCATCTATCAGCTTATATTCCATCTCGCCTTCTTCTGCCATTTTTTAAATCCCTTCAATCAAATTCAACACGAGGGGAAAGATCGATCTTCTTTAAGAGAAGATAACAACGCGTTCCCAATTTCATTACCAATTTCAGCCCTAATTTTATTTTTCTTTTCTTCAATCCAAGAATAAATGTATTCCGCAGATATATCAAGATTGAGTAATGGCCTATAAAATGCATCACGATCTGTACCAATAGAAAAAAGGCCGGGTATTTCATCTTCATCTTCTTCCAGGATTTGATTATCAGCGTGGTAAATATGGCCACGTTCAATAGAAATTTCTGGTGATAAAATACCTTTTCTTAACGCCTCAACCAACATTTGGAGAATCTCTCTTTTGGTTGACATTTCTTCTTCGATTGGCATTTTTCTCAAGCCTTCCAAGGTTTCAAAATTCCCGCCGCATTTGCCGCGTGAAATCGATCTACATATCCTATATCAAATGCTTTCCTAATAGGCCAATAAAAAAGGTATTTTAACTCGTTTTATATCCAAAAGAATTTTATGTTAACGATCAGATTAATTTTTCTAAAAAAATAATATGTTGTTATCAACTATTAGAAAAATTTCTTGTGGTGAAGTAAAATCACGTAAAGGTCTTTCTTTATTGAAAAGACTTTAACTCATTATTTTTAATTGCGTTGTTTATTTTTTCCATATAACCAATTCCGATTTCGTTATACATTCGCATTACAATGTTATAATTTTCCCAAGCAAATTCTCTAAACCAACCTGAACTAATCGAGGTAGACAATTTTTTAATTGCAATAGCGAAACTTCTATCTGGATGTGTTTCGGGGTGAGGAATCTGTGATCTTTCTACAGATAATACTAGACTTTCTTCTAATACCGCAAGAAGTCTTGTTCTTTCATCCAATTTAAAAAACTTCTTCTTTGAACTTTGCACATCTTCGCCATCTACTTGAAATTTAGTATATGCTGGCGTTTTTTCTATCGCAATAATACGATGAATATCATCATGACAATATACATATTTCACATTGTCTGTGAAAAAATCTGTCTTACCCTGCTTGAGATTGGGATGCGAATAGTCATAAGTCGCAGTTTCTCGATCTTTTAGCCATGATTTCAATTCCTTAGGAACTGAATAACCAAGCGAACGCAACAACGTTATATCACTCATCGTTTTGAGAAAATGTGGTGAATTTTTCAGATAACGATGAGAGAGCTTCAAAGTCAGACATATTTCTGGTGAGGCTACAAGCCCTCTGAGGCCAAGAACCTCGCTAGTGTCTAGGTAGAGCCCATTTGCATAATCTTGCAAGCGAGCCCCTAGATTATCACCAATGGCAAATTCAATTTCAATAGGCGAGAAACCTTGGATCAAAAGCAACTTGCCCTTTTTTGTATCAGAGCAATCAATTACTTTTGACCCATAGTTAGCCAAAATGAGATCGACTTCTTGCGGTGAAGCAATAAGATCGATATCCCTGATCTTACGACCAGTTTCAAGACCATTATGCGCTAAAGCTTTGGAGCCTATTACCAGCATTTTTCACTGGATTCCCATTCAGAATCATAACTTGGGACATTATCTCGTATGGCACGAACAATTTCTTCCCGTTCATCAACGGTAAGTTCCTTGCCAGATTCCAGTAACTTGATAGCTTCATTCTTTGTCATTTATATTCTCCGATTTAGATAAGGGTTTTAACAGAATTTTTATTTGCCGTCAAATCGTTTTTCTATTAATATTATGTGAAAAATAAACATTAGAAATTGAAGTTCTTATGGGGACGGCGAATCTTGATTTGCCAAGAATAATTCGCCGTTTGCCGCGTGCAAGGAGCCAGCTTGGCGTCAGGACGCTTCAGGACAAGCCCTTCATATTCCGGCCTATCCAAAGCTTCAAACAGATCATCAAAGTCTTCTGTATGATTCTTAGCAAGCCAAGTGTGTTCGTCAAGAATATAGTGGCTGATCGGGCGAGCGGTGTTTGGCTTAAACAAATTTTCCAAAAGCTTCTGGCGATCAGCAAATGTGGAGCCAACAAGTTGTTCACCATCGGCCACAACCACGTCATGAATATAGTTGATATCGCGAATACCAGGAACTTTGGAATGCATCAGTTCAGAAATGAACACATACCAACCCTTACCGGGAAGACTTTGAAAAATTTTGGCAGTCTTGGCGGATGGCGCCCACATCTTGTGGTCATCATTATGGCGAGTCATCGCCTTGATGATGCGATCTGGTGACACCGCCATAACATTTGCTGTGCCATTGAGTTTAACTTGAGCTACCCAACCAAGATTTTCGTAGTAGGGTAGAAGAGATTTAGAAATTGCTTTATCGGGGCGCGGAGGCCAAAGATAGGCGAAATCGTCATAACGCATTATTTGTGCCTTTCCAATTAATCTATAAATCTAATATATAGATTTTTATTATATTGTCAACCCAAAACAATATAACGAGAGTGGGACACAACCGGTTGTGTCCCACTCTCTATCTGTGCTGATGCCCTGGGCGATCTGGTCAACACAGAAATCCTATCGGGAGTAGGGCTTCACCTACATCAGTCGGCTTAGAAACCGATTGCTTTAGTCCATAATCACAAAATAATTGAGCCTTACCATGGCAACTTAATACATTTGTAATTACGCCTTGCGTATCGTTTCACGATATGCCTACCGCTACTTTGTCCGCAAATTAAGCTACCCCAACTCCTTTTGTCCAGAGAAACTATCAGCCGAAATCTTATTATACAATATTGCTGATTTTGCTGATTAGCTCTCTGGACAATCTCTCTTACTTGGCCGTCTTTTCCTTCTTCGGCGGGTTCATGATTTCGTTCACGATGGAGAAGGCGGCGGTAGAATCGTCCGTAACCATCGTCGGCTTGATAGCCTGGACGGTAATCAGCGGAAGAATTTCGCGAACCGTATCTTCGTCGGTAATATCGCGGAAGAGCGTATCGATGGCATCGTCAGCGACGACCTGCTTGGAGACCCCTTCTTGGAAGAAGAGAAGGTCTTCAGGAAGACCTTTGATGCCACTCAAAGCCTTTTCGATCTTGGCCATCAGAAGCGGATCGGCCAAATGCTTTTCGTTGAAACGATAGGTCTCAACGGTAGTGACGATGGTTTCAACCGGAATACCCTTGGCTTCCAGAGTTTCGACTTCTTCCGGAGAAAGAACCGAAGAAGTAGAACGCTTGCGAAGTTCGCACGAAGCCTTCGCGTTGCCTTCAACTCCAGTGAAGGATTCCGGCGTGCGCTTCAGAAGCATACCTTGGGCGACGAAATGGTCCGTCATCGGACCTTCCTTAATAGTCGCCGCCATGGTTTCCTTGATCGCGGTCATCGACTTGATGACGGCATCGAAAGCGGCGACGGCCAGGAGGCCCGAAATCTTGATTTCCTTTTTCTTCTTACCCTTGGCGGCGGGCTTCGGGGCGGGCTTGGCGCGGTCGAACATTCCCATGATTTTTATCTCCGTGTTGTGTGATCCGATAAATGTAAGATATCATATTTCTAAGAATGGTCAAGGAATATTATTAAAGAATCTGGATTTTTCTTCCTTAATTTCTTGGACATCTTTTCTAATTTTTGACTTCATTAACTTTTCCATCAATGCGGTTATTTTCGCATGGGAATTAGCAAAATTGTTTGCCATTGAAGGGTTTGTAGTCTTTAAATTATTCCATGCTTTCAAGGTTGTTGACAGTTTGTCCTGTAAAGCGTCCATGACGATCTTTGTTTCGGCCGCTGTTAGAAATGTTTTTTCCATTTTGTTCGCTTTCAATTTTTAATATGTATTGGCCAACCGTGCCAATCTGCCCTTCCATCTTTGGAGAATAGCCAAGATTTTTCAAAATTTCAAAAAGAATTTCAGTTCGTTTTTGGGAAGCAAAATATTGTGCTCCAACCCAAATACTACCATCTTTCCATTTTCGAACATAATATTCAAAACCAGGATCACCAATAGCTGCTCTAATGGTTCTCTCTGTCTTTGTGCTTCTCATAAAAATATCTCCTTTATAATCTGTATTAATCACAAAATATTTTTTGTCAACAGATAAATAACAACATCATGATTTTGCAAGATTTATTCGAAAACAAATTATTTGAATTGCGTCGCAATCATAAGGTAAATTTCAAAAAATCTTTTCTCGAAGAATTGAAGAAATATGAAGGACAATCAGATATATTCGTTTCATTTACAGCAGATGTTGGGATAGAATCCCATATGAAACCCGATTCGTTATTAACAGCAAATGTTTCTGGACATAAAATAGGTGTCAATCCAAAATCTACTTATTATGAAACTCCTATAGGAATTTATACTTACCCTATAGATTATGTTTTAGAATTACACGGAAAAGTACCTTTTGCCGGAAATCAACCTTTTATTCACATTCTTTCACTAGCAGTGCCAACTGACAATATATTAATGCTGGATTCATATACCAACAATCATTTAGATCAAGATATAGAAAGTTTGGTAGAATATATGGAAGATTTCAAAAAAGAAAATCCACAATTTATACCACCTAAGCTCAAAGCTTACAAAGATCAAGATTATTATAATAAGACAAAACAAATAACTCGTTTTAACGACCCGAGAGCAACTATTGATTATGCCATACGTGAAGCAATAGTAAAAAGTCCCGGTGGATATATATGGAATATCACTAGAGTATTAGCTAATACTATTAAATTACATACTGATATAGATGAGAATGCTGTTTCTACATGGAATAAAATTTTCAGAATATTAGGTTATCAAGGGGCTGTGGATAATGGGGCTGGAATTATTCATCATAATGAACCCACTCAAGCAGTATTCTTTTCCATAAAAGCATTTAAAGTTGTAGAAACTATTCGAAATATAAAACCAGAAAACCCTAGAACTATTAGTCAAATATGCATTGAAAATCCAAAATTATTTTTAAAATATCTATATGCTGGAAAATTAGATTTCTTTCAAATAAAATTTATCATGCAAACTATACCTAGATACGCATTAAGACTTTTAGAATGGGATAAACTTCCAGATTATGTAAAACATGCATTTAACCTGAAATATAAATATTGGATTAGCGAGGTTCCTAATTTACTAAATATCATTCCTCTTAATGAAGACCAAATATTGGATTTAATTAAAGAAAATTATCTGATGATATTTCATTTAATAAGTTTCACGAATAAATATTTTACTCCAAAAATTTTAGACTATTTAACGAAGAATTTTTATAATATTAAAGGGTTTCTCGACGATCATTCGCAATTTTATAATTATGTTATTCGTATTCCTTTTACATATGAACAAAAACAAGAAATTATAAACAAGGCCGATGAAGAAACTTTGAGTAAATTTATTAAAGCTAGGGGCGGCCCGTTAGATTATAATTGGGAGAGAGCGTTAGAAAACCGTATGAAAAATCAAGATATCAAAATGTAATTGGCATAGGTTCATCGCTACCATTGCCATATAATTCGTCTTCATTGATATATTCACGCAATTCTATAGGAGCATTTGCTGACCAATTCAAAACCACATCAAGCATTCGAACATTCAACAACATTGCTGATACCAAGTCATCATGTGTTCCCGGTTTAGCTTTGTAGGTGCTCCCCGCAGCCACGAACGTCTTTAGCTCTTTGACTAATTGATCACTATTAACCAGCATTCTTCCAGATTCTATCAAACTTTTAGCTCTTGCACATGCTGAAAGTTTTTTCTTATTGTCTGTATTCATTCCTTTTCGAAAACGACGGGTTTGACCCTTTCGTTTCTTCTCGCTAATAAAAATACCTGGAAATCGTTCTTCTCCGGTATCTTCGATAATTAGAAGAATTGCTTCCCCAATGGTGTTATTTTCGACCGTCCAGAAGATTTCAGGATCACCCGCTTGCCTATGACTATCCCTTAAAGTTTGATCTATGAAAAGAAGTATTCGCATAAGTTGCCGAACTTGACCGCGAGGATCAGTATTATTATGCTGCCATTCTGCAATTTGAATCATTTCTGGAAGTTCGAAAACCTGAATCGCTGCATAGTCGCCACCAGTGCCCAAAGATGGGTCTAAACCAATCACATAAGATTTGTTAGCAGATGGGTCCTTATACCACCGAACAGTATCAGTATAAAATTCTGGAGTAATGCCTTTCATATGTGAAAGTGTCAACGCATTTATAAGAGTTTCCGAATCTGAAATGAATTCACAACTCATTTCCTGTCTAAATTTAGCTTCTCCTAGTTTATCTCTCCATTCCTTAGCCCATTGTTCATCTCTATCTGGATGAACTTGCCAAGGAAAAGTCATTCCAAAGAAACCATTTTTACCTACGCCATCAGGTCTCGGATTTCCAAACTCATCCGTAACATCAACCGATCCTCGATAAATCTGAGAAAATAAATCTTCACTATCTTGTGGAGTCGATGTAATAATACATGATCCACCAGTGGAAAGTGTAGGAGAAATAGCAGACCAAAATTGATTAGCCAATTGAGGTGACAATGCAGCGAATTCGTCTACATATAGTAATGTTATAGATAGACCACGACCTGAGTTTGGAGTAGTTGCTCTTGAAACAATTTTAGAACCATTCTTAAATTTTATGGTTCCTTTATTGTATTCCGGAACCTCATCTCTAATATGATCTGGTAAATTTTCGTATCCAAAACGAATACGATCCATAATTTCTAAAGCACCAGCAAACGTCAAACCACAAATCAAAATAGTCGTAGATGGAATAAAAAGGGCTCTCCATAAAAGATAAGCCGCTGCCGTAGTAGTATTATGCGTCGGTATCATAGTTTTACTACATAAAAACATATGACTTTCATTATCTACTTGAATGCATTTAACCGGAACGCTTTCCACTTCAGTAATAGATTTCACATAGAAGCGCGAATTTTTAGGGTGATTTAGGCATTTCCCTTGCTTTTTCCTTTTACGTTCCAATTTAAAAACTGGAATACTTGTAGAAAATCGTAAAGTATAATAGATGCTATCTTTAATTACTTTACCGCTAATTCGCCATTTTATCCCCAACGAAGAAAGCAATTCTCCAACCTGTAATATGAATTCTTTATTTTTTTGATAGAATTCACACGATCCTTTTACTGATACACTCCCATCTGTATCCATAAGACCACGTAGTAATTCTAATCTCTGCTCAAAAGATGCTCTTAGATACACTTCCGGAATATGCTTATTGTTTTTTAGCTCATTAAGTCTTATTAGTTTATTGAGACCTATTACATTTCTTCTTGCTACATTATTTCGTTTATCGTAGAATATTTCACCTAATGTATATCCATCTTCTTCTATATAAATAGAAAGTTCCTTTACATCATCAATATGGCCGCAGAAACGACCACTACCTGAATACCCATCTCCGGACCAAACTCCCAAAGTGTAAGGCGCAATTGGTAACGTCGTAGAAATACCTTCCACCGATGAATTTTTTATATAAAACCCTTGTCCTTGTTTATTCGCTTTTTTAAATATCGGCAAGGCTTGCTCGGTGGTTAGGGTTAGTTCACCTTTGAATACATTACTATTAAATTTCCATATATGTTCTGCATCTGCTATAATTTTTTCACCATTATCGAATTCTATTTCATAACATTTGTGATCATTCATTATATCAGTGGCAAAATTTACTCGACAGGATTTACCGTCATCTCCTAATAAATAATCACCGACTTTTACTTCTCCCATAGTAGTCCAACCAGTCGGAGTCGGTAATGGGGTACGCAAATCTAAAGCCTTTCCAGTCTGTCTAGATGCTAAACAACAAACCCATCTATGATTATGATAGCCATTTACCATCTCTATTTGATAAGGATACATAATAAAAGGAACCGCACCTTTGGTAGGATGCTGAATTTGCATAAAATTAGAAATAAAATAAAAAGGATCAATCGCACATTTTAAAACTTCTTGCCGCATTTTCGGCGTATAATTTATCTTAGTATTAGGTTTTTTAATTGCATTATCATCCATTATAAATGTTCTTTTTAGTTGTTATAATGGTATTTATATATTATAATAAGAATATCATGCGTAAAAACCTAATCGTAATGACCGGCGCGGGCATTTCCCAAGAATCCGGTATTCCCACTTTTCGAGATTCCGAGACCGGATTATGGTTTATGCACGACGTAATGGCCGTTGCTACGCCCGAAGGATGGGCCAATGATCCAGTATTGGTGAACAATTTCTACGATGATCGCAGAGTGCAATTAAAGGATATTCAGCCCAACACGGCGCATATCGCCCTGGCCAAATTAGAAGAAAATTGGAAAGACGGCGGCTTCTTGATCGTCACAACCAATGGCGATGATCTACATGAGAAAGCTGGATCAAAACAAGTTTGTCATATGCATGGCGAGATAATGAGCGCAAAATGCTCAAAAGAATGCGGTTACACTCAAAAAGTGGATTATGATACAAAACTTATCAGTATGGTTTGTCCAACATGTTCTGAACAACTAAGACCAGACGTGGTTTGGTTTAGAGAAATGCCATATCATTTAGATATGCTCGATCAAATATTAGATGTTTGTGATATTTTTGTGGGAATTGGTTGTGGAGCACAAGTCATGCCCGCTTCTCTATTTCCAATGGCGGTTCGTCAGAGTAATCCGACAGCCAATATCATCGAAGCCAATCTAGACCTTACCGGCGATATTGCCTATAATGAAGGCATAGCCGGTAAGGCTACTGAGACGGTTCCCGATCTTGTAGAACGATTGCTCAAAGAATATCAAAATGGTAACTGACGAAATGGTAAAAGCTGCGGCAAAAGAACTTGCAAAACAATGGGTCATATACCCGATGGAATCGCAGGAAAAGGAATAGCAGATCATGCCTTACATCGTCTTCCACGTGTTTGGGAAAACTATGTATCAGCCGCACGTGCTGCCTTATTAGCTGCTGAAACCGTTAAACAACAGTAACAAACTTAAGAGGATGAAAATCCTTGAACATAATATGCTTCTCTAGATAGTCATCGACCATTACATAATGAATACGAATGATATCTTCCCCAAATACATCATCAATTCGTTCTACCTCAGTGCAAAGTCTATTTTTTGATGCAATAGAAACGATATCACCAGGAACGATATCTTCAGCCTTGAAGTAATGCAAGAACTTTACCTTTTTATGATCGGCATAATCCCAGCGGTTCTTGAAGACGACATCTCTAAGAGGAATTGGTGTATTGTTTTCGTTCAGAGCGTAACAAATTACGCCACCAATTACAGTATTTGCATAGATCGGTTGACCATCTTTGGTATCTCCTGCATGCTTGAAAAAGCACCAGCGATCCACAATAGCTTCGATCTCATCGAGAGTTTCGAACTTCTTGGCCTTGTTGATAGCCGAAGTCCAAAAACCTGCAAAGTCAGGTTTCTTCCAATCATCAGCCCAATACTTACGGTCCACTCTCAAAACATAATTCATCATTATTTCTTTTCCTTTTTTGAACATTCGGGACAGAATGCTAACGTTTTTGCACGATTAAACTTCCAACCGCGAGATCGTAATGCTAACGTTTTTGCACGATTAAACTTCCAACCGCGAGATCGTGCTTCCTTTAAACATTCGCCTTCTGTATGACCAGTAAATTGGGAAGGACCACCATATACATGTCTGGGTGTATCGCAATATAAATCCATAGAGTAGCAGCCGACGACCATAGCTCAATCCTTACCATAATTGAGAACGTAAGCCTTGGCTTCATCCTTAGTCATATCTTCACCAGTCCAATCGTTACCGATAATATCAACGGAATCGATCAGTTCACAAATAGCTGCCTTTTGCGTATCCGTGTCGTCTCGTTGAGCGGCGCCCATAGCAGTAGGCTCATCGAAATATCGCTTAAGAATAGCAAAAGATTCATCACTAAGGTTATTCCAACCTTTGATCGTTCCCCACTTTAAACGCAGATATTGCATATATAGTCTCCTACTTGAAAGTGAAAACCCAATCGGGAATAGTAACGAGTTTGGTGTGAAACGTGCCGTCGATCAGTTCTGCGGGCCAAGTCAGGGCATAGAAACCGACGCCGAGGGTATTCATGGCTGGAAGATAATGTTGCATGACGAAACCCATCGTCAAACCGACGATAAGATAGATGATTGTGGCCAGGAGCGCAAAGCGAGTGGCGAAAGGATTTAGGTTCATGTGGTGGTCTCCTATAATTTATATTATAAGATACCACTTTTAATTCATTCGTCAAGCGTTATAGAAACAAATTTCCATAAAAATCGCGTTGAAATTCATTTTCGATTAACTTGTTTTGAATTTCTTCTACTGATAACGCGGGATTAGCGTTCATTTCCTTTTTCGTTGGATACATGCGCGCCACTTTATTTTCATTCGAAAATGAAAATATTCCAACGAAAGTATCATCCGGAACTGTAAATTCGCAATTTTCTGCAATTATTTGAAACGTTGACGGCTTTCTTGCGATCATATACTTCTTATTATAATCATCTACCATCAGGCCCTGCCATTCCAAGTTCTTAGGTACTGTTTCATAGACATACCATGGCTTGGCATCTTTATTAAAAAATGAAAAAGTCTCGGATAAGACTGGAGGGCGGCGGAAACGATTATAATTATAACTATGAAGACCATGAAGCATTTGATCGTAATCTACATCAGATTGATGATAAACTCTTCCAGAAGAAGTTTCAACATAACGAGAAGTTATCCCAATTAAGTCGAGATAATAAATGCCAACAAAAATAACTTCTTGATTGGAAATACGAATTTTATCTCCCGGTTTAATAGGTCGTTGTATATGGTCTTTGTGTAAATTATATTCAGGATGCTCGATCCCACACAAATAATTAACTGATCCATTTCTACCCCAAACAAATTTACCAATAAGTTTACCTTTTTCTATGGTGTTATTCAAAATAATATTACCAAGATTTTCAGCACTTATTTGTAATTGGAAGCCTCGTGGATCGTTTATCGTAAACCACTTATTACTTGTAATCCATCGAGATACACTTTTTTCAAAGGTAAATCCTTCTTGAGGATCATTATCTATAATGAAACCTTGATAATTCTTTTTACGGTTTCCATAATTACTTACCCAATTATCGACAGTTTCTCTTCTGCTATCAAACGCTTTGTCAGTTCCCCAAGGTGTGGCAAATCCAAGCGGAGGATTTTCAGAATCCAGCGGAAGATAATCTTGAATTCCAAGATAAAATTTTTCAGGAAATTTCAATTACTTCACTCCATTTTCTTGTCTTGTAGTCATAACCAATGAATTTATAAAATTCCCAAATAGAACTGTGTTCTGAACACGGAAGTTCACGATTATCTAAATGGGTAATTTTCAATTTCTTATATTGGTGATCCATATATTCGCATTGCTCGATAAACTTCTCTTCCCTCTCACCAAAATAAAGAAACGGAGCTACCGGAGGTTTTGTAATACATGGCGGCTTTCGTCCTTTAAATCCATTACAAAAGGCATTAAGACTTATGATCTGTCTACGACCATCTTTCTCCAAAATATCTGGTATATTCACTCGAAAAGTGGCAACAGGACGTTTATTAATTCCCATATTAATTTTTGTAAATCTGTAAACTATCATTATCCCTCCAATAGGAAGAATTTATCTAAAAATTATGGACAGTCAAGCCTAATTTTTGGTTCCCGTAATTTCGTGAATATTTCTAAAACCGCGAGCTAGTCCACGGTGATCAGCCAAATGAATTTCCTTGATGATCGCATCAATTTCTTTCTGCCAAAAAGTCAAAAACTTTTGAATTCTCGGATATTTTGGGGACGAATCAATACATTGCCACGTAAATTCATTGATTATGGAAGTATAAGTAGGAACATACTCTATTGAGAATTTTTATCTCTAATTAAACCTATATCTTGACCTTTTGACATATCTGAAAATTTATAGGACGGATTTTCTCCAATAACAATCATCATTTTTCCATAATTTTTTTGATAGTATTAACGCTTGTATTATCTGAAAAAAGCGAACGCATACCAAAGTGTAAATTTGGTGGCCACTTACCCCATTCGCACCATAAAAAACCTTGATTTTCCCAATCTAATTTTGGTGTAAATTCACTTCTTACGACCGCAACATAATTATAATATTTAAAAGAACCGTTTGTATATATTAATAAAGGAACCAATACAAATTTACCAATATATCCAGCTTCTTCATAAACTTCACGTTTGACCGCTTCTTCCGGATTTTCACCGCTGTTGATGGCGCCGCCAAAATTTCCAAAATCCCCAGGTTGTTCTACATATTTTGATCTATGAGCTAACAGAATTCTATTTGTATCTTTCGCTAAAAATATACATCCTGCCCCTGCTTTGCCAAAAAATCCCGTTTTACGGAGAGCATCAAAATGTTCAGCATCAGGGTCGCCTTGGTCGGCTTCCCGAATAATATTCAGTAAATCTCGAATGCTAGGCCGCATCAAACGCTCCCAATAAACTCTACAGCCTGTTTCGTGATCTCTGTGCGCTCCATATCATCAATAGACATTTCGTCTCCATCATTGTCTCTGACGGATACTAAACTAATTCCATTATCTGAAAATTCTGCGGTTCCAGTTCCACTAAATTCGTGAAATTTCCATGGAAAATTATATGTTCCATAGTTTGAGGCTATTTCATTTGCGTAACTATCTTCATCCAAATTTTGATAACTTTCATCTAATGTATCTGGCATATAAGTACCCATTAAAAGTTGATCGTTTACTGAATCGCTTTTAACCGCATTCAAAAATATGGTAGCCTCATGGCCTCGCAAAAAAATTTCTTTACCACTATTGATGTCCCTAATAGTAACACTCCCAAGAGCATCAGTTTCGTAGCTGTATCGTTGGTCATCAAATAACTCCTCGTATTCCTCAGCCATTATAGTATCTGAAGATTCTTCTTCTCGCATTCTAGTAATCAAAAAATTTAACATTTCTCGAAGAGATGACACATTCACGTTCATTTGAACTGCTAAACGCTGATATCCTAAATGACTTAATTCAATACCTCTAGAAATTTCATCGTCAGTAATACCAGCATTATTCATTATTTTTTGAAGACGATCTAATGTTACTATATCGTAATCTTCATCCAATGCTAACGCATTATCAGAATATCTTGCAGGAACATGACGGGTCTTATTTCTAGTCTGACGATCAAAATCCGTGTAATCATATTGCTGAACATCCTCATCCAATTCATCGTCTTCATCTAATTCCAATGCATTATCCGCATATCTAGCTGGAACTGGACGTGTTTTGTTGCGGGTCTGACGATCAAAATCCGTATATTCAAACTCTTGAACATCCTCAGACACTTCAATATGACCACGCTTTTCAAGATTTTTCAGAATAAAATCGCGCAATCTATCATTAAAACCGTCACTAACAGCGTCTTTTACACTCTTACCTTTTTTTACAGCCATCAAAACTTCATCAACACGCTTTAAGTATTGAGCTATCGCATATATATTATAGTTTTTTTTCGTAGATTGTTTTTTGTCGTATGCAGTTACGATATGTTCAAGATCAGATTTCAAGCTCATTTATACACCATCATTCACTTTACGAGACATCATCGTAACTTTTCCATCTTTTCCGTATTGTCTCTTATATACTCTATTAACGTCAGTCAGATTTCCAGCATTAGAAACTCCATTTAAATTACCTTTTTCGGCTTTACTTGCATCACCAAGTTTAGGAGCATCCTTGATATCTTTATTGTAAGCCATGTCGTCTGCATCTACTTGATCAGGAAGGTCCATCCATTTAAACAGCGCATTTGGAGCATCAATTTTTTGTGCTGCTTCACGTTCTTTTTGAACGGCTCTAAGAACATCCAAAAATTTCTGATTATGAACGGCGCCATATAGATCAGTTGGTGTCGTAACTTCCGAATAGGTTGGGTCGTTCAACAAACCAGATTGTTTCATTCCCAATCTTTTAGCTTCAGCATCCATATCATCTAAAGCTGAAATGTGTTCATTTTCAACTTCAGTAGGATCATTCAATCCTTTAACGATTACGGAATTTTCTGGAGCACCTAATGCAACTCTAAACTCTTGCGCCAAAACATAAGAAGATGCTGGCATTTTAAAAGTAAGATCAACCATATAAACTTCCGCAGCTTTGGTGTTTTGAAAATCTAATGGATTTTTTTGAAGGATAGTTTTGATCGGCTTCGTGAGGTCAACTACTGAATATCTTAGACAAACTTGTTCGATTTTATCCATAACATCATCATCCATAGGAAAAATTGTTTTTAATCTATAACTATAGACTTTCTGGGTTTCGGCAATGTAATCTTGTAGTTTCATTTTTTAAATCACCATCAATGGGTTATCCAGTATTTAGCTTAATATAATAAATACAAGGATGCGCGAATGGATAAAGATCGTCGAAGGTTTAAATAATCCCATAACATCTAATGAAAACTTCGTTAGATGGTTTAAAAATAGCAAAGTTGTATATTCAGATGGAACCCCACGAATTGTGTATCATGGGACAGGAACAAATTTCAGAGCCTTCAATTTGAAAAAGACTACACAAGGTATTATTTGGTTTACTTCTGACAAATCTGCTATTGAAGCGGGCGAAGTTGGGGCACAAGGTTCTGGAAAAATATTAGAACTATATGTTTCTTTACAAAAACCATGTGGTTGGGGAGAATATGACAAAAAAAGTTTATGGGAACTCAGAAGAGACTATGATGGAGCCATATTAAGTGATGGCGATGGAACATTTACCGGCTGGGTATTCTCTCCAAATCAACTCAAATCCGTTAATAATAGAGGAACTTTTGATTCTTCTAACAATCTCAAAACTTGATTATTTTACATTAGTTTCTTTAATCAAATCCCGCATTTGTTTAATAATATCATTACGATCATCGGACACTACCGTTCCGGTAGCAGCAATAGGTTCTTTGTCACCTATAAGATGGGACAATTTCTTTTCTTCTAATTCAAGTTTTCTTTTATCTAACATCAATTTCATAGCTTTAAGTTGAGCATCACGTTTAGAAATTTTTGCATTCATACTTGTAGAGTATAACATGTTTGCTTTTTCGAAGATGGTTGCAGCCGAACGTTGATCTACATTGAAACCTAAATCCATAAGATCACGAGCATGTTGAAGTGTTTCTTTATGAATTTCATCCATAGCTTCACTATGACCATCTCCTTCAAGCATGGCTAAACTTGACGCCGCATTATCAGCAAAATCAACAATCTGGTTTAAATGCTCTTGATTAATAGTATCGTTGAATATGGCATCAACTTCATCACATTCTTCAGTGTTGGTTTTTACACCTAGAGCTTCTTCCAGACTCGGTAAATTCAGAGTCTCTAATATTTTAGAATTTTGTCTCATTTTTTCTTCCTTTGTGCGTTTCTCCTATTTTCAGACCACGGAACTTTTCTCGCATCGCTTGCCGCTATTTGAGCAGATGATCTAGGTTTTCCAATTCTACTTGCTATAATAGCAGCGGTGTGTTCGGGTGTTCTCGGTTTACCTTTGTTGGCATTGCTTATTTTGGCATTTCTCTCTGGAGTTATAGATGCCAACATATTTTTATAATGTTCAGCTTTCATAGGTTTTCCACGTTTGGATTTACTTATTTTTTCTTTTTCTTCTACAGATTTTACTCGATAGGTTATGTTTTCCAAAACTTTTTCTTTTGTTTTCAAACTCATATTAGTCCAATTATCTCTGGCTCTTGCAGCGATATTACTTCTATCTTCTTCGGTATAAGTTATATTATGTTTTTTGCCTTTATTGGATTCAGAAATTTTGTTCTTTGTTTCATTGGAAGTAGGCTGTCTCTTTTTACCTTTTTTAGAATTACTCATTTTAATTTTAGATATTTTTGAATGACGATGACCAGAAATACCGTCACCACCTTCGGTCAGATTTGTAAGAATTCCGTTTTCTTCAAATCCAATACGCCCAAAAATCCGTATTATACTTTTTTCAATTTCTAAAGCGTAGGTTTCATTTACATTTTCTATTATTTTACAGATTACTGGTTCAAATCCAGCAATACGGATTTTGTGTATTCTATGCCATTTGCGCTTGTTATCAGTTTTTTCAAGCTTTTCATTCAAATGCATATATGCTCGTTTATTTTTACCTTTTCCGATATAAAACGGCAATTTTCGTATAGGGTCCAATAAAGCATAAACATAAAATATATTCATATAACTATTTATCTATATAAATACTCACATGCGTCATTTGGATTAAATTATTTGAAGGTAGAAAATTTGTTGGAACCTGTGTAGATAGCTTTGACAATGAAGAATATATTGATCAGGTGGGGTAGTTATTCCTGATATATATGATACCGATTTCTTTGTATGATTGATGTTATCGTCTAACAGAGCCAAACAAATCTTTCTCTGTCATTATTCGAAAATGTATGCCTCGTTTTTTACAAAATAACATTCCAGCTTTCCATTTCAATGCATTGATAGCTTGAACCAATTGTAGTCTAGCTTTATTTTTTGGTGATCCAGTCATTACCGCTGGATTTCTAGGGTCTTCTTTCCACGGTTTAATCTCAATCATTTCACAATGTTGTTTATTGGCGGTATCAACGTAAGTAATTATGAAATCCGGAATATACATAGACCATCTTTTAGCAAAAGGATTCCAATATGGAATAGACACTGGTTCAGATGCCCATGATAAAATATTTGGATGAGTATCCAAAGTAATACAAAACGTTCTCTCCCAAGAACTTCTGCATATTATTGGTTTATTTTTATTTCCAACGTATTTTTCAGGATTTTTTGGTATATATTCAGATTTTATAGGGCTCGACATTGATTATCCCAATCTGTTTCCCATATTTCTATAACTTTAAAACCGGCATTTTCAAGAATAATTTTTCTTTCAATCGTATTTTTATATAATTCTCCAAAAGTTTTATTATATTGAACATTTAATTCTTCACTATTATACTTGTTTGGATTTCCATGCCAATAATCACCATAAAATTCATAAATTATGTTTTTGGTTTTGTCTAATCCATCAACTATAAAACGACGGTTGTTTATTTCTAATACTTCTTCTCTATCTTTAATACAAATAGAGTTCAACCAAAGATTTTGCTTAATGTTTCTTCCACACTTTGGACAACCGGCGCCCTTTAAATGTAGATCGACTCTTTTGGAAAATTTTCCATGTTCTTTACAAATTATTTCTATTTTTTTGTTGAATCCTGTATATTCAGTATCACTATAATCATAACATAAACCATGCTTTACTATAGCTCTTTCAATTACCTCTTCTTTTGTCAACAACCCTGCTATATTTCTCTTACCAGCACACTTAAAACAACCAGAGCCTTTTAAATGATCATTAGCGGCTTGTAAAAAATCACCATGTCTTGGGCATGTGATGGTGATTTTCTGATGTTGAGAACGAAAATTAATATTATTATAGGTGTAAAAATTAGCGTGAACTATATTAGCTCTAGATATAAAAGTATCAATAGAAATAGTTCTTATTAGTGATCCCCGCTCATTACCACATTTTTTACAACCATAGAGAAGATGTGCTTGGGCTTTTTGCTTAAAAAACCCATGTATCGGACAAATCACAGATATAAGGATATGCATGCCTGTATATTCGACTAAAGAAAGATCGTATTTTTTACCATGAATGTTTGTAGCGCGATCTATAAAATCTTCGGTAGACAATTTTTTCATCTTTTATTTATCGAGGATGTTGGGACAGTTTACACCATAGTTAATTCTGTATTATTAATACCAATTTGACTTGTACTTGCTCTT